GGAAATTTTAACCCTAGTCCGGGACATGTTTATATGGAATATATGATTATTAAAGACGGTGCTGGCTGTTATCCTTGGATCAAAACATTTATCATATGGCCAAGAAAAACTATCAGCGGTAAACGTATATTCTGGGAAAAGGCTTACAAGCGTAGGGTTTGGGTAGTATGGGGAACTGGCTTTCATATGGAACCCGAAGTGCAATATGCAACATTGTTTGAGATATTAGAGGGCAAATAGTTTGGAAGAATGGGCACATAAAATGTCAATAGTTTTGGGTCAAGAAATTGACCGTGAGATACTTTGGAGTATGTTAAAAGAAATGGGATGGACTCGTGTCATGTTACCTACTACCATAAGTAAAGAGCAAGCTATCGAAATCACTGACTGGTTAGAATTGAATGTTAAACATCCATACGAATCCCATAACAAAGATTTTATATTTGAAAATGTTAAAGATGCCACAACATTTATTTTAAGGTGGGCTTCATGATGTTGTTGATAAATCACGAATACCATGTTGTTGAATTAAACGGGTTCTGGATACCGGATAAAATGTTTGAATGGCTACAACTACGATTGGGACCTGGCGATGGCACACGGTGGTGGTATAAGCACCCTAAGTTATATTTTGCAGATCCTAAGGATCATATGATGTTTTTATTAAGGTGGAGTTCATGAAGAAAATTGTGTTGTGTTTGATTATAATGTTTACTTCTGTATATTCGTATGCAGGCGCACATGCCTTATATGATTTTGGCAGTGCCTCTTATATTATAGAAAGTAACAGACATGAGGTTAGATCCATTGCCAGCATCACTAAATTGTTTACTGCTGTTACCGTTTTAAATAGCGGTGTAGATCTAAATGAAAAGATCAAGGTAGATGGTAAGAGTGGAGGTCATATACCCAGGGGAGTTTATATGACACGTATGGATCTTATGCGAGCCATGCTGATTAGCAGTGATAATAGGGCGGCTGAAACGTTGGCAAATAATCATCCGGGCGGATTTGATAAGTTTATTAAAGATGCTAACGAATACGCATTCAGTAAATCTTTATACAATACCACAATCGTAGACAGCACAGGTCTTTTACCCGGAAATCAAAGTACAGCAACAGATTTAATTGAACTACTATCTTTAATAAAAAATAACGTAATCATACGTTCAATCGCCAGCGACAGAAATGCTGTATTAAATTTTCCAAAAGGAAAGAAACATATTACAATCAACATACACAATACCAATCCAGAAATATTTGTATACGATAATATCTTAATAAGTAAAACAGGATTTACCAATCCCGCAGGACGATGTGTACTGATGCTAATTGAAAAGAAAAAAGAATTATATGGTGTTGTTGTCCTAGGTCAGCGTAATGTAAAATCTAGAAGTATTCTAGTAAAAGAATTACTAAGTGTTGAGCATGAGCCAGAACCTATCCCAAGAATAAACGGAACCTTAGATTTTCGTCAACCGTGAAACCAAATCCAAATGAATCTTATGAATCTTGGTGTGAACGTGTTCGTATGTTTGAACACGGTGCCGCCTTGCAGGAGATTGCTCTGGGTAAAGATCCAAATGAAGTAATGGAAAAAATGAGCCGTAAGATTATGAATAAACTGCTACATCCACTTTACCAAGCTATAAACGAAAGCGTAAAAATAGAAGATGCTAAAGATTCCAGAACCAGCTACGAAGAAAAAATGAAGTACCGAGGATTGGTTGCGGATCATGTTGACAAAGATACATGATTCATCTATAATAAATAAATGTGTAGTAGACCTAATGGCTACTACATAGGGCATAGTGCCCAAATGATTCTTACTTTAATAGGAGAAATATTATGAATCAACTAGTACGTTTCGACACCAACGCTTTAAACAAAGCTCTTTTAGGATTTGACGAGATCTTCAATAACTTTGAACATCGTTTCGCAAATCAAATCAACAACAACTATCCTCCATATAACGTCATCAAAAAAGATGAAAATAACTATGAGTTGGAAGTGGCCGTAACAGGTTTTGCTCCAGAGGAAGTTACCGTTGAAATTGATCAAAATCAATTGATCGTTAAAGGAGAACGTAAGCGTAACGATGATGAAGATACACAATATCTACATCGCGGTCTTGCTACTCGTGACTTCAATCGTGCTTGGACTTTGGCCGAGCACATGGAAGTAGATACAGGAACCATTAAAAATGGTGTACTTCGTATTGCACTCGAGCGTGTAGTCCCAGAAGCACTGAAACCACGTGTTTTAAAGATTACTGCTGAGTAAACTTGTGGGGGCGCCTTTCCCGCCCCCTTTAATAACTTTTAAAATAAAATTATGACAACTGACTCTCAGATCATTGAAAAGAAAAAGGTTACCAGCAAACCTCCAAAAGAACCTGGTAAGTTTAAAGTTCTTGTGTGTAACGACGATGTTACTCCCATGGAGTTTGTTGTCGCTATGTTAGTGGCAGTTTTCAAACATCCACAAGGTAATGCCATTGACTTAACAATGAAAATTCATAACAACGGCGCCGCTGTTGCTGGAATTTATAATTATGAAATAGCAGAACAGAAGCATGTAGATGCTACTGAAATGGCCCGAGAAAACGGATTTCCACTTGTACTAAAAGTGGAGGCTGAATGAGTTTAAAAGAACTTACCGCAGATAAACATAAAGAAGCAGAAACAACACCGTTTATGAAAGCGGTGTTTGATAAGAAATTGCCTCAAGAAATATGGGCAGATTGGACGTATCAAAAAACATTATTCTACGGTGCTATTGAAGGTGCCGCAAGTGCATGTGGTCTATTGGACGACCTATATGGTATCCAACGAACATCTTTCCTATATCAAGATTTTAGCGAATTGTGGTCAAAGAATACTTCTCGACCCGATTTTCGTCCTGTAGTAGTTGACTACTACAACTATATTCTTTCAATTGGTAATGACCCTAACAGGATCATGGCACACCTATACACTTGGCATATGGGTGATATGTTCGGTGGGCAGATGATTAAAAAGATTGTTCCAGGTCCACATCGCAATTTAGAATTTGAAGACCTCCGCACACTGATGACCAACATTCGTGCTAAACTAAATGACAGCATGGGTGATGAAGCCAATGTAGCCTTTGATTGGGCAATATGCATGATGAGGGACTATGACATCAGTTTGGGATAAGTCTATTGCCTGTGCCCAGGAAATCGAAAAACGTTTTAGAGAAACAGGTGAGTTAGTAGAAGTACACAAAGACGAAAGACTGGGGATTTATGACCTAGTGTTTACATCTCTCCGGTATCGTAGAGCACATATAAGCATTGTAGATTCACGCAACGATAAGAAAGTGTGGATGCTACATGTAACCGTATTTCCACAACTTAACGATCCTAGCCCTATTTACGGGTTTGATATTGTAGCAGGTCCTAGTAAAGTTAGCGGCGCCTTTCATGACTTTAGCCCAGCAGGTGATCCTACGAGCTTTATGTGGCTTTGGTATAATGCACAGGTAGACGGTCTAGAATGGAACAAGAAACGTGAGTTGCCAGATTGGGCACAACAAATCTTTAGCCGTAGTATTGTTGCTATCGGAGCAGTAGGCGAAGAAGAACTAGATAGTTTTATTAAAGTTGGTTTAAAGAACTTAGAGTTTTACTTAAACAACGTGGGCAAAGATCAGCAAGATGTTGCTACCTATGAAATGGCGCAAGATCGTTACTGCCGCTATCAAAAGAAGAATCCACATACTCCTAAAGTACTGGTCAATCTAGGGTTTACAGAGCAAGAAGCAGCCGATTTTATAAGGAATAGCTTGTTTCCCGAAATAGAATAAATACTTCTATTATGCGTATAACAGAATTAATACTCGAAGCTCCTTTAGGCCAAGGTCTATACAAGTATGAACAGAACCCTAAGAAAGATAGGGTTCCTACATTCTTAGAAAAGATTATCACAAAACAGCCCTTTACTATCAAAGTTCCCAACGGGCAAGAAGAACAAGTAGTATTTGATCCAGCTCAGTACGAAGAAATTGCTCAACATTTAGAGCAAAGAAGCACCAAGTTTAAATTAAAAACATTAGAAAATCCTCCAAGAATGATTCCATTTGGATACATTGTTAAAACCAAAACATTTGGTGGAGAGGTAGCAGGACAGCGTGAGAAGATCGAACAGGGTCAAATTGGTGAGATTGCTGAACAACTTGAGAAAGCAAAAGCTGGAAAACCATATATTACTTTAAAAGTAGGTAACCGTTCTGTTAATGCAGCCAGTGTAATTAAGACTCCCGAATTAGTAGGAGGAAGAGCTCCTAAGAGTGATATGAGCGTAATGGATCAATCCGGAAAAGCGGTTGCTTGGGTAAGTTTAAAAGGTCGTCCATTCCGTTGGGGTGGTTGGAACCATTTGGCAAGTATCCCAGAAATTGCAAATTGGCTACAAAGAATACGTGAAGAAACAAATGGAGTATTTCAAACTGGACAAAGTTACGGACTACATATAAGTGATAACATAGCTGATCGTATTATTTTTGGTAAAGATTTTCCTACAGGCAAGCCCGGTATTTCTAACGTAGATTGCGTATTAGTAGGCAATGTGTCAATTACTCCTAAGAATGGAGAATTTGTATTAAGTGCTGAAACAGAGTATAAAAATGGTGAAATTCCTAGAGGGGAAGATGCTCCGTATATTGTTATGCGATATATGTTAGGTCGTCCTGATCTTGGATTTAAAAATGCTCGTGCTGAAACTAACACCAAGAGCGAAACACGCAAGGTAAAATGGCTAGACGGCAATTCTGATACTGCTAAATCGCCAGATCTAGGAAGTGGCAAGAACGTTACAAAATTAAAGGGAACAAACTTTGTATCACCGGGTATTGCCAATCAAACCGCAAAATTAGCGGCCAGCAAACAAAAAATGGGTCAAAATCCCGCAAATACCGACATCTAAAAATAGCATCGCAGTTAAGTAGATATATAAATAGTTGACCATGGAAATACTATTTTTACTGCTACTATTGCAGATCAAACATTGGTACGCGGATTTTAAAATCCAAACTTATATGCAAACCGTTAAAAAGGGGGTTTGGTTAGATCCCATTGGTATGACACATACCAGAGATCACATGTTATCCTCTTTCGTGGTATTGTTAATATTTTCCTTAATACATCCTATTGCACCTTTGACCCTATTAGTGGTTGTAGTTTTAGAAGGTATATACCATTATCTAGTCGACTACACCAAAGTAAGATACGGTTCTAAAGATAACACTACACCTTTATTTTGGAATCAATTTGGCCTAGATCAAATGGCCCATCAACTATCATACCTTGTCATAGCATGGTATTTGCTACTTTATTAATCTAGATTAATAATTATACACTAATATAACTCCAGCATACCTGTCAGTAAATACTGGTGATAAGGGAGTTATCTATGAAAAAATTCTTAGTGACGTTTGCATCGATATTGTCGATGACCGTAGTACACGCAGAACTAGTTCAACAATTTAAAGACCCCACATTCAGTGGGCAAGGATGGTCTAGCCAGGTTCTTACACTAGAACAAATGCGCCAATCGGCACAAAGTTCAGTAGATTCTAAAGCATCATCAGCACAGGCGGCCGCAGATGCTGCTGCTCAAAATACCCCATTGGCTAAATTCATGGCGTTGTTTACCGGACAGGTTTACAGCCAATTAGCCACACAATTGACAAACAATTTGTTTAAAGATTGTACAGCGGGCGGAGGAGCAAGTTGTTCTAATGGTAACTTTATGGTAACCGATACACAACAAATTCAATGGTCAAAAGTAGGAAATAATGTCACATTGAATGTATATGATGGTACAAAAGTTAATGGAGCATTTGTTGCCAATGCTAGTCCGACACAGACTATTGTGGTTCCAGTTTCGAGTTTTAGTTTTTAAGGAGCGATAGATGAAAACATTTAAATTAGCAGCTATGGCTCTAGCAGTAACAGCACTAGTAGGCTGCTCAACCGTACGTCCATTAGGTGAGGTTGCTGTCAAAGAACAACCAAAAGAGTCAACAACAATTATTAAAGAAATTGATACACTACCAGCACCGGCAGGTCCTAAGGTTGCTGTAGCAGTTTATAGTTTTAAAGACCTAACTGGACAACGTAAACCAAGCACTACACTGAGTTTGTTTAGTACGGCGGTTACACAAGGTGCTGAAAGTTATTTGATCAAGAGCCTACAAGAAGCAGGCAACCGTCAATGGTTTACGGTAGTCGAACGTACTAACTTAGACAATCTGTTAAAAGAACGTCAAATGATCAAGCAGACCCGCGAAATCTACGAAGGGGCTAATGCTAAACCACTTCCTCCATTGACACTAGCAGGTGTTATTGTTGAAGGCGGTATCATTGATTATAATAGCAACGTTCTAACAGGTGGTACAGGATTTGCTGTGTTAGGTATTGGTCCTTACACACAATATACACAGGATCAGGTTGTTATTAGTTTGAGACTAGTAAGTGTTCAAACTGGTGAGATCTTGACTAGTGTTACTATTGAAAAGAACTTATTGAGTACACAAGATGGTGCTACAGCAATGAGATTCTACGATCAGGGTACAAAGTCGTTTGAGTTTGATTCAAGTCAAACGTTCAATGAACCTGGGAACTACGCACTTCGATCAGCAATTGAGCAAGGTATTGTTGAGTTGGTGAAGAAGGGTGAAAAATTAGGTCTTTGGAAATATAAGGAGGCATCCAATGAGTTGGTTCAAAAGGAAACCCCGAGTAAAGGAACCGTCAACACCGACGAGTCACCGAAGCAGTCCGACAAGTGAAAGACTACGGAGAGAATTGATCGAGAAACATCGAATCATTAGAGAGGAAAACACTAACAATAAGGAAACCTCGGAGCAAAAATTATGATTAAAAAATTACTAGCAACACTAATCGCAGGTATTTTCGTTGGTTCTGTTTATGCACAAACAGCACCTACAGCCCCAACACAAGCATCTGCCCCAACAATTACACAAGCATCTACAACTCGTTTTGCATCGGGCGTAACAGCATCATTGAATGCGAGTACAACAAACATTATCTATCTAGAGCAGACAGGTAATAGTCCTACTATCAGTATTAACCAAGACGGTAATAGTAACCGTGCTGGATCTGATAGTGCTGGAACAATTAACAGCATGGTGCTAAATGGTAATAACCAAATTGTTACTATTGATCAAACTGGTAACAACAACATTATCAACACAATGAAAATCATTGGCAACGATGCTAATGTTTACCTACAACAAGCTGGTACAGGTAATACGGCTGTCGTAAGTTGCGGCTTGACAACAAGTTGCGCTGGTCAAGCAAGTCAGAACCAAAATGCATTGTTAGATTTGCGTTTTGCTGGTAACAGCAACGCCTTAAACTACACAGGCAATGGTGCCTCATTACAGGCCGCTGGTTATGTAACAGGTAATGGTAACACACTTAGTTTACAACAAACTGGTACAGCTGGACAACAAATGTTAGTTAACCTAGCTAGCAGTGACAACAATACCGTAAATGTATTACAATCTAGTGCTTCTATGAGCAGCCTGGTATTGTCACAAAATGGTACAGGTGGCACAACATTTAATATCAGCCAGACTGGTGTATACTCTAATGTAGCCAACATCCAAGCAACTGCTGCCGGTGGTAGTTTTAATATTATCCAACGCAGCCATTAATAAGGGGCGGCTGTGAAAAAATGGTTGCTACTTCTTTCGTGGTTAATTTCAACGGCGGTATTTGCTGAAATTGGATCAGTTACTGATCTTACAGGTACCGCTGTTATTAAGCGTGGTAAAGAAACCGTTGCCATCGCTAAAGGCACACCTGTTGAAACTAACGACAAAGTAGAAACTAAAAACGGTATTGTTAATATTAAATTCAAAGATGATACTACCGTTAAAGTAACTGAAAACTCTAGCCTAGTAATTGACGACTTTGTATACGACCCAAAAAATTCTGCAGGTGGAAAACTTAGTCTTAAGGCTGCTGCCGGAACCGTTCGATATGTATCTGGCAATATTGCACATAACAATCCCAACTCTGTAAAGATTAATACTCCTACTGCGGCTATTGCTGTTCGTGGAACTGATTTTGTTATGGCAGTTGACGAGACTGGTAAAAGTCTTGTTATGCTAATGCCAACTTGCGAAATAGAACAAAGTGTTAACCTAAAAGGATTGACCTGTGGCAGTGGTAAGATTGATGTAGATAGCGGCAACACCATTGTACGATTAGATCAACCGTATCAAGCAACCATTGTTGAGACTGCTGCCAATCCTCCTAGCCTACCTGTTATTGTTAATTTAAGCAACACGCCCATAGGAAATAACCTTATTATTCGTCCACCGATGACTATGTCTGGACAAAGTATCCAGCAGGCTGCTCGAGCTGCCGCAGAGAAAACAGGCGATGCTAAGAAAGAAGATAAACAACAAATGGCGCAGGCTGAAGCGCAGGCTGTTCAAGAGCAAGAGAAACAACAGCAACAACAACTTTTAGAAGCACAGGCCAAAGAAGATGCAGCGCTTGCTGAATTATTAAAATTAAAAGATCAAGGAGTTGATGTTAAAAGCAGTAGCAATACTGACGAGCATGTAGTCCGTATGTACAAAAACGACAATCCTAATTTGAACCAAACTGGTTGGGCATGGATGGGATTGAGTCCAAACGGTAATAACTTTACAGCAATCACATTAACAAATGACACCAAGGCTCTTGTAGTTGTTACACAGGACAGAATTACAGATGCTATGAACTTCAGTGGTCCTTACGGCAAACCTCAAGGTATTATTACTATTAATCAAAGTTACAAATGAAAAAATTATTCTTTGCCTTAATGATGCTATTATGCTGTGTTAAAGTATTTGCACAAGCGTATGACTCGATAGCCACTGCTTATGTTACCACAACTATATCACAGAACGTTGTGTTTAACAGCACCATGCAGGCTGGAGGTACATTTACCTTTAGCGTACTGGCACACAATGGCGGTGGCAGGGCGGGACAAAGTGATACGGCCAACGTTAAGATACAATTTTATACAAGTTCGGGATCATTAGTAACCAGTGTAAACTCAAGTTACAACGCTAACTTACCGAACCCAAACGCAGTATGTGGTAATCCCTGTATTGATACTAGTGTCCCTTGGACAACGGTAACTACGTCGGCCACACTGACTTCAACACAGGCTGCAAGTGTAGCATACGCCAAGGTCAGCATGTACGGTATTGATGGTAGTTATTGGGCCGGAGATTACGGTCCTTGGTACCGTGCTCCTACTCTACAACTTAACGGTAGTGGCAACTTATTGTATAATCCAGAGTTTGGACCATACAATGGTGTAACAGCACAGGGCTGGACCAGTAGTCCCGGCTTCGGTGCTTGTCAAGGTGCTTGGGGCGGATCAAATGCTTGTATTGTTAACAGCGACGGTGTACCGGGTACAAGTACAACAGGATTAGTTGCTAACCAAAACGGTGGCGGCCCAAGTTCCACTGGTGGTACTACAAGTGGACAGGCCGGCGGATACAATAGCACCATGAGCGTGACTAATGCCGGTACAGGAGCAACAGCAGGTTCACCACCTGCTCCTACCTTGGTCAGCACAACTACAACTAATACAACATCTACGATCATTGTAGGCAATCAACAACAAACCATAACAACACCAGTGACTACAAAAACTTATAGTGACGGAACACATACAACTACAAACGGAACTTCAACTACTACAACGGTCAGCAATACTGCATTTACCGGAGTTCATTTCGGTGCTGCCCAAGTAGCAGACGTTCAATGGGATGTATATGCTTGTACTCAAACTAGTACCTGTAATATCTATAGCACAATGCCCGGAGGAACATACAATACAGGAAGTTGGACCCCTATTGGTAGTAATCAATATATCACATTTATACCTAATACAGCATCAGACTCCGCTACAAATCCTTGGAGAATGATTCTAGTTAATAGTGACGGAACATTTACTGATTTAGGTAGCTGTACGATTACCGTACAAGGTACAGATAGTGCAGGCAACATTTACTTATTTGTTACAAATGATAATTGGAACGGAACTTTATTAAGCGGCAACCTGGGACTAACCGGGCAAGGTATGACGTTTACAGGAACAGCAAATCCTTCAATGTCCGATACAAACTCATTAGCAGGTAACATGAGTCCTACACCACTGGCTCCTGGACAGAGTGGAGGTGGAGCAGCTCCTACAATTACCAGTTCAACTACAACAAACAGCGTGAGTTCAAGTTCGAATGTGGGGGCAACAACTACCACAACCAACACATATAACTGGAACGGAACAACGTATACAATAACTGGCACAGGAACTCCTACTACTATTACTACCGTTACAACTCCTGTAACAACTAATACATGGAGTGACGGATCAACTACTACAACAAATGGTAGTAGCACTACAACAAATTCTACAACTTGGAACTACACGGTAACCGGTCCTACTAATGCTCCTACAAGTCCTTATGTAGGAACAAACGTTAATGGTGTTTATATAACTCAAGTCAACGCAGGCAGTAGCAATAATACAACTGCTGACCAAAGTGGTCATGGTAACTATATGAATATTACATTAGGTGGAAGTAATAATACTACCAATGTTGGTCAAGGCTATACATTTAATACTATTGGCACAGCAAGCGAGTCAGCAACTGCTAGCAATTATAACGTACTAGGATACAACACATCCGGAAACACTAATACATTGGTTAGTTCTCAATTGGGATTATCAAATAGTGTTATTATCAGCAGTAGCGGTAACAACAATACTTCTACAATAACCCAATCGGGCAACAATAACCAAATGTATAGTTTAATAAACGGAAATGGAAACGCATTATCATCTTCACAAACAGGAAATAGCAATATTGCTTCCACTAGTTTATACGGTAATAATAACGTGGCCAGCATTTCACAAACTGGTAGCAACCACGGTGTTGTAATAACTTTGGTAAATGCGGGTGGTGCCAACAATGCAAGCGTGGTCCAAACGGGCACAGGAGATGCTTATAGCCTACAACAAACCTGTACAAACTCAGCTGGATGCTCGGTCTCAGTTATTAGAAACAAATAATTTTTGCAATAAATAAGTGATGAGAATAGCTGAATTATTAGAAGATGTACGCCAGGCATTAGACTATGCTACACAAGCACACGCTGGCCAAACTCGCAGTGGCGGTGAACCATATATCGGACACCCTGTTAGAGTAGCAAATACTATTAAGCAATATAAGCAATCGCACAATATTGATGCACTAATTGCAGCCGCATATTTGCACGATACTATCGAAGACACTGATACTACACACGAAGCCCTGCATGATTTGTTCGGCGGATTAGTTGCCAGTCTAGTGTTAGAACTTACTAGTGATTTGGATCAGATTAAAAAGGTAGGCAAGAAGGAATACCTTGCCAAGAAGATGGCACACGATATGAGCAGTTACGGCCTAGTTATAAAACTAGCAGATAGATTAGATAATGTGCAGGACATTGCCACTGCTAAAGATGCAAACTGGCGAGCACGTTACAAAGCAGAGACCCTACATATCATGGATTATATTGAGAAGAATCGTGTATTGTCCGGCACACATAAAAAGTTAGTTAAGTTAATTAGAGATAAACTACAAGAAATACCACAATGAAGAAAATATTATTATCTCCATGGTTGGCATTAGTAACACTTGCGATAGTCTTAGGCGTTCGATTTGCTGACTTTAGTTTTGTGGAGTCAGTTAGACTCCGTTATTTTGACCAGTTAGTTACTAGTCAACCTGCAAAAGACATTCCTGTACATACGGTAAACATAGATGAGGAGACGTTAGACAAGTATGGACAATTCCCATTCCCAAGATCAACCTATGCCGCTATTATTGAAGACCTTTATAAGCGTAACGCCGGGCTTGTTGTTTTTAATATTCTTATGCCAGAGAAAGACAGATTTGGCGGTGATTATGCCCTATTTAGGACTATCGAGCAATATCCTACCGTACTTCCTGAAGTAGCAAGTACTAAAGGTAAAAATAAAACATTTGGATCTGCTGTACAAATAGTAGGACAAGATCCACATGGTATGCTAGTAGAGTATCCGGGTATTATTGCTAACATACCTATACTAGAAGAACGTGCCGCAGGTGTAGGCGTTGTAAATACTTTTCCAGAAATTGACGGTGTTGTCCGTCGTATGCCTTTGTTGATCATGAGTGAAGACACGGTGCATCCTAGTATAGCACTTGAAACTCTACGCCTAGCAGCAGGTGATACAAAGATACAAGTTAAGATTACAGACATGGGTGTAGAAGCACTTCGTGTACCTAAGTTAAGTAAGATCACGGTAGATCCTTTGAGTCGTATATGGATCGATTGGTCGGCTACTCCTAAGGAACATAGCTTGGCCAACTTACCAAAAGATTTCAACGGTGAGATTGTTATTGTTGGTTTAAGTGCGGCAGGTTTAGTGAATCCTGTTAGTACTGCCAAAGGTGAAGTATGGCCTCAATATTTACAGGCCAGTTTGCTAGGAACAATGTTGAACGGAACAACTATTCAACGTCCTGTATATGCTGACACTTTAGAAATTGTGTCATTAATTGTAGCAGGACTATTATTATTATTTTTAACAAGGTGGATGTATGTCGGTATTGGAACTATGGTTCTTCTTAGTGTGGCTAGCGTATATGGTAGCATGTGGGCTTATGCTAATTACGGTATTCTTTTTGACATTACTGCCTTTGTATGCGGTATTGTATTGGTCGGGCTACATGCCTATGTCGCCAAATTCCTTGACGAATACTTCCAAAAATCTTTAATCAAGAAACAATTTGGAAGTTATGTAAACCCTGTCATTGTTGAACGTTTACAAAAGAATCCTGAATTTATTAAGTTAGGTGGTGAGAAAAAAGACCTTACTATCATTATGAGCGACATGCGTAACTTTACTGGACTAGGCGAAACCTATGGTGAAGACGTTGTAGCATTTACACAGACAATGAACCGTTACATGACTGCTATTGCAGAACCCATTCTACGAAACAACGGTTGTTTAATCAAGTTTATCGGTGACGCAAGCCTACACGTACACGGGGCTCCTATTCAGGAGGAACAAGATCCAGATCACGCACATGCCGCAGTACGCACAGGATTAGAAATGATCCATGCTGTTGAAATGTTTAACATTGAATTAGAAAAAGAAGGCAAGCCGCACGTAGGTATGGGACTTGGTATCAACACAGGTCCTACACTAATCGGTAACATTGGTAGTAAAGACCGCTTTGGTTATGACGTATTAGGCGACTCAGTTAGTTTAACAGCACGTTTAGAAAGTCAAACTAAAAATTACGGACAAGTAATTATTATTAGTGAGTTTACAGAGAAGCGTGTCAATGATGTTTATTTTACATTACCACTTGATTGTATTGCTGTTAAAGGTAAGACAATAGGTGTTAACATCTTTACCGTATTCTACATGCCAGACGAAACCGTTGCCGATGCTTGGAATAGTGCTAGAGAGAAACACAAGGAAATGTTGGCATTGTATCGAGCACAAGAGTGGGACAAGGCTATCACATTATGTAACGAACTTACAGGTGAGTTTGATAGTAAGATGGATCATTACTATGAAAAGTGGATTGATCGTATCGCCGAAATGCGTACAAGAGATCTGCCTAAAGATTGGGATGGTACATATCATGCTACTTCGAAGTGATGATATCTTAGATGAAATGACTAGGGTTTGGATTATGATGTACTTCTGGCCTTACTTTTTAGCAGGTAATGTTGATAACTTTAAAGAAATAGGGCGAATGTATCGCCCTATGTGTAAGTATTAAAGTGCGCCTAGTGCTTTACAATAGCCGATCATAAATCTCTTACATTCCTCATTGATATGATTAAAATCTATCTCATGCCACTTTGATTTACCAACCGTTGTAGGATCTAATCCGTATGTAGAATATTCTATTAAGAACCACCAAGGTGGACCACTAAATGGTTTTATGTCATTCACTAGCTCATCAACCCAGTCATAAACCATTAATTGATCACACTTATCATTATACCATATAGGTTGGCCTTCGACTATCTTAAACTTAAATCCGTACTTTTCTGCGTTTAAATCAAAATCGCTTTTATAATAATTTCCATCATTAGGGTGATGAATATGTAATGGATGCCACATCCATGAAGGCATTTTATTTTCTATAAACCATTCGTTAATCTTTTTATAATCTTCAAATGTTTCATACGGTAGACCTGCTATTAACCCAGCAGTTACATTTATTTTTGTTTTCCACTTATCGTGATAGATATAAGGAAGATATTCTTTACCATGTTTTGAAGACCACGGCTTCCCTATCATCTTTGCATTATCTTCCTGAAAACTTTCTATACCAAAAAACGTACCCACTAGCCCGTTTTCTAAAAACATATCTTCCTGCTCGGGATGTGCGTGTAATAAATCTGCCCTTAAAAATGTAGAATATTCCAACTTAAAAGGTAAAGATTTAGACATGTTAGTAAATGCCTCTACAAAATCGCTGTCTGCATTGAATGTATCATCAGTAACCGTATATCTTGTAGTACCAAAGTTTTCGTAATTATATATTAACTCTTCTCTAATGCAATCTATATGTTTAGTAAAATCATTTTTACTTTTTCCTATATGGGGATATCTACAAAAAGCACATTTGAAAATACAACCTCTAGCAAACTCAATAGATAATGCCTCTCCTGGTTGAATGCAATCTCGCTTATGCCATTGATGACTAGAACGTGCAAAGTCAAAGGTATTAGGTGTAAGATGTTCTGGTAAGTGTTTATTACCGTCTGCAAGTTCAAACCCCGGATGTAGTGTCCCTTTATAGTAGTGATCAAACAATGCCAATGTTTGATTTTCTCCGTAACCTTTTATAACATAATCAAACAGCAGTCTGTTGGCAAATCTTTTACTCCAAATGAAACTGGTACTACCACCTACTATAAATTTAATATTAGGGTAACGGTCTTTTAAATTTTTAAATAAATCTACTATACGGGGAACATAACTCTGCAATCTAGGATGTCGATAATCTGCCATAAAACCTAAACCAATAAATTTTGTCTCAGGTGTTATAAACTTGTTAAGAAATTTATGTAAATCTTCTTGAGGAATTAGATGTATAAAGTCAATGACCTGTATATCATAACCGTTATTTCTTAAATGAGAAGCAATACGATGAGTGCCTAATGATCGAACTACTGATCCATCTCTGTGACAAAGTATTGTAGAAAGGAAAATTCCGTGCATATTGTAAAAAAAATATTTATACTCACATGAGATAGTAAATACAAAATGCGATTACCACTTAACAAAATTAAAAGTCTTCAACAACAATTAGCTGAACATCCGTTACTCAACGACAACATTATCACAGACATAACAGGTATCCAAATTTTTATGGAGAATCATGTGTTTGCAGTATGGGATTTCATGAGCCTAATTAAAAGTCTTCAACACTATGTCTGCCCTAGCACAACTTGTTGGGTACCTCGACAAAAAATTAGAAGCGGAACAGCACGTTTGATCAATGAAATTATTTTAGGTGAAGAAACAGACCTTGATATTGACGGTGTTAGTAGTATTAGTCATCACGATCTATATTGTCAAGCAATGCTAGAAATAGGTGCTGATGCTAGAATGATCGAGTCTTGGACTCATCAAGTGTCTATTCAAGGATTTAGAGGTGCTATCGAAACATGCGGAGTACCAAATGCTTCTATGAAATTCATGCAAAAAACATTTGACTTTATAGATACCGGAGAAGCACATACAATTGCCGCGGCATTTGCATTTGGAAGAGAAACAATTATTCCTAATATGTTTACTAGACTTGCTGAACAATTGAATATTACAAAAGCAGATTGTCCTAAGTTCCATTACTATTTAGAACGACACATTCAACTTGACGGTGAAGAACATGGACCTGCTAGTCTCGCTATGGTAGAAGACCTTTGTGACCATGATCCAGTAAAAATACACGAAGCGGAACAGGCAGCATTAAAAGCAATTAGAGCAAGAATTACATTTTGGAATGATGTTGCAGATGTAATTAGAAAAAAGAAACACGAGTATTACTACAACGCTTTATAATGCCCACAAGTCTTTGATATAGTTTTTTAAAAAGTCATTAAACTTTTGTTCAACTAACTGCCAGTTTATATTTTGATTAAATGTTTTTGCAGTTTCTTTCAAAGGTAGACCAAGGGTACTTAATTCAGTCAATGCCCAAGTAGAAGGAGTCTGTTTACTTTTTAATTCATTGTTCAATGTTGATGCCCAATCCATTGCAATAAATTCATCGCAGTGATCAGTATACCATATCTGCCTACCTTCTACTACACGAAATTTAAACCCATATTTTTCTGCGTTCAGATCAAATTCACTTTTGTAGTACATAGGTCCTCTCCAAATATTTAAGGGATGCCACATGGCGGATGGTATGTTATTATCTACAATCCATTGATTTACTTTAGAAAAATCTTCATAGTACTCGTTTGGAAACCCTATTATCAATCCCATAGTAAGGTGTATTTGTTTTTGCCATTTTTCATTATATAGATAAGGTACATAATCTTTGGCGTGCTTTCCTGACCATGCCTTACCTACCATTTTCGAATCCTCTGGATGAAAGGTTTCAATACCAAAGAACGTAGATACCATTCCGTTCTCTAAGAACATGTCTTCTTGTTCAGGATGGGCATGTATTAAGTCAGCTCTTGTGTATGCTACATATTGAAGTTTAAATGGCAACGACTTAGACATTTCTGTAAATGCAATAACAAAATTGTTATCAGCATTGAATGTATCATCTGTTACAAAATACACGGTGGTACCGAAGTTTTCGTAATTATAGATTAGTTCTTCTTTGATACATTCCATTTCTCTAGTAAAATCATTTTTACCTTTTCCTATGTGAGGAAATCGACAGAATGCACATTTAAAAATACATCCTCTAGCAAATTCAATTGGTAATGATTCGCCGGGTTGAATGCAATCACTAGAATGCCATTTGTGTCTTGACGTATTAAATTTAAAATGCTTTATCTCGTCAGTGACAATGTGTTCAGGAAGGTGTTTATTTCCGTCTGTAATTTCAAAGGGAGGATGTGCTGTTCCTTTATATACATGATTAAACAATGCCAATGTTTGATCTTCACCGTATCCTTTTACATAATAATCGAACAACGAACCATTTGCAAATCTAGGACTCCATACATGTATGTTAGGGCCACCGAATATAAATTTTAGTTGAGGATACTTCTTTCTCAAACTCATCATTAAGGTTCCGAATTTTGTTTTTAAAGATATTATGTTAGGATTGTTAGGATCTGACATCATACCATATCCTATGAATTTAGTTTCAGGAGTTATAAATTTTTCAATTAGAGCTTCAATTTGATCATTCTCTAATGCGTATACAAAGTCTATAACTTGAATATCATATCCGTGTTCACGAAGATACCAAGCAACTTGGTAAGGACCTAACGGTCTATATATTGCAGTTTTACGATGTGGAACACAAGCTGAAAGGAAAATACCATGCATAGAATAATATTTATATGCGTACATAACTCCTATAAATATCTTAATGCAAACATACACTTGGATTCCGGGCACAGAGCCTGAATTAGATAATATCTTTGAACAAGCAAGACAGATTCAGTATAACGACCGCAGTCATCGATTGTGGGAAAACTATGATTTAAAAAGTTTCGAGGAAGTTTCTGCACTAACAATTTCATTCAATGACGATTTTGTTCCTGAAGTATGTTCTAGTATTTTAACAAGAGACTGCTGGCCAACTAATGCTTACAGGATTTTAAATAGGACTTGGCGCCATACAAATAGATTAATAGGTGCAAGAGAAACAATTAGCCCAGAGTTTGCCGATTGTGCCCGCAGTCAGATAGAATGGCTCAATGGCAACATAGAACCGGATTTGATTTTTATAAGCAGACAAACAGATAACTGGATGAAATGGGTTGTTAAACACTTCGATCAGGGTTATAAGATGAAGTTTAAAATTGCCGACGGTAAGTATCTTACCTGTCCTAACGAATGCGATGATTCGTGTTGGCAACATATCATATACCAAGGAAGCAAGAAGTTTTTAAAAGGTTGGAAAAAGAGAGATTAATCGTCGCCGGCAGCAGATTTAATTTCTTCTTTAGTTGCTCTTCTTCCTTTACCAATTGGTGGAATTGGATCTTCTTTTTTCTTTGTAGTATTAATATCTTTTTCTGCTTCGATACGTTCACGTTCAATAGTCTTACCGCGTAATTCCATAACGGTTTCTACTTTTTGATTAAGACGTATAAGATCATTATCGAGCATACGAATACGATCAATGAGTGCGATAAGAGTTCCATTGGCTTGTCCTATAACAGGTTTAATTTCTGTGGTCACCCAAGTCCACACATAGTATATCATGTAGCCAACACCAAATGCCGCTACAATAGGAAATCCATATTTGTTAATTAGTTCTGCTAAATCCATGATCTTTCTCTTTACAATTATCAAAATGGTACCTGGTCATATTGGCACCTTTACCTGTTAATCCACAATGCGGACAGGTCCTTATAGGTTGTCTTGCTTGTGCATCTTTAAGTGCCTTTTTCCATTCTTCAGAAAATTCACCTCTAACTTTTCCTTTGTGTGCTTCAGCAATCTTTTTTTTATGTTCTTCGCTTTTAGGTTTACCAGCGTTACCTTTAGCGTTCGTATTACCAAAATATTTAGACTTGTTAGATTTTGGCTTTCTATTTTTTGCTTTCCATTCTTCACTTTTAGGAGAAGTTAAAATTTCTCGAACAATTTCTTCACCTGTCATTAGTTTTGCTAACCCCATCCACGCCCTTTTATCTTGATGTCGACCATATTGTTCATATAGTTTTCGATGTGCTTCTGCATGTTCTTCTATCGTAAGTGCCACCAAATTAGATGGGTCATCAGTACCACCCATATGCTTAGGTAAAATATGATGTAAATGTTTCATACATTTATTTATCTATTTTATCTATTATGTTTGGTTAGTTGTACCCTCTTACAAATTGCTCTAGCTCATCTAATTTAACTAGTGCTAGTCCAGATTCTGTTTTAACCACTCTAAAATAATCCCCTGGCATCCAACCTAGACTTTTTACATCAAGTTCAGGATCTAAAACAATTTTGTCTTTGTATAAATCCCAAGTATAATCCATGTATATCATCTTAGTCCTTTCGTTGATCTACCAGACCGTCCATTATCAATCCTCAAATGTTATAGAAATATACATAGCATATATTGCAACAATAGATGCAAGTATAACTATTACTTTCATAATTAGCTCATGGTGATCCATATTAGTCTTTCCTTTGATCGGCTTGTTCTGCTCTAGCAATTCTGTCGTAGTCGGGTTGTAAGCCTAGTGCGTGACTTACTTTAACATCGATACGCTGTAGTTGATTAGTCATAGTATCAACACGGGCATCTAAACCTTTAATAATGCCACCCATACCATTGACTGAACTAGTAACACCTGCTAAAATAAACTTTAGAGTTAAGAAAACAAAATAGCCAGCGGCCATTGCTCCTGCAATAGGAAACCCAAGTTCTGCTACTAATTTAAAAAATTCACCCATCTCTTGCTCCTTTACTACTATTTAGTTGGTATATAAATAAATTTATGAAAGCCGCAATATTATTACAAGGTGACCCTCGATTTTGTGCAGAATTTGATCGTTTTTTGGAAAATCTAAGAGGATTTGACCAAGTAGATTATTTCATGTACATGTGGGAAGATAACACTCCTACTGAAAATATATCAGGAAGTGGAGGATACGAAGTAGTAGCACCTGCTTGGAGGCACATTAATAAAGAATGGGCGTTGAGTAAATTCCAAGAATTACTACCGCAAGGACATCGAGTTGTATCATTGGAGTTAGGAAACCAAAACGATGTTCCTATTGTAGATGTTACAGATAACGTATGTGTCTCAGCAAGACCTAAGAATATGTGGAAAATGCTGTATAGCCTTTATACCGCCAATCAAGCCCGTGTAAAGTACGAACAAGACAACAATTTTACCTATGATGTAGTAATAAGAACTCGACCCGATGTTGCATTATTAGATGCAGTGAATGCGTCTGATATAAAAAACAGGCTAAACAATGAGCCAAATCTGGTTATTATACCTAATAATAAACGATGCGGACATGGTGGAATATGGATGTGTGATCTTTTTGGTATGGGCACTTCAGAAACTATGACAAAATATTGCGACTTATACAATCAAATATTAGACCATCACAGACAAGGAACGATCTTTCATCCAGAAACTATGTTAGGAAAACACTTACAAAAGAACGATTGTAGGTATGATGGAATGGGATTCAATATAGAGTTTAGACACATGGGCAAGTGGCGTGATATAAACTCTGGAGAGGAATGGCCATCGACTAATGTGCCAGGGTGGGATAATAAGATTTATATCAGCGATTTTGGTCGATGGGCATAATGTCTTTTAATTTCAAGACATAGTCGCTACAGATAGCATAACATTCGACATCTTTAATTTTATCAAATTCAGGATCATTCCATTCGGGCATGACCATAATACCGAACTTTCCAACTTCTTTATCTGGATATGTCCAAATAAAACCTTTGCTAGTTAATGTATAGTCATCTGTGTTATGCCAAAAATAGTTTAACTTAATATCATTTTGACAATACTCTAATGCAGGTAGATGTTTACAATGTATCCATAGCCCGGGTTTCTTAATAAATTCTTCAGTAACGTGATACTGCGGACCGTCATGTCCTAAGTATAACCTATCTTCAAACACCCATAAATCTACTTCACAATCAAATCCTTGCTCCATTGCAGAAATAATGGTAGCGGGACGATTTTCTATTTGTTTATTAGGACCTTTAGTTAGCCCACGGTGTGCAATTAGTTTCATTCTTTATAGTGATTTAAAAAATATTCTAAGTCTTCGGGTGTACCTATGCCCCACATCTTAGGAATCTGTTTGATTTTAATTTTCTTACCATCGCCTATTGCTTCGTTAAACACAGGACAAACATAGAACTCGTTATTGGTACGAATGTCTTTTTCAATCATTTGTTCCGCATACTTAACATAGTCGCTACCTTTCTTCCAGAAGTAGATACCTACCGTAGCATCATCACTGATAGGATTCTTTTCTGCAACTTCTGCAACAAATCCATCATTGCCTACACGGGCAAATGACCATTTAGGATGCGTGGCTTTAAATGTTACAATGCCGCCATCGACTTCATCTGCTGTGAATCCGTATAAACATTCGTTTGAATTCCATTCAACGAATTGATCGCTGTTAGCCATTAGTAAAGGTTCATCGCTATTAATAAGTTCTTTAGCAAGCAATGTTGTACGAGCAGCACCGTCAGTGATACCATCTACTTGTACAATGTCACATCCCGGAGCGATAAGGTTTAGTAATTGTTTTAGGTTATATTTTTCGTAGTGTTCTTTTTGTACAAGGAAAATATAGTGTGCTTCTACATTTAAGTTTTCAACAACAACCTGAATCATAGGTTTGCCGTTAACTTCAATCAAAGGCTTAGGAAATGTATAGCCTGCTTGAGCAAATCTGCTGCCAGCGCCTGCCATAGGAATTAGTACATTCATCTTATTGTTTCTCCAGGGGATTTTTTTAGTGCTTACACCGTTAAGAATGTCAACGGCTTCTTGAATTTTATCTTTGGTAAGGTCATAACTATCACGTACAGGTACTAAGTGAGCACCACTATCTATAGCACCTTGACGGCCAATGTGGCTATCTTCGATAATTACCGTGGTCTTAGGTAATGCGTTCATAGCAATCATGCACTTCCAATACATCTCGGGGTAAGGTTTAGTCCTGCTAACATCTTCATTAGAAACAAAATAGTCAACAAACTCTAACACACCTATGCTCAAGAGGGCTAGTTTAATAGTTTCTCTAACACTATTACTGGCTACAGCAATCTTAATTCCCTGACTATTCAATTCAGCAAACATTTGGCGTAGGTGATTGTTTCTAGGAAATTCTTTGATCAGTTTGAATGTAGCCTTTTGTTTATCTTCCCATACTTGATTAAAAAATTTACGATCTAATCCTTTACGTTCGGACAGCATTTCTAATTTGCGTGTGGTACTTAATCCATCATATGTGCTAAGATGTTCTTCTTTTGAGATAACAAACTGAGGACTAACTCTAGACAATGCGGCATTGAGCGCCTCGTAGTGTAGTTCTCTACTTTCTATCAGTACTCCATCAAGATCGAATATAATTAACTTATTCATGCTGTAGGATCTTCTGCAATTGGTAAGTGCGGATGCTTATCTGCGGTGTACGCAGATTTGCCTAATCTGTTTATAGTGTAATCAAAATTTCCAAGGCATAATTTTTTGCCGTGTAGTTTAAAATAAGTTCCGACAATATGTTCTAATGCCCAATTATGTACATCATTTTCCCAATTAGGGCAACACTCGATCATATATTTGTCAAACTCTAAATATAGATCGCACCAGAATTTTATTCCTTGTTGTGTTCCTACAAAGAATTGATCGTTAGGTTCTGTTTTATGAGCACCCATTAATGTACGACAAAATATAATTTCGTTGTTAACCAAATCCAGAGAAGATATGTCTAAATCTTCATAAAGACTTCCATCCGGTCTGATTCTAATAACAATGTCGTATTGTTCTTGTATCAAGTCAAATGCAAGTTTTAAACAATGTATTTGTCCTATTCTTCGATCATACCACCATTTCAATTCGCTAAAATTTGATTCAGGACGGTGTGATGGTAATGTTCTTTCCACCTGAGGTGTTATTGCTAATTTTTTAAGATGTATGTGAGCTGGCAATATTTTATTGATCTTTTCATACCCATGCTCGATCGTGTCAACCCATGTGCTTTCCCATAAATTTACGTATAGATCAGCAGTATCAAATCCTTTTAATTGATTCAATCCTATAATAAATTCTCTAGTAAATCTCGGCAGACCTGCCGTGATAATAGCAACTCTCATTCAGTAATTTCTATCCAAAAATGTATGCCGTGAATAAACTCTACTACCAATCCTGTACCTTCAACAGCGTCACGAGCCGCACGTTGGATGTCTTCTGTGAAAGCATCGTCGCCTGTAATAACTCCGCCGACTTTCATCTTAGGTAAGAAATTTAAAATATCTTGTTTAACTGCTTCGTAAGAATGATCGCCATCAATCATTAGAAAATCAATACTTCCGTCGGAATATCTATTAACTGCATTGCTACTGGTATCCTGCACTAGATTATAATAACCTTCAACTGGTTTTAATCTCTCACAGAATTCTTCAACGCCATATCCTTCCCATTCTTCGGGATGTTCTTGGGAAGAGTTAGAATAATGTCCCAACGGCAACATAGGATCAATGCAATCAAATTGAATCTTTTTTCCGCTGTTAATAATTTCAACAGCCATGAATGCACTACTTTTTCCTTTAAAGGATCCAATCTCAACAAACACCGCACCATCTTCTGCTCTGTCTACAGCATCTTTATACAAATAGTCATAGCTGAACCACCCGTGTATGTTTTCGTAAAAATGTTCCATATTAAAAATACCTTATGTTTAATCTTAGTGGGTAGTTGTATTCGTGTCGTTCCCAAGGTTCGTTCTTGCGTGTTTCTAACCACATAGTCTTACCGAGGCATAATGCTAACGCACTAGGACTACTCATGCTACTGATAAACAATTCGCTACCTTGTATAACACGGGCTAGTTCCATAAAGTCAGGAGTACGATAGTGAGGTATTCGAACCTTAAGTGTATCTTCAAACCATGCATGTTCGCTATCAAGGCCTACATAAACTGCTTGTTCAGTCAACCCTCGATTGATTAAATCACGCCATACTGGGCTTTCTAATTCGTTACCATCTTGATAATGAGGTCCACGGAAAATAACAATTGGTCTGCCAGGAAACTTACGCTCTTCTCGACATTCCATCCATGGCATCATTTGTAATTGACGAACATGATAATCTGTATCAATACCCTGTGCCACAGCATGTTGAGTGCTAAAGTTACGAGGACGAACTGCTGTTTCTAAATGTAGTGCGGCATTCTCTAATTCGTAATCAATTGCTTCGCCGTTCCAAGGTTTGAAGTCTGTGATGTATGGTTGATGAAGCATGAGTTCACGCATTGATTCAAAATCATCTTCAGTCATGCGGCCTTCATGTCGCCCGCCTTGAACTGACCAACTTAACTTTTCCTTGAGCATGTTTTCAAGGTTGTGTAATTTTAAATAAAATTCACCACCACCCAAAATCTTTGCGGCTACTAGACTACAGAATGTGTCACCTGTAGTACCTGAATGACTAAATGTTGCCATTATACTCCGTCCTCTCTATATAAGTCTGTTACATGGAATACTGCTCCAGGAGCAATTAGGTGTTGATATTTGTCTAAGTTGTCTGTGATACACTTAGGAAAGTACTCGTCAACTACTACGATATCAAATCGTTCTTCGTGTCCGGGGCCGTGATGACCATATTTGTTTTCAACCATCCACTCGATATTGTGTCGATCGATTAGATCCTTGCGATCTGATTCTGTATGAGCAAAGTTTTGTAGTTTAACAATAGCATTAGCATCGTCACCGAAGTAGGTAAAATGCCAGCCACCGTGTTCAATGTATGCTGTGTTAGGATGATCAGGAACCCAAGGGAATGTAAATTCACGCTCTTGTTGTGCGTTAGTAAAAGCACGACCCCTAGTAAGCATGATGTTTGGTTGTTTACTACGCTCAATATATTTCATGTTATTGATCTTATATTGGAACATAGGAATTGTTAGCACATACTTGTCGTAATCATTCTCATCTGTTTTGATCATGTCCACAACTTCTGCTCGGGGAATCTCGTCTAAGTCCGAAACAATAATAATGTCATCGGGCTGCCGATCTTCTAATCCTCGACCTAGGCTATATCGTTGAAACTTTTCACGAACCCAACTATCTCGAGTTTCGGGCATATCATCAACTTGGATGCGTACAATTTTATCTGCGTAAGGTTTAAATCTATCCCAATTGTCTAATAAAATATAGTCCTTGGGTTTACCGCTGTGACTAAGATTAGATTCGGCAATGACAAAATGGTCAGTGACATCCCACATTTCTTGTAAGCGGATTTCTAATACATCTAATTCGTTAAAGAATGTAAAGCAATCGTATGTTTTCATTTAGTATCTTGTATATATTGTTGGTATTGTTGTGCCAACTGCACACGGGTTTCGTTTGGTAATCCTGGCCAATGTATAACAAAGTCACCTGGATACCATTGTCCGTCTTGACCTAGCAAGTCGATCCCTTCTACATTATACATTCTGTAGTCATAGGAATTCAACCATTGCTGAGGAATAATTTTAAACAGGTCTTGGAATTTAGGATAGAAGTCAATAACGGCTTGTTGTTCAAACCATTTCTTATCATTCTTGTATTCTAGTTTCTTGCTTAGTAAAAAGTTCAACCATTCACGAGCCTGTGCGCTGTTGCGTACAATAAAACTGCCTGTGTTCAAGGCCGCAATGTCTGTTGGCATGATCACATGATAGTCATTGTCTACTAAGTCTTCAACTTTGATATCAAAGTTAGTGATCATTGCATCGTTGTCTAACCACCAAACCCAATCCACTGAAGTATTCTTTTCCATTACATCAAGGATGTGTACAAACTTGTCAAAGTGAACTTGCTCTGGGCTAAAGTTATCTGTTTTTGAGAGTGCCAGGTAGCCGTGTTTTTCTGCGTATTTGACCTTGTTGTTGTACCAAGTTAGATCAGCAAGGTCCTTATGTCGATCATTGAAGATACTGACAATGGCCATGTTTGGTTTGTTGCTGTCTTTCCACAACTGCGGTACGCTGTTCCACAGCTCATCAATGTCAATGTAGGGGTCCTTGCCGCTTTCGTCCATGATGTGAAATGCTAGACCAGGGATAGGACTGAACAGGGCAACATCTTCTTTGTTCCAAACAAGATTGATACTCTTGTTTTCAACATAGTCCACTTTTTGCTCTGTTAGAGTAACAACATCTTGGAAATGATTTTTATATCTTGTGTAAAGAGCCTTACTGGCAAAACAAGTATAGGTAGTATGTTTAACCGTTCTGTAATGTCTATAAGGCCCGTGTAATAGGAAACTTGGATAAATTTCATACTTATATCGCCAAACATCGTCATGAGGGTTTATAGCAACATACTTTCCGGTCTTGCTTTCAAACTCATCAAAAGTATCAATCATATCGTGGATTGCCTCTGGGTAATGCAGGTAATCATCTTCTATATGATACCACAAGTCGGTTGCCTTGGCTTCAACTTGCTCGAAGACTTTCTTCATAGTATAAGCATTACCTGTACCGCCGTCTACCGGTATAAACGTTGTTGGGAATTTACAATGTGCTAAAATGTTTTTAATATCTGCTACGCAGGTAGCATCACTATGGTCATCCAATACTATTAGTTCAACGTCATGCCCTTGTACATGATTGATACTTTCAACAAGACTGCTAACGCACACATTTACTAATTGTGATTTTGGTACTTTGACATATCGACCGGCTCCGTTATCGTTGAGCATATTGACACGAGTGCATGTTCTTAGTACAATTAATAAATTTCTTTTCATCCTACTATTTAACTACCAATATAATGAAATGTCAAACTATTTGAAAGTAAATAACTCCATGAGTGATGTAACCTTCTTTTTAACCAGTTGCAAGCGACACGACTTGCTTAAAGTATGCTTAGAGACTTTTGTCCAACATAATACATACCCAATTGAACATGGAATTATTGTAGAAGACAGCGACATGGACTTAGAGTGGGTCCGTGAAATTCTTCCGTTTGCCAAGTTAGATCTTATCAATACAGCAGGGCGCCAGGGGCAACTAAAGAACATCGATACTTACTATCCGTTGATCAAAACACCATATGTTTTCCATTGCGAGGACGATTTTGTGTTTATCCGTGATAGTTTCATTGAGCCTAGTAAGAAAATTTTAGAAGCAGACGATTGTTGTATCAATGTTTGGCTAACAGAATATGAAACTGAGTGGGAGGCTACCAGTCAGGATCCTACAAATTTAACCAATCATGCCCGCATACTTCCTCCTTATCATAGACAATTTACGCTAGATGACATTACATTTTGGAATGTAAACAACGTCATGCACCAAGAATGGGCATTGGGATTTACCTTTCAACCCAGTTTGCATCGGATGGAAGACTGGTCTCGCTACGGAGGATACGAAGCAATTATAGATCATGTTGCTCCTTGGTGCAATAAAATGGACGGAGCACAAGTTGAACGAAACTTGTGTAGACATTACATCATGGACGGGTTCCATACATTCATGTTGGCTGGCCCAAACGACAAACAAGACGGATACGTAAACACTACAGGTCATCAACGCCATGTAGAAATTGTAAACAAAGGTACTAACTAATGTGGCAAAAAAGCCACATTATCAGGGGTTGACAAGAGAGATAAATAAATATACAATAGATACTTAGTTAAGAGGTTCGGCGTTAACAACTTATTTTGCCAAAATTGCAAATAGGGGTTGACAAGAGAACTAAATAACTATACAATAGAGTCATAGGTAGTTTAGTGTTAGCAAAAACTATTTTGCAAAAAAATGCAAATAGGGGTTGACACAAAGACTAAATATGTGTATAATTAACACATAGACAGCAATGGTGCTGTTTATGTAAACAAAAGATTTTAAAGAGAAAACAAAATGCAATCGTTTAACAGACATCAACAATTTAATACGATAGCCAAACAGGTAGGCGTGATGCCCTCTTGCTGGTTAGCGATTAATAGTCTGTCATATGATCGCACACCAGAGGGGATTACCCCGGGGTCCATAGGAGGCGAGAAGATTCCCAGAATCTAATCGCAAACAACTCCAAAGGACCCCAGGATTAAAAACCCTGGGGTTTTTTGTTTTCTAGATTGGAAACATGACAGAAACAGATAGTAAAAAATATAAACAGATTGAGTTTATAAAACAGCATACACTATCTCCAGATCAGTTTAAAACACTGATCGAGGAAAAGATAGAACGTGCTAGGTTGTACTCACAATCAGTTGGCAGAAAGCGAGAGACGGTCCTTCAACAAGACTATCGTTAGAATCGCAACTTGTGAATAGAGGAAACGAGGTCCTCGCTAGGCAAGTAAAACATCTAGCAAACGGGCGGCCTATCGGATGAAACTCCTTTTCTGGAGCGAAAAATGGTAGCGTATTAAAGTGTACTATAACCACTCCCCACTGAAGGGTAGAACGGCCGCGTAGCGTTAGTGCATTTTAATACACACATTCGGTCTGAGTACATAGTATAAAGAGGCAGAAAGATAAACTGCTAGAGTGTGTTGTAATAAATTTGGAGCCCTTTCCCGCTTGCGGTCTGTAAAATCGTAGCCATAACAAGGTGGGTGGTGGCAAGAGGTTCGATTCCTTAGGGCTCCACCAAATTTGGTCTCGTCATATAGTGGTTATTATACCGGCCTGTCTAGTCGGATATCGGGGTTCGATTCCCCGCGGGATCGCCAAACATAAGATAGTCCTTATTGTTAGGACCGTAACGTCAAGGGAGTCGGGGCTAACCTTGTAAATCACGCCCGGCAGAAATACTAAGACAACACTTAGTAAGATGAGTAGACGGAAACCGACCCCTGCCGGAGCGCGGGGGCTTCAGCAGCATATGAGGTGGCTGACGATGCGAGAGTAAGTCGGTCCAGTAGGGGTAAGAAAAGTGTTGTTGGCGGCAAGAGCTGTTGAAGGACAGAAGCACAAATCCATAGAGGTGAAGATGTGCGCCGTGTATTCCTTCAAGAATTTTATTCCATCTTCGTATTCTCGGTGAGTACCCCCGGCTGTTAACCGGAAGAGGTTGGTTCGAATCCAACAGATGGAGCCAATATTAAAACACGCTAACAGCGTCGTACCGGTCGCCGGACTTAGGTTGAATTCCTAATAGTGTGTTTTTATATTGGGGGCAGTAGTGGGCTACGGGTAACCCTTGCAAGGTTGCTGACTAGAAGGATTCGATTTCCTCGGCCTCCACCAATTTTCGGGATAGACGGTAGTTTAGAGTCCCACCCAACCTAGCATAGTGACTCAGCTATGTGACAGCAACAGGACGGTTAGGAGTGGTATTAGACTTGACTATTCGAGACAATCTAGCGAGTTCACCCAGGTGGATAGTTAGGCTCCCAACTTTTTATCTCTCTAAAGTGTTATCTGGTTGCATCCGCGGTTTGGGGCCGTGTGGTCCTGGTTCAAATCCAGGTAGGGAGACCAAGTTTTAGGTTGCGTTCAGCAAACATAATACATTTGACTTTTAATCAAAACCGTAAAAAAGCAACCTGTTATTTTATTCCTCTATAGTTAAATGGTATAACAATCGGCTGATAACCGGTCATTACAAGTTCGATTCTTGTTGGAGGAACCAGTTTTAGGATACATTCAGCAAATTTAAATCTTTTTGGTATAAAGAAAAAAAGTATCCTGTTTTATTGTTGGGGTGTAGTGTAATGGCTATCACAACGGGCTTTGAACTCGTTAATCTTGGTTCGATTCCAAGCACCCCTACCAGTTATATTGCGTTAGACTTCTGGGCTAGGTCAATAGGCTTTCAACCTATCTAGGCGGGTTCGATTCCCGTACGCAATACCAATTTTAATGCCAGCGAGACTTGGAAGTCAGAGAGTCCTTATAAGACTTTTAGCGCCAGATTAGCGTTCTTGAGAGGGTTCGATCCCCTCCGCTGGTACCAATATTATGTACCGGTGGCAGAGAGGCCCAATGCAGTGGATTGCAAATCCGCAAAACCGTGAGTTCGAATCTCACCCGGTATTCCAATTTTAATGCGTGGTTAGTGTTTAACGGTTTAGCATCACTGGCTTCCACCCAGTAGGAAAGAGTTCGAATCTCTTACCCCGCACCAATTCAATGCGTGTGTAGTATAGCCAGGTAATTATTCTGGGTTGCCAACTCAGAGACTCGGGTTCGAATCCCGACACCCGCACCAAATGTAAGATAGTTGCTATCGCGTCCTGCAGGTAAGTTAGCAACCGTAACATCACGGACGGGCGTATATGCCGTGTAAGAAATGCGACTCAGAAATTTATGCTTCGGTAGTTTAATGGCAGAACCTTGCTTTTACATAGCAAAGATGGGAGTTCGATTCTCCAACGAAGTACCAGATAGAACATTTAGGTGTGGCCATAGTGTAATGGTAGCACTACATGTTGTGACCTTGTCAGTACGGGTTCAAATCCCGTTGGTCACCCCTAAATGTTTTAATTGCCGCTTTAGCTGATGTGGTCATAGCACCGGTTTGAAGCACCGAGGAACTAGGTTCGATCCCTAGAGGCGGCACCAATTTTTATATACCGGTAGTTCCAACTGGCAGAACATCAGTCTCCAAAATTGAGTGTTGGGGGTTCGAATCCCTCCCGGTATGCCAAGTTTTGTAAGTGTTAGTAAGTGAAAATCACCGATTCGAGTAGCCGGCCAGCCAAAGAGTAGGTAAACAACGAGGGGCGCAATACCCTAGCACAAACATAGAAGCGTTGGATGAGTAACTGCAATGACGTACCGAGTCCTAGCCGGCTTTATATACATAGGTGAATGGTGCCAATAACGATGGTGGCACAACTTACAAATTCAATATGCCGTAGTAGTTCTCTGGGAGGGCAACGGATTGTCTATCCGACTCAGGCGAGTTCGATTCTCGTCTACGGCGCCAGTTTTAGGATGATTACAGCAAACTTTTTTCTGCAGCCATATTTGCAGGCCGGCCCGCTTGGGGGCGTGTCGTGGGTTCGAGTCCCGGCTTAGACACAGCATCCTGTTATTTTTGACCATTTAGGTTCTTTTCAGCAATCTTATTAAATCTTTCTGAAAAAAAGACGGACCGGGTTCGAATCCCGGGCACTGCTTGGTCAGCGGTGTTGGTGTAGTGGTAGCACAAAAAATGAGAACCTGTTTTGCCCCTGTAGTATAATGGATAATACACCGGTCTACGAAATCGGGAATTGTGGTTCGATTCCATACAGGGGCGCCAGTTATAGTAAATCAATTTCACTGATTACGGTTTGGCCACCAAATGCTAAACTAGTTTTCAGCATTCTTTTATATGTAAAAGATGTAGGACTAGTAATAATTCTATCATCGTTTACTAGTTTATTACCTGATATGATGTTAGGTTTTAACACATTATCTTTTTTGCAGTCCAGTGCCATGCAAATTTCAACAGCACCGGATGCACTCATGCAGTGACCTACATAACCTTTGAAACCTACAATAGGTATATCGTGTTTGCAGGTCTCCTTAAAGAATGTATACTCAAAGGTATCTCCAATTGGAGTGCCTGTTGCGTGTGCGTTCCATAGATCGATTTTATCATAGTCTATGTGACTGAATTGTTTAACAATGTTTTCTACATCGCCTGGATGTGTAACAAGATCAGGCTGTGTGTAGAATGAAAAATTTTGTATGATTGCTTTTGCATCTAGCGGATATTTAACACTAGGATGTTTAACAATCATTAAAGAAATACCTGTTCCCATTTTGAATCCTTGACTGGTAGAGTCAAATGGCAATCCTTTATCGGAATCAATAGCACCAATGCTATTAAACTGCCACAGACGATATCCTAAATTAAAGTCATCGCCGCAAAATACCACAACAGGTGTTTGTGAATCTAAGCTCATCAATGTAGCTTGATATAATGCATACAATGATCCTGCACATGCGGCACGAACGTTGAATGCTTGTTTTTGCAGTCCTAATTTTTGTCCTACCATTGATGTAAGGAAATTAGACAGAGCATTTTTAAATAAACTAGGCTTGTTCCTAGCTTTTCCAGACAGATATCTTGCCCAGGAATCTTCCTCTCCCTGATATTCAACGGTAGACATTGAGGCTGTTACCAACGGCCAATTAGGTTTAACAATAGATTGAAATTGCGGATCAGAAAGAAAACTTTCTGGATTCCAAATTGTGTCGTACTTGTATTCGAGTATTTCGCATTGCATAGGCAGATATTTAATCCTGCGAATGACTGGTATAAATATTAACATGAAGAAGTATCATTCTAATTTAAAATTACCTGTACCGTTTGTACCTTTTGAAAAAGGATCTGATCATTTTGATGAAGTTCCTATAACGGACGAGCATATGAGTCCGGAGTTCCTCAACTGGTTAGCAGGTATGGGATTAACTTTCCGTAAGGCAAGATTTTTTAACAGCATTCCGAATCAACAATATCGATTACATGTCGACGGAGACGTTGTAAAAGAATTAGTAAAATTAAACATAGTATTTGATAGTACAGATACAATTATGAACTGGTACGAGCCCGTAGATGGTTATCAAGGTACACTTAAACCTAACGGCCTAGGTCAACCGGTATTGTATTATGATAAAGATAAATGTAATTTATTACACAGCAAACCAGTGAATACACATTGTATCCTAGCTGGAAACATTGTACATGATCTAGTAAACGGTCCTAACAATGGACAAAGTCGAAAATGTTATTCGATGTTTTTAGTTCACAAGGCTACAGATACATTAGTGAAATGGGACGAAGCACTAGAGTTGTTTGGCCCACATCTAATCGATTAATATTTCTTATGAAGTACACTATTATCGAAGATTGTAGTCCCTACTACATTAGATTTAAACACGAAGGTATTGAAGATCTTATAGAATACTTGCGTAACATTTATAGCACATCAAAATTTGTTCAATCATTTACATGGAACAAATATTTTATGCATTGTAGATTAACACGCGAAGACGGTATACGGCTACTGGAAAAAATTCCAGTAGCCGATGACATGAACTTTTTAAAACAACGAGTTAGTTTCTTTGTAAGCAAACCAGGTCTATATTATAGAGCACACAAGGATGGTATAAATGATCAGTTTAGTATAAACTATACTATTGATATTGCCGACGATAAGTGTGTTACAAGTTGGTATGATGATGCTGATTTAAAAGAGTACCAATCTTCTACCAATTCTGGCAATTCTAGAGAATGTATCAACTTTGATAAAAGTAAACATGTCCCGTTAAAATCAATGATAGCAAAACAAGGTGAATGCATATTGTTTAATACTAACATATATCATGATTGGGATAATACACTTTCTTCAAATCAACGAGTAGTACTAACACTTCGTCACGAAACACCGGGACAGGTGACATTTGATGATGCTAAACAAATTTTATTCAGGTCCTTAGTTTAATGGTAGAACACTACCTCGACACGGTGAAGACACAAGTTCAATTCTTGTAGGACCTACCAATTATGCTCCTTTAATATAAAGGCTATTATACCGGTTTTGTAGTCCGGTTATTGCGGTTCGAGTCCGTGAGGGAGCACCAAATTATAGTGAGTTGGCAGAGCGGCGAATGCAGAAGTTTGCTAAACTTTAGGTTGACGGAAGTTGACCCGTGGGTTCGAGTCCCACACTCACTGCCAAGAAAACGGTTGACAACTACCGCAAAAGGTTGTATAATAAACACATAAACAAAAAGGAAACGACATGAAACGTTCAGGTAAACGATAGTGTCAACCTTAGATCCCGTATTGGTCTAGGGTTGGCACATTAAAGATCTCTTTAACAAGAATTAAGACGTTAAAGAAACTTTTAATACAACTAACCCTTTCTAGCGTTAATGGTAGCGCACTTGACTCTTAATCAATGAGGTGTCGGTTCGAATCCGACGGGAGGGACCAATATGGGGCCATAGTTAAGCGGTTATAACATCACCCTTTTAAGGTGTAAGACCTCGGTTCGAATCCGAGTGGCCCTACCAAAAGATGTTGTTTTATATGGAACTTTGCTAAATAATAGTAATATTTTAATTAAGGTTCGATATGAAACAATGTCCTAAATGTAAAGCAGAGCACAATAATTCTGGAACGTTCTGTTCAAGAAGTTGTGCTAATAGCAGAGTATTTTCTGATGAGTCTAAATTTAAAAAGAGTATAGCACTCAAAGGTAGAAAGCCCACAGGCGTTATTGCAGACAAAGAAGCATGGGCAAGGAAGATAAAGGAAACGGCATTACAAAAATACTTAGCAAAGTCCTTTGATGAGTTAGGTATGGAAAATAAACGTCGAAGAGTATTTGAGGAACAGAAGTATTGTTGTAATAAGTGCGGCATAAGTGAATGGTTCACTAGGCCTATATCTTTAGAGTTAGAACATAAAGATGGGAATAACTTAAACAATATAAGAGAAAATTTAGAAGGATTGTGCCCTAATTGTCATAGTATCACAGATACATGGCGAGGAAGAAACAAGCCTGCTAAAAATGGAATTAATCAAATTAGTGATGAATCTTTGTTGCAATGTCTTAAAGAGTCTAAAAATATTAGACAGGGCTTGTTAAAGGCAGGTATAGCGGCAAAAGGTAAGAACTACGAGAGAGCAAAAAAATTATTAGGACGTTAACGTCCTACCATATAAAAACACATTAGAGAGTGGGCTAGCGTATATTCTACCATAAGAACGGATATAGGTGACTTGGTTCAATTCCAAAGTCTAGTGTGTTTCTATATGGTGATGTAGCATAGCGGCTAATGTACCTCCTTCATACGGAGATTATCGTCGGTTCGAGTCCGACCATCACTACCAAGAATACGGAGGGTTAACTGGGCTGGGCCCAGCACGGTCTTGAAAACCGATGGTGTGCGAAAGCGCATAGAGTTCGATTCTACTAGCCCTCCTCCAAGTTAATGGGGAATACTTCCGCTTGGTTGCGGAGGCATTCTGTTTAGAATGTGTACAGCAAAACATCAAACAATTGGTTCGACTCCAATATTCCCCGCCACAATTTGCCGCTGTCGTCTAATGGTAGGACACCTTATAAAAGGGTGACTCTGTATAGAGTACGTTCAGCAATTTTCTTAATCCATGCCAAGGGGGTTATCTAGGTTCGAATCCTAGCGGCGGCACCAATTTATAAGTTGTTAATGAAGCGTAGTGCTTTATTGACATTAGTGAAATAACGTATCATAAATTCTTGATCATAGATATCTTGAATCATAACACAGCACACACCTTCATACAAAGACAGATGAAAGTGAAGTCCGTTTGGTGTTAAACTATCATACGTTCTCACAAAAATATTTATGCCCCGTTACGCTAATTGGTAGTGCGGATTCTCTCAAAAGGAGTTGGTTGTAGGTTCGAATCTTACACGGGGTACCAAACATTTGCCCGCGAAGTATTAGTCGGTGGTACACCGCCCTCGTAACGCGGAAGATTCAGTTCGAGGCTGAACGTGGGCACCAAAAAATGCCAAGTTATCGTAAATATATTTGATAAATAGAATTATGCAATATTGGATATTTGGACATACAGGTTCGGGATACATAGAAATATCAAACCTCATAGAACATGCGGATAATGTTTATCCAGCTGACGGTCAGAAGCTTTGGAAAAATGTAGATCGAAATTTTAAGAAAAGACAGATAGGATGGATGCCTCCGAGATGGGTTAACATTTACGGTCTATTTGAAGCACCTCAACCTGACTTTGACCCTTCAGATTATATATTGAACCCTGTCTATCTTAAATTATTAGAAGAAGGGAAAAATACGGTTATACCTGCACATTATCGTCAGTACTTAAATTATATTGATCTTGTTCCATTTAAAGACACAATAACCAAAGACATGCATAAAATCTTTGTGTCTTCGAGTGATAAGCAAAGAATGATAAACGATATAGCAGTCAATCATCCTAACTTAACGGATCAAGATAAAATCAAAGCCCAAGCAGAGATTATAGATTATAATCCACTAACCATGCAATATTTTAAACCAGAAGGTGGATACGATACCATCATCGAATTAGAAAGAGTGTGGGAAGACTGGAACTATTTGAATAACATTCTAACTGCAATTGGCATCAATCTTCAGAAAAAATTCTACGATACTTACATGGAAAAGTCTAATGCCATGCGTTCCAGGTCTTGACATTATAGCAAAAATCTGCTAAACTTATAAAATAATCTGGCGTTAGTATAATGGATAATACAATGAGCTTCTACCTCATGAATGTGGGTTCGATTCCTGCACGCCGGGCCATACATTACGGTCATTAGCTCAACTGGATAGAGTCCCGGTCTTCGAAACCGGTTGTTGCAGGTTCGAGTCCTGTGTGGCCGGCCACTGCACTCTGTTAAATAACTTCATGAATATTCCTTTTACAACTACATTTAAAACAGATAAAGGTCCATGTACCGTAAGTTATAACAACGGAGATCTTTTTAGATCAGTATGCGGAGGACAATCTGGACTCTTTGATCGATTATCTCCGGAACAATTTAATACATGGTTTAATCGATATCATCGAAATTGTTGGAATAGACGATGGGGACACGGATTGTGGAAAGAAGTACCAACAGATAATCCTATTACTATTACTGACATAGGCTGCGGACACGCCTTTCAGGATTTAATGTCCGCAGTATATATGCCTAATGCTAGCTTTCATTTAATTGATGGCGATGAATTTTGCCAAGGTAAAAACCCTACATGGACTGCTGATGGATCATTTATATACAATGATTGGAATGTTGTACGTGACGGTATTGCTAGTAATAATTTAGATCCTGATAGATTTGTAATTAATACTCTCGGAAGAGACCCATGGCCTATGAGTGACATCGTTACTAGTTTTTATAGTTGGTGCTTTCATTATAGTACAGATGTATATTTAGAAAAAGTACTGGCGTCATTAAAACCAGGTGGCAAATTATATCTTACTATTAGAATGATCAAAAATGATCCTAGTATTGAAAAAATTTCAAACGCATTAGGTGTTAGACCAGAATTTATGAATACATACGACGTTAGTACTAAATCAAATCATATACCAGTATTCAACGATGCTGTTGATTATTTTTATGCAGAGGTCATGTGGATTCGACCTAAGGCATAATATTAATATATGAGCAATATAATTGTAATAGGCGGAATTTCTTACGATAAATTAGCCAGACCACTCGGACCGTTTCGATTAAGAACTGCGGCAGAGGCGTCAGGGTATTCTTTAAAAGTAGTCGATTATGCATGGGCGTTTGATGAAGATAAGATGTTAAATCTTCTTGAAGGCCTAATATCTGACGACACTAAAATATTAGGTATTAGTGCCGCATGGTTTGATCGCCACTACGACGGATCTGCAAATAAATGGGCTAATCAATCTTTTTTTAATCGATTTAAAGAAAAATATCCTAACATTGAAATAGTAATAGGTGGAACAAAAACAAATGCACAACCGCTGTTGTTTAACAATGCCAGTTGGTTTATTACTGGATTCAGTGATATTGCATTTATTAAACTTTTAGACTATATCTACGGAAAAGATACTAACTTAAAATATTGGAAAGAATCTAATGTTAAGGTCATACACGGTGATTCACATTACCCTGTGGCTAACATGGACGACTTAGAAACTATCTTTAAACCAGAGGATAATTTTTTAAGTTATCAACCAATGCCTCTTGAAGTGAGTAGGGGATGTATTTTCAAATGTTCATTCTGTACTCATCCTTTTCTAGGAAAAAAGAGTTACGATTATATCCGTTCGTCAGAAAGTTTAGCAAAGGAACTCGCACGTAACTATGCGTTATTTGGAACTTACAGATACACTATTTCGGACGACACATTTAATGATAGTTACGAAAAACTAGATATGGTCCGTCGTGCAGTTGATATTGCAAAAATACCCAATTTTGAATTTGTGGGATATATAAGACCAGAGCTGTTGGTTACTAAAACAGAAATGATTCCTAAATTGATAGACCTAGGTTTAAAGGGTTGTCACTTAGGTGTAGAATCTATGAATACTGATGCTAGAAAAGTTATCGGTAAAGGCATGGATGTTAACAGAGTTTTAGAAGTAGTAGAACGTTTAAGAGAACATGATGTAAGAGTTCATGCTAGTTTTATTATTGGTCTCCCTCACGAAACAGAAGAAGAAAATTATAAATGCAAAGATTTTCTAATAGCAAATAAACATAGGTATTTTCAGAGCTGGGGATTCAACGGACTAGGTTTAGTTCGAGGAGCTACCGGAGAAGGGTACAGCCTGTTTGAAAAGGATCCTGAAAAATACGGCATCAAAACATTTGAAATTCCAAATTCAATGTGGTTAGGATGGACCAATGATTACGGAATGGATAATAAAAAAGCAGAAGATCTAGCTAGAAAATTTAATAACGAATCTTGGCCGCATCAGCAATTTGCAGGATGGACATTGGCCCAAGCATGGTTCCACAATCTTACTGATGACCAAATACGCAACGAAACACACAAGTCTCTTAATATCGATTCTTTAATAAAAAGAAATGGTATAGCAAGAGCAGAAATGAATTACAATGCGATTGTCAATACATCAAGATAACAGAGATTGATCTATTAAATGATCACTGCTCCATCTTGATGTTAGCCAGTATCTATATTCCGAACTGAAGTTTACGGAACTATGTATTCTACAATTATCAAATGCGTAGATTCCGCCTTCCTCTAAATGTAGTGCTGTTGATTTATGCACAGCATTGAATTTCCACATTAGTCCTGCGCCAGGGTTCGTAATAATAGGTATTTGAAATTTAATTATTCTATTTTGCTTTGCGCCATATACGCCTGCGGCATAATCCGAATGTTCGGGTACATAAGAGTACGGAGACATCCTAGATATATTTGATCCAACATGCCCGTCGATTGTAAAATATTTAGACATGTGTCTATCAAATAATTTTTGTAATGCAGGGGTATCTGATAAATGAGCAGTAGGTGTTATCTTAATAGAATACTCTGCAAAGTCGTTGGAAACTACAAACGGTCCTAATACGGCATACTCTTTTAGATCACTGAGTACATCGTCATCCATTTTCTCAAGAAGTTTGTAAGTAAAATTATGTTTCATTTTTGTTTACTATGCAACTGCTTGGGTCTTAATCCTCTTTCAAAATCTGGATAATTTCTAGCACGGTGAATAAGTTCTTCTCTAGTAAACGGTTCAGTAGGAGGTAATCCTATGTACTTACGTTCTATATCTATTAGATAAACAAGACGTCTAGTATCAGAATAATTGTGAGCACTATGCACATACTGATTAGCAAATCCGTATATGTCACTCCAATCTATTTCAACACCTTCTGTTTCTAAGAAGATATCGCCCTCGGGGACAAACAAAGGAATGTGAATCCTAACGGTACTGCCGTCTATGTTTTCAAGTCCCACATGTCTAGTTATAACATTGTTTTTTTCTAAAATGCTGTATGTACTAACTGGACATACGCTCATATATTTTTTAGTAAGGGCTACAGCAGTAGGGAATCTATCAAGGATTTCAGGAGTCTCAGTTCTCGATGAGTATATACCTTTTTCTTCCCATGAGTATTTTATTCCTTCATACTTCCATGCATACTCACTACTTTGAATAGTAGTAGTATCATAGGCAGCACTTCTGTAAGGTTTACCTTTAGCATAATCACCCTCAATGAAGTCAGTGTGATAATCTAGAAATTCTTTTAGTAAGTTTGGTGCAAGAGCCAGTAACTCCTCTGCAATGGGAAGTTCTTCTCTAAGAAAATAGTATTTTGGATCCATGAAATATTTATGGTACTGCTATGTCAGCGAATATTTCTTTGGCTCGAGACATTGTAAGTCTCGGAAGTTGAGTGGTATTGCTTCCGTCAGTTACTCCTATACTGATGCAATAACGCCCTTCACGGTATGCAGTGACATTATGAGGAACTCCAGTTTGAACAACCGTTGGGCCTTTTATTTCGTATCGTTCTATTAGTTTTAAAGATCTTGGTTCGAAGAATATGATGTTTGTAGCAACCGGAGTAATAGATGCTACTGGTTTGGCATTGTCACGTTCTTCGTACCAATTCATAGTACTGCCGGTTCCGCCAATTACCCAATTTATTTTGGTCGCATCACCGGGCTCAATGTCTATATGAGGCTTACTAGAATTGTTAGGATAGAGATAAAAAAGCTCAACCATTAACGGTGTTAGTTTATATTTGGTAAAAAAATTCTTTAATTCTTCACTGATTAGGTCTTGGTAATCGAGACTGGCATAGTTATAAGATTGATTGTGTGCAATAAGTTTGGACACATCGACTCCGTTTTTAAAAACAGGAATATTTAAATTTAAATCAAAATAATGGATGCCCATGAAAATATTTATTTTAACGGTTGACAGGTATCGTAAATAGTAATATAATATATTTGCGACCGTGAGTGGAATTTGGCAGACCTGCCGCTTCTTTCGAAAGGAAAAGCTGGTGATGGGGCAACGTCTTAGACACAGCCTTTGTAGGTTCGAGACCTACCGGTCGTACCAAACATTAACTATATTTTTCCATTAAGAATGGAACAATAACATCTTGTGCTAATTTCCGGCTATGATCTTTAGTAGGATGCATAGGAACAAAAGGATAATCTATTACTCGTGTTGACTCGTGATAGTTAGAATCAAAATTATTTAACCAACGTCGATCATCTTCATTAACAGGCAGACCACTTTCTTCGACACACCATTCTATAATACTTTTTATTTTGAGAAAATGATCAAAGTTTACTTGCTCAAATAAATGTTTATTATTTTGAGTAATAGCATCCGGTAAAACACCCGGAGCAAATGTGGTCATAAAATATTTTATTTTATATTTTTCTAAGAACCATTGTGTTCTAAGTATGTGTTCTAATGTAATAATTTCTGATTCAGCTTGATCATGTAGATATAGATAATAGTTAGTGCTATATATATCAGTCCAATGATGATTTAAGGTTACCCAATTTTTACAACCTGGAATAAAACCTGTTGGATTTTCAGTAGATATTCTATGAATATTATCAAAATCTACTTTGGATTGAAAAACTTCTCTACGGCTATTTCCGCTCCAAGAAATACCAACTAGTATATCTTCGGGGTTATATGTTTTTAAAGCTTCGGTGACTCCGTAGATAATGGATCTAGAAATTTTTCCATTACCAACACTGGTCGTTCCAAAATTATTTAAAGAACATTTAAGCTCTTCAGCTGTTGGATTCGGCCAGTTCTCAGGTCCTGCTGTATAACTACAGCCGCTGGTAATTAATAGTTTAATCGGTTTCATGTGAGTATTTATACGCATATAATAAATATTTTAACAAACATATGGAATGGTCCCATAATGGTATTGGAGCGGATTAACGCAAAAATGCTAAATATTTGTATGAAAGCAAAATACGATTGGGAATTCATTCAGTCAGAATATGACAACGGTATGTCGCATAGTCAGCTATATGTCACTTACGGAGTATCTCCTGGGGCTATACGAATGGCTATTAAACGAGGAGTCTTTAAATCAAGAAACAGAAGTGATGCGGGAAATCTGCATAACTTAACTAAAGCGCCCGTAAAACATTCTGACGAGTTTAAAGAAACGCAGAGAAAACGAATTATCTCAAGATACGAATCAGGTTGGATGCCCAAGTCAGGGCGATGCAAAAAATATAAGCATATCTCGCCCATTGCAGGTGAAGTTTTGTTAGATGGGACTTGGGAACTTGCAGTGGCTAAGTGGTTAGATGAAATGAACTACAACTGGAAACGAAACACAAAACGATTCCAGTATGTAAATTTGAAGAACAAAATAAGTCATTACACTCCTGACTTTTGGGTAGAAGAACTAAACGGATACTTAGAGGTCAAGGGGTATGAGACAGAATTAGACCGTTGTAAATGGTCTCAATTTGTTGACCCGTTAACCGTGTGGAAACGCAACGAGTTAATAGAAATGAAAATAATATAGTGAGTTGGATGAGTGGCTTAAATCGGCACCCTGCTAAGGTGTTTCTCTATTAATATGGGACGTGGGTTCGAATCCCACACTCACTGCCAAGTTTATCTGTGTGTAATGTCAGCCAGGTCAGACGGCCCGCCTTGGAAGTGGGAGGTCGCAAGTTCGAATCTTGCCACACAGACCAGTTATTCCCTGGTAGCTCAGCGGTAGAGCAGTTGGCTGTTAACCAATTGGTCGCTGGTTCGATCCCAGCCTGGGGAGCCAAGTACTCCTATTAGATTCATGTACTTTGTCTAATAGGGAAGGAGAGTGTACATGCTCTCCGAGAGATTTGCTCTTATAGTTAAATGGCATAACGCATCCTTGGTAAGGATGTATTTCAAGTTCGATTCTTGGTAAGAGCACCAAACTCGGGATAAATCTGTTTATAATCAGTTCCCGCAACTTTATCAAATTCCGATATAAAATCTATAAACATTTGAAATTCTTCTTTAGGTTGTTCTTTCAACAATCCTATCGCACTTTTTAATAAATCATCACTTCCGGGTATTGTTAATCTTCCTCGGTAATTAGATAACTTTTCTAGATACATATCTTTGACATTGTCGGGAATATTTCCCGGAAATAAAAATTTCTTATCATGCACTATTGACGGATTACAAAATTTAAATTTTGTCTGTAGTGCAACTTCTAAAGAATGTAAAAACTTAAGAGTATCTGAAACGTATCCTACATTCATAATGCTAATAGTGCTATTGAACCCAAATTTTATTTCAGGATAGTGTTTCCTAATATACTGCATATTTTTATAAATTTGATCCCACTTGCTGAGATACCTTATGTACTCTTGTAACTTAGGTGGTCCATCTATGCTTACCGCTAGTATAACAGAAGTGTTCATACTGGAAACAATATCGAGTATTTCGTGATTCAATCTTGTTAGGTTGGTGATAAAAACAATTTCTTCTAACTTAGTAGCTTCGTCCTTTATCAATTTTAAAATTTCTAAACAATCATTGTCCATCATAGGTTCACCACCTACAAACAACACATGCCGAGTTTCTGAAAAACTTCCTGCAAGAGTTTTAGGGTCAATTGAGTTATCCGAAACAAACTCTGCATAATATTTTTTTAAATTTGGAGATTTAGAGATAACCTGATTTAATTTAGAACTTTGATTAGGTCCGCACATTCTGCAAGCAAGGTTACATATATTCTTTAATCCTATATGAAATATTTTAGGCAATGTAGGATTCTCGGCATCTACCTTGGTAAGTAAATTTTCGTAATCAGTATTCTTTTTATCTTTATAAGAAAATACATCATCCGATATATGACATGCTTTACACTTGTCAATTGTATCGCCGTTTATCATTTGGCTTCTTAAATCTTTAAAATTTTGATTAAACCACGTTACTGGAAATTCAGTTTCTTTTAAAGATCCTAAATTGCCTTCGTACTTACAGCACACTCCTACCAAGTCGTTGTGTAATTGAATTTCAGCTAATATCCAAGGTAGACTACATGCTCCTTTTTCTTTAACTATTTTATCTAATGGTATCATGTGGACTATAAATATTTTAATGAGATCCGATCAAGACATTGCCAAAATCAAATCAAGATTTTCAGAACCCTATTCTATTTATGGGTTCCTTACACAGGAAGAAATATCTCATTTGATCTCTATATTTGATTCCAACAACGAAAATATTATCAAAGGATACGAGGGGAAAATTAAAAAGAACACAGGGCCGGTTACATTAAACTTGGATCCATTCTTAGATGATCCTGTTATCAAAAGCATATTTGAAAAATTAAAAACCTACATAGGTGAGTTTGAATTAAATGCAGGATTCTTTTTTAAGACAGATTACCCCCATATCATACATAACGACGATACTTTTGACCTCAACGATGTTTATAAAGGTATCACAATTCCTCTTGCCTTAGAAGGCACATATACAGAGCTTCCTAAGTTATGTTTTTTTGATCAATGTTATTTCCAAGGACCTACAAAGTTCTTTAACGGAAGTGCTAACATTCCTACATACTACAACAAGCAACTTTACGAGTATTCTACTCTAGAAGGAACCGTAGACGAACCGTTTGATAAAAAAATATACAGAGAATTGTTTACTCATCTAAATCCTAAATGGTTAGAAGGTTTGAGTTTATACAGAACATTAGAATGGCGTCCTACTACTGCTTTGATATTTGATAGTGTTAGATTACATTGTGCTAGTGATTTTAGACGTTTAGGAATAGAATCTAAATTGGCTATAAGTATTTTCACAAGAAAAGTTTAATATGTTCTCATACCAATATATTGATAATTTAGATCCTACTGAAATTAAAAGGATGCAGGATCTATATCTAAAAGCAACATCGGATCCTAAATTTCACTTTCAATATGTAGATATAAATGCCACACACTTCATGGGTATGGAAATAGAAAAGACGGTATTAATTACCGTGCATCCCGGATATCCGTTGCCTATGCACATAGATCAAAGAGAAGGACTTGCATTAAATATTCCATTGTTAAACTGCGAACATACAATAACTGAATTATGGCAATGCGATCAGCCGCATAAAGTAGGATATACTACCAACGGCATTCCTTATTTTTACTACTCTCCTGATACAATTAAAACTAAAATAGGAGAATTTGTTTTAACAAGACCTGTGCTATTTGATGTTAGGGTACCACATTCGGTTACCAATAATGGTCGCAAATCGAGATTGGCAATCAGCCTTAGGTTTAAGGAAGACCCGTGGCACTTGATTTAACTTCATTCCGTTGGCAATACCTTGACATAAACGACGATTATCTAACTGAAATTAGAGAACGGTGTTTGTTAGCATTGCCCAATAATAAAATACACTTCCAACAATTTGATGTATCGATAAAAGAATTTCTAGGAATGGAAGTAAACAATGTAGTAATAGTTCAGATACCTCCGAGATTTATGCAAGAAATTCATGCAGACTTTCGACCTGATAATAACGTATTGGCAATAAATTTTCCTTTAATAAATTGTCAAGATGCGGTAACTGAAATGTGGGAAAGTAACGAATCAACTTTGTTAACTGAAAGGTTAGGGTATCCTACAAATTTAGCAAGGAGAGGTGCTTGTAAAAAAATAGATCAGTTCATAGTAGACAGACCTGTTATATTCAATACAAAAATCTTACACTCAGTTAGAAACAACTCAAGGAATACTAGGATTGCAGTTAGTCTTAGATTTAAAAACGATCCTTGGCACTTAATAGATCAGCAGCCTGATCAAATGACTGATAAAACTCTGTAAGATCAATAGTTAAAGATATCCTATCTGGTCCTATTATATTTCGAACGCCGTGGTGAACACCATTATTAAACAGATACCAGGTTCTTAATTTCATTTTATAAGATGATATTTCTTCTAATTCATTATTGTAAAAAGAAGTTTCAGCCAACCCTTTTATGGTATACATTGCTGTTAATTTTCTATGCACATCAACGTGGGGCGGCAAATCTCCTGTAATTCGTTGAATAGACATAAAATTAAAATACTTCGGATCTAATGTGCTGTTTGAAAATAGTTGTTTAAAAAAATGTTCTTTATCTTTAAAATTCCATAAATTTCTGTAGGCAGATTTTTGTGTGTTCGAAGGGTGTGTTTGATCTTTAATGTTTGAGTAATAGCATTCTATAATAGCAGGTTCTCTATTGACATCGATAGGGTCAAATGGTAACTCTAAACAAAACATATTAATGTGTATAGGCTAAATTTGCAATGACCTTTGCTACATTAGAAGTAGTAAAAGGAACATTAAGAATTAGGTGTTGACTATTATCAACCCAACTAATAGTTCTATGTGTCATGCGTGTATTGACATAATATACTTGGCCGGGTTGAATAAACATCTTTCTTCCGTCCATGATCCAATCGTATTGATCAGGACCAACATTATTTAAGAACACAATCAATCTAAAGCACTCCCGTGGCATACTAGGATGATCACGGTGTGGAACAAAGTATCCGCCTGTATTGCTTTGCACAATAAATGTACGGCCTAAAGGTTGAAACATATCAAGGAACAGGTGTAGGCTTGTACAAGCACGGTAAACATCAGTAGGTTCATTAAATTCAAGTTCGCTAAGTTTACGACCTGCCGCATAACTTGCTTCAGCTAGACTAGGAACATCAGTATGTGTTTTATCCGGTAGGTTGGTCAATGTCAATGCTCGTCGATTGTTAGGACGATCAGTTCGTGGCAAGTAGTCAACCCAGTCGCTATCAAATTGACTGATCTCTTGCATATACTTACCCAGGTCAATATTAATTTTTAAAGGTTCGAAAGGTCCTAAATTTAACAAGGCTAGTTCGTTTGCCATATCGCTAGGTTTTACTAATCCTGTGTATTGTGCAGACTGCCCGCTAATTCCTGGTGGTACTTTATTCATTTTGTTCCTGTGTCTACTTTATCTAATTGTTTAAATGCCCATGCACGTTCAGTACATTGCCAACACCGACCGCATCTACCAATCTTTTTCTCAGTGCATGAGTGAGTTATATCTGCAAGGTCTTCCTGCCCTTCGTCAAGCATGATCTTAATTATTTCATCTTTGAGCATATGAGCAAATGGATATAGAAGTTTTGGATCAGTGCTTTCTAATTTACGTTTAGGAGCACCATTTAAGTTATCTAGTTCGGGAGGGTTTGTATTTACTCCCATAAACAGATAATCTACTTTATGGTTTTTAAATATTTCTATAATTGCTGTTGTACTTTGCTCAGTGTGATGTGCATCAGGATTACCTACAAAAATGGTGCGAGGAATAGATAATCCAAATTTTTTATTAAAATGATCAATTATCAGGTCTGCATAAAGAGCAGAACCGTCATGCTTTGGAATTGTAAAAGGCTGTAAGTTAATTGTTGAACATTGTTTTATCAACAAGTAAAGTAATACAGCACTATCTAACCCACCGCTCAACAACAACCCATATTTTTTTGTAGGATCAAGATTCATTTGGTGGGGTCCAATATATAGTCCTATCTTTAAACTTGTTAGACGAGTTTAAAATAAGATTCTTTGTTGCGGGCGGTAATTGGGATATTCTCAATGATGATATTATCAATACAGCTAATCTAGGAATATTTTTCTTTTTAGTACTGACTGCATGTACCGCATTTATGTTGTTTAAAAAATTTGCTTGAGGTCCGGGAACTGGCACTACGGTATGCATAACGTCTTGTTGTACTTTGTCACAAATTCCTGTTCTAGGAATTACACCTAACTCTTTTCTACTATTAAATTTTTTAGTGGTAGGTTTTATTAGCAAGTCTGCATTTTCTGCATCAGAATTTTCCAGATACAATCTAAGTCCGGATTCGTCAGGATCTGCATGCCAGAACCCAATTCCTTCAAAATCAGTTCTAAGTGGTAAGAAGCAAACAACTTCTAGGTCATTTTCATCTAGCCCAAACGCTTCATAAAAGAACTTTGCTAATTCTGGGAACTGCTGAGAGAAACCGTTTAGCCATTGTGTATCCTGTCTAGCATACACAATATTCCAAGGATATCGGTTGCCCAAAAGTTGACTGGCATCTTTTTCGTGACTTACTTCTTGACTTTGATTTTTGGCTATCCATGCCTTGATATCGGAAATATCAAATTGAGGCAAAGGAGGAATGTCCAAGGGAGTGTATAATATATCTGTAATATCCATAGCAATATTTACAACGTTGTCTTTTTACAACAACCAAAAGTGGTTGACAGGTAAATAGAAAGACGTTACAATATACACATACGTTAAGCAATTAACACCGCTCTTTAAAAATGTAACGCACAATTGTCCCGTTCGTCTAGTGGCCTAGGACACCAGCCTTTCACGTTGGGTACACGAGTTCGAATCTCGTACGGGACGCCATTATAAAGTGTTATCAAGGTATCGTCTATGGACGCATAGACTATGCGGGTCCAACCGGCCGGGAACGGATCCTAATATAACTGCATCGGCTTTGTCAAGTTAGCTACTTCACGACTAAATTTGCACGATAGCACTTTATAATGGCAAATAATGCGAGTGTGGTGAAATAGGTAGAATGATAAATAACATTATATGTTTACTATCTATAAAACTACAAATAAACTTAACGGACGATACTACATTGGTGTAACTAATGGTAGAAATAAATCGTACAAGGGATCAGGTACAGCGTTAAAAACAGCTATTAAGAAGTACGGTGGTAATAACTTTATTACTGAAACTTTAGAAGTGTTTGATAACGAAGAAGACATGTTCAACAGAGAGGCAGAAATAGTCAATGAAGACTTCGTCGCCAATCCGTTAACTTATAATATGAAGTTAGGCGGCAGAGGAGGACGAGGGTCTACTAAAACCGATATACACAAAGCAAATATATCAAAGTCTATCTTAAAGAAGAAAGAAGAAGGTACACTTGTAAGTAACGGTGGCAGAAAACTTAAAATGTCTGTAGAAGAAATATCGAAGTTAGTTGATACATTTGGAATAGTAGGAGCGGCTGCTCATGTAAATGAACCGTACAATACTTTCAGAAGTCGATACTATACTGCTAAAAAGAAATAATGCTCCGATGATGAAATAGGTAACCATAGCAGACTTAAAATCTGCCGCTTAACGGCTTCCCGGTTCGATTCCGGGTCGGAGCACCAAGCATTTGCGAACGGTTCGATTCCGGCCACTCGCACCAAATACTGGAGTAGAAGCATCAATGGTGATGCAGCGGTCTGTAACACCGCCGCCTCTGGCACGCCCGGTTCGATCCCAGGATACTCCACCAAGTTTAAGAAACTATATAATCTTTAAATAGATCAACAGCTTCAGACCAAGTTAATGATCTAGCATTGCTTCTCATGCTGACTGCATATCTGTCTCCAGTTCCAGTTGCTCTGTGAGTAACTGATGCATTGATTAGATATGCTCCAGGTTCCATATTGTAAACCTTGTAGGCAGGTTTTGTAACCTTACAATTGATTCGTTTATAAATTCCTGTTAAGTCTACAATTGGATCAGAAAACTCAACATCCTCGTGCAACCAATATTCTAGATTACCTGTTCCTCCATGGATCCAGTTAATTGCATATCTAGCACGTTCGTTTGATTGATGTACTCGTACATCATCAAGGTGTACATCACCTGTGAAATCTTTTTTAAAGAATACACTTAGTATATCCCAAGGTACTCCATTAAAATTTAACCATTCCGGTTTAATGAAGTCTTTAGGATCATACACTTTGTATTGAGCTTTTCCTGTTGCATCAAATAATTTTTGATGAACATCTGGGTTAATAACATCGATTAACGATGGTAGATTTAATCGGTAAACAAATTCTAACATACAAATATTTATTGCAGGTATTGACAATATATAAATATCCTGCTACAATTAATTTTTTAACAAATGCCCCGGTGATGTAACTGGTAGCCATGCGAGTCTTAGAAGCTCGTGCCGTGAGGCGTGTCGGTTCGAGTCCGACCTGGGGCACCAAAATTTTAACAGAAAGAGTAATATGAAAAGTACCATTAGGCACAATGTTGATACAGATAAATGTGTTAAAAACATTGGCAACAGATTTGATCTTGTTCTTGCCGCGGCTGTTCGTGTACGCGAATTGAAACGTGGACATAGAAAACTAACTAATGGTTATGATAATCCTACCATTACTGCTCTTAAAGAAATTGAAGAAGGCCTAGTAGGCCGTGAATTACTAAGGAAAATACGATGACCTGTAGAGGATACGATGCCAAGGCAGTTAAGGTGCCTAAAAGTGTAAAACGAGTAGCGGCTGCATATCTTGACAATCATGCTCGTGGCGAATTTATTCGTAGCTATGTTCGAATCTTAGAAGAACAATCTAGATCTTATAAGAGAGAAAAATAATGGGCGACGGCGGCAAAGGGTCGGCGCCAAGACCATTCAGTGTAAGCCAAGAAACTTTTGGCAATAACTTTGACGCAATTTTTAGAAAGAATAAAGAAATGACACCAAGTGTTGAACAAATGAAAAAAGGTACTTGCGGTTGCGGTCGTAGCCCAACTGGCGATTGTATCGGTTGGCATAGTCTAACCCAAGAACAATTTCAGCGAGCACAGGCTGCTTGGCTAGAAGAAGAATTTCGCAAAGACAACGAAGTTCAAGATAGTTCACAAGGTGGTTAAATAGTTTAATGCTGGAGTCGCATAGCGGCAATTGCAACGGTTTTGTAAGCCGTCGGGAAACCTCCGTGAGTTCGAGTCTCACCTCCAGCACCAAATATTATGATTTTGTTTACAAATGGTTGTAGTTGGACATACGGTGGAAGTCTAGGATTAGACCTAGACGAACAAACTGATCAAAGACTTGCTAGTGTATGGCCTGCCCAGTTAGGAAAACTAACATCAGCTGAAAAGGTAATAAATCTTTCAGATGGTTGCGGAAGTAACCAACGAACATTTAGAACAACTTTTGATTGGATATCAAATCAATCCAAAGAAGATTTAGAAAAGACCGTGGCTGTAATACAACTTACAGAACTATCTAGGTACGAGTACTATCTTCCTAGATTTGAAAATGATCCGGACGGTTGGATAAAATGCAAGGTTGGAGTAGTTACCAGTCATATTGTACGTGATGAAATCGGCGATTACTTAAATGATTGCAATAGCAAAAGATTATCGTTACATACAGATCAAGAAGGTATGTATAGTCTAATTACATATTGTGAAGCGTTGGATAATTTATTCAAACATCATAATATCAAATATTACCTTTGGAGTAATAGTTTTAAACATAAAACTGAACCAGGTGTTCCCGAACATATTCGGCAATACCTAGATCGTAATTTTAATTGGTTAGATGATTACGGTGTTTGGGATTATGATAGAGTTAGTTTACAAGATGCACATCCATCATTTAATGGACATAAAGATCTAGCAAAACTTATTTTTGATAGAATGTAATAACCCGGATACACTTCTCCGTTAGCGAAGTGGGTGGGGAGATCACCATAGAAACCTCCGGGCACGTACGAACTTGGCCCGCCGTCCTGTGCAGGGATCCGACAAACTATCGTAGGTTAGGTACATCACCTAGCCAGAAGCATAAATGATGTGGACGTAGTAACTGACCAGTCTAGGGCTCCTGTGGTGGGAGTAGCTAGACACTTTTATTAAACGCATTTAACTTACGATGTAATCTGAGTATAGGAAAGGCCACCTTCTAGGAAAACGGCATAAGTGTGTTTAATTAAAGTTTTTTAAGTACAGATTTTGAAAAATCAATATTAGCCTGGATACCAGGATGTGCAAGATCTCTTGCTAGGTCTTGATAATGAATATCCTCTACATTAACATACAAAAATTTAATATTGAGCAAATTACATAATTGTGCAATGGCTAACCTATTTTTTACTTTAAGTAGTGTAGCATTGTACTTGTTTGATAACCAAGTGTTATAAAATTCAGGAAGTTCGGATGATATATTTGCAATAGATCCTTCTGAATCAAATATTTCTATTCTATGATCGTATGTTTGGCAAAATACAACTACCTTAGGTTTAATTCGTTCTAACCAAGAGTTAGCCAATCTAAAGGCTGTGTCATTTGATGAACCGCCTATACCTAAATTATAACAGGCAAGATTTAATTCAGCTGATACTAAACTTGCCCAGGTTGCTTCTAACGGTATTCCTATACCAGCAGTTATGCTACAACCTAAAAATACAATAGACGGGTCGTTTGTAAATTCATTACATCGAAAACCATGGCTGTTAAATTTATAGGTAAAGTTAGAATCAATCCAATTATATTTTTCAAGTAGTTCTTTTTTGTTATTGAGATTTTCTTTATATAACTTTTCAGTGTCCATAGGAAGCCAATATAATTCTTTGTTGGCAAGGTCAATGTAAGGGTTATGGTCAATGTTCATAAAAATATTTATACGGTACTTTTGACCATAAATAGTTTCACGCGGAGTTAGTTTAATGGTAGAACGAGAGCCTTCCAAGCTCACGGCAGGAGTTCGATTCTCCTACCCCGCTCCAAATTTTGCATCCTTAACTCAGTTGGTAGAGTTCCGCCTTTACACGGCGGCTGTCGGGAGTTCGAGTCTCTCAGGATGCACCAGTTTAATCGGTGTGTAGCTCAGCCTGGTAGAGCTCCTGGTTTGACGTTGTGCTGATTTTAAATAACAATGGTCGTCAATAATGCGGTAATAAATAAGTGTTATTGGTCCTGTAAGGATAGATAGTTGTGCCCTAATTTTATTTCGGACATTAGCGCAGTCTGATTGAGAAAATCTCGTTTTTGTATCGCTATACTAAATAGTTATATGAAAAACAGAATAACAAAACCTGGATTAATAGCAATGAATCGCAAGATAGGTTGCGTACATTGTTCGAAAAAAACTACAATAGGTAATATAAAGAAACATGAAAAATCATGTTATTTAAATCCTACTAATGTAGTAGAGTGTTTAGTATGTAGTAAGCCAATAAAGAACTATAAAGAATCAAAAGGTACTTGTAGTCGTAGTTGCGCCAATAAACACTTTAGAAGTGGTGAAGACAATGGTAACTGGAAAGGTGAAAACTACCAATCAATTTGTTTCCTTTATCACGAAAAAAAGTGCATAGTATGCGGCGAGGATAAGATTGTAGCAGTTCATCATTATGATCATAATCATGAGAACAATGATCCTAACAATTTAGTTCCGCTGTGTCCTACACATCATAGTTATGTACATAGTCGTTATGCTATTGAAGTACAACCTACAATAGATGAGTATGTTAAGCAATTTCTCCGTATGGCGTAACCTGGTAGCGTCCATGCTTTGGGAGCATGTGGTGAAGGTTCAAATCCTTCTATGGAGACCAGTTTGGGGGATTGATGTAATAGTAGCCTGGGACCTTTGCAAGCTTCAATCCCCGGTTCGAGTCCTGTCACCTCCACCAAGATCACCATTACACACGGTGTACAATAGGATAAGTAGTGTGTAAAGAATTTACGCGGGGAGGGTGGTCACCACACCGGTCTCATAAGCCAGGTGCATCGGCAGTTCGAATCTGTCCCCCGCATCCATTTTATCAGTCTATATAACATGTTAATTTATGTAATCAAGGGTCCGTCAAAATTAATACCCGATCAAGAATTTAGCATGTTAAAAGAAAGTTTTAACAAAAAAGGTATTCATTGTATAGACTTTCGTATAGAAGATTTAAATCTTGAAATTATCGACTCAAAACTACTGATCAACGGAGGAAGCACTCCTTTACCCGATTTAGTATTAATACGTAATCCTATTTTATTTAAAAAAGATATAAAAAAATTTGAAGACGTTGGCATTCCGTGCGTTAATTCGAGCACTGCTATTCAAAATAGTAGAATGAAATTAGACGCCGCAAATATATTAAACGATCATCAAGTACCAGTTCCTAAAACAATACCGTTTACTGAAAATTTAAATGACATTGTATCAAGTATTGGATTTCCTTTTATTATAAAACCGTACCCTAGTTCATTAGGATTAGATGTTTGGTTATGCAGGAATGAAGAAGATTTTTTTAAATTTCTACCAAATGCAAATAAAATATCTTCAGGACAAAAATGGTTGGTTCAAGAATTTATAGAACACCGATATAAAGAAGTGGTTAGGTCTTTTGTAATAGATCACAAAGTAGTATTTGCTTTGCATAAAACTTACTCGCCCGAAGATGTATTTGTCAACACATCAATACTGAACAGAAAATTTTATCCTATCACTGATGACCTTATAAATATTTCTATAAAAACAACCAAGGCATTAAATATCGAAATAGCTGGTATTGATTTATTGTATGACAAAGACGGTATGAAAGTATGTGAGGTAAATTGTTCTCCATTCTTTATACGTGCAGTTGATACACATCCTGCTCTAAATGTAGCAGATATTATTGTTGATTATGTATCAGATCGATATTTAAAATAATTTTTATGGCCAGGTGGCAGAGCGATTATGCGCTGGATTGCAAACCCGGTACAGGTAGGTTTAACTCCTACCCTGGCCTCCAAACATTGCGGGAATAGCTCATTTGGTAGAGCGAGTGCTTGCCAAGCACTAGGTGGCCAGTTCGATCCTGGTTTCCCGCTCCATTTGACTTTTGTTAAAAACTATGTTATAATATTGACATGGATAAAAAACAACCTAAATTATACGTTCTAATTGGTGTTCCCGGTGCAGGTAAAAGCACTTGGGTAGCTAATCAAGAATGGGCTAAAAATTGTGCGTACATTTCTACAGACAGAATCATTGAACGATACGCTCGTTGGGTAAAGAAAACTTATACTGAAGTTTTTGGATTATATATGCCCCGTGCTGTCAACGTTATGGTTAAACAAGTTAAACATGCACGAGAGCATGGCAAGGATGTAATTTGGGATCAAACTTCGACTTCTGTGTCAAGCAGAGGAAACAAGTTTCGTTTATTACCCGATTATTATGCTATCGCTGTAGTTTTTAAAACTCCCGAAAAAGAAGAACTAGAACGCCGATTGGCAAGTCGTCCTGGCAAAATTATTCCTACAGAAGTTGTAGAGAGTATGATCAATCGTTGGGAAGATCCAACTGAGGAAGAAGGTTTTAAGGAGATTTGGTTTGCCTAAAGAAATTCCAGAACACAGAGATAAATTAGGTCGCTTACTTAAAGTAGGCGATTGTGTTGCTTACCCAGGTAGCAATACCCTTATGATTGGCACGGTTAAAAAGCTCAATCCTAAAATGGTAGGTGTTGCTATGCTGGGCAAAAATGCTTGGGGACCTAGTAACAAATATCCTAATGATTTAGTATTACTCGACGGTCCCGAAGTCACAATGTATTTGCTTAAAAATAGCGGTTGACTTTTTGGTAAACTCCTGCTATACTATAAGCACAGAAAGCAAAAAGGAGTCTAAAATGTCTGAAGTTAAATTCAATGGTCCCCTGTATAAAGTCACAATGACTGAATATGAGAGAGGTTATGGACAGCGCCCAATGGGTGAAAAGTTCTTCGACAACGAGGAAGAAGCCAAAAAGTTCTGTGAAGAATACTTCTCCGGAGATCCTGATTGTTATTACAGAGCAGATTATAGAAAGGTAAACTAACATGCCATGGATTCAAAACATAGCATTAAGTGACATTAAGAGAGGGCTTCATATTGATCCCGGTCCTAATGCCATGCTGATTCAAATTGTGGATCCACCCGGCGACTTTCCTACACCCTTGTACAAGTTCAAAGAAGTGCATCAGTTTCAATTCCTTGATGTTGAGGAAAAGGATGAAGTGCTAGACGAGGCAATGCGGTGTAGTCATGAGCAGGCTGCTGAATTAGTTCGCTTGTTGCAACATGCACTGGACAATAGAATGAATGTTATTGTTCATTGTCATGCAGGAGTTTGTCGTAGTGGTGCGGTGTGCGAAGTCGGAGTCATGCTCGGTTTCGGTGATACAGAAGTATTTCGTAGTCCTAACCTTCTAGTCAAGCATCGCATGATGAAGGCACTAGGTTGGACCTACGACGAGAATGAACCTCATACTATTAACGGTGTAACAACTGAGTTTGGGATCATTCTTCCTAAAGAAATTGAATGGGCTAACGACAATGAGAAAGTGTTTGTCTTGGCCAAAGAAAGAAAAGAAAGAAGAGAACGAGAAGGTGATGTATAAAGTAATAGACAATACAGGTTTTGTGCGAGGCGCATTTGATGATTTAGCCACAGCAATGGAAGCCGCAAAACTTGTAGACGAGTTTGTAACTATCAAAGGTACAGACTTTGAAGTGTGTGGCATATTTGGAGTAGACTCTGTGAAGAACGGAGTCTGCCCAGATGGTGTTGCATATGACTGGAACAAGGCTTCTCGCATAGGACGAGTGAAAAAAGAACGGGTATAATACCGATACATAAATATCGGTATGCCCTATCTAAACACCTATCAAAAATTTAAAATACTGCATTTAATCAATCACTGCATTGGTATTACAGGACTGATTTGGTTTGCAACAACTGCCAACTCGTGGCCTTGGTTGTTATTGGGTTTTGTATGTTTCCTATGGACTGGTATCGTTGGTGTCAATGTTGCGCTACACAGATATTATAGTCACGTAGCATTTAAAACTACTAAATTTAAAGAATATATACTCTTAGCCAGTAGTGTAATTACAGGCTTAGGAAGTCCCGCTATGTGGTGTAGCGTACATCGTGTACACCACACTACTTCAGATACTATTAAAGATCCCCACAATCCTGCTAGGGATGGTATTTTAAGAACTTGGTTTACATTCTGGGATCCTATAAAAATTCCAAAAAGACATGTTGCACCTTTCTTAAGAAATTCAGCATTAAAATTTGTTCACAATAATTATTTCTTGCTGAACTATGCTGTACTAATTTTGCTCGCAGTAATTAACTGGAGGCTGGCTGCTTTTGCATATTGCTTGCCTGCTGTTGGTTGCTTTCACGGAAGTGCCGCTATCGGCGTTTTGCCGCACCTAACAGGCCCTTGGCAAATAGGTTACCGTAGATATGATGTAAAAGATTTAAGTCATAACAACTGGCTAGCAAGTATCTTGGCATTAGGAGAAGGATGGCATAATAACCATCATGCTAATCCAGGTCGTTGGTGGCAGGGAGAAACATGGTGGGAAATTGACCCTCCGGCATTTATGATCAAACACTTTTTTATGGAGAAACAATGAACTGGTATTTTTATAAGGTGTGGATTCCTTTACAACTGCTAACCATTGCATCTGCAATTGGTATCGTAATGGGTTATGTTCACGTTAACTGGTGGGTTGTTTTTATCAGTTGGTTCATTGTAGGACCGATCGGCGTAGGAGTAGGATACCACAGATTGTTTAGTCATAGACAATTTGAAACATGGAAACCTTTAGAGTACCTGATTGCACTATGTGGTACATTGAGTGCTTATGCACCTGTATCTTTCTGGGCCAGCGAGCATCAGTACCATCACAAGATCAGCGATACTACAGCTGATCCTAGTACTCCTAATTTAGGATTCTGGGAAAGTTTCTTATGGTGGCGTATGAGACAAAGTGTTCTTAAGAAGATTGACTTACGCAGTTATCCAACAAGAGTTCTGTTAAGAGATCCTGTGCTTATGTTTTTGAGTAAACATTTCATAAAGATTGTTTGGGCCTTTGCAATTATACTGGCGTTGATTGATATCAACTGGTTAGTGGCTGTGTTTGTAATTCCGTCATTTATTGAAAGACAACGTGTTAACCTTGTTAGTAGTTTTAGTCATATGAACATTCCATTCAATTACAGAAACTTTGAAACAAGTGATCAAAGCCAGAACAATATTTTAATGGGATACTTAACTATGGGATTCGGATGGCATAACAACCATCACGCATATCCAAGAAAACTAATTAACCAAGAACGTTGGTGGGAAATTGACATCGAAGGTATCATTGCAAAATTGATTTCTAAAAACAATGACGTACACAGACAAAGTTGCCATTAAGGTAGTACTGCTGACAATTATAGCATTGTTGGCGGTTCCTTATTATTTTATTGCAGGTGGAACAATTTTAGGTTTTATAGCCATACGATTAGTTGCCCACCTCATTGCATTATTCACTCCTGTAGCATATCATAGATGGTTATGTCATAATAGCTTTCAACCTAACCTACTTGGAAAATTTTTAATGGGAACTGCAATGATCGGGTCAGGATTTGGCGATCCGTTACATAATGTAGTAGCACATAGACTTCACCATCCTCATGCAGACACCGATAAAGATCCGCATAGTACTGACATAGGTTTTTGGAAATTATGGTTAGGACAATTTAAGGTGCCCACTGGCGGTGTTAGACCCCCTAAAGATTTTTTTAGAAATAATATGGCTGTGTTTATGCACAATCATTATTGGAAACTTTATGTGCTGTTTAACATAATGTTATTCCTAATTTTTGATTTAAAAACGGTTCTCATTTATTGTCCGATAAACTTTGTCTACGGTTGGACATTAAACACAATGGTTAATTACTACGGACACATTGACCCCGATACAGGTGCAGTAGGGCCACGTAATACAAATCAAGTGTTTACTCTGCTTACAGCCGGCGAAGGGTTACACGGAAACCATCATATAACCCCTGCAAGTGCGGATTTTTCGTCAACTGATAGAAAAGATCCAATGTCAGGCGTTATTAAATTAATATCAAAAACCGGTTGACACACCGGTAAAATGATAGTATAATATAATTTTAAAGAAAGGAGGCGAATATGCCAGCTACATTTTTAGTTAGCGATACCCACTTCGGTCATATGGGCGTATGTCGCTTCACCCGTAATGACGGAGTAACAAAGTTAAGGCCATGGAATAGTCCTGAGGAAATGGACGAAGCCATGATCAAGGCATGGAACGAACGTGTTAAGCCCACGGATAAGGTTTACCACTTAGGTGACGTTGTTATCAACCGCAGAGCATTACCTACGTTAGCAAGGTTAAACGGCGACAAAGTCTTAATCCGCGGTAACCATGACATCTTCCGTGATGATGAGTATAGACAATACTTCCGTGAGTTACGTGCTTATCACGTTGTAGAAGGTATGATTTTTAGTCATATCCCATTACACGCAGAATCATTAGGCCGTTTTGGTGTCAACGTTCACGGACACTTACACGCTAATCGAGTTAAGCGGGCTCGCGGTGTTGATGCAAGGACTGGAGAAGTCTTATACAGCGATGAGAACGATGTTCGTTATCATTGTGTCTGTGTTGAACAAACTCCAGACTTTGCCCCTATCTTATTCGAAGATGTGAAGAATCGCATTGTTGAAGAAGGTGGTTCTATTACTTTTAAGAACGGCAACGGGCCGACAATGTAATATGGATCTATTGTTCAATAATCATATGAAAGGTTCCGGACACGGAAAGACTTGGAGGGTTGAACTCAGCTCTCCAAGTCGCCCTGTGGGCACATATTATCAAGAAGCCGTAAAGGCCGCTGAAATGATTTGGGCACAACGACAAGGACCATTGTATGTCTGTTATAGCGGCGGACTTGATAGCGAGTTTGTATTAAGTTTATTCTTATCGTTAGGTATGAATATTACTCCTGTGATCATGCGTACACAATACAATGATCCAGATACAAAGTATGCTTTTAAGTATTGCCAGGATAGGAATATTGAGCCCAAGGTTGTAGATTTAGACTTTGACAAATTTGTTGAATCTGGAAAGATTGTTGACATAGCATTACAGATGAAATGTAGTGCTTATCAAATTCCTACCAATATGTGGTTGTGTAGCCAGTTAGACGGAACCGTGTTAACAGGAAATGATCCTCCCCATTTATCAAACAAAAACAATGTTTGGTATATGGATGAGGACGAGTGGAACCATACTCAGTTTACCTATTTCAAAGAAAACAATATACACGGTACTCCGTTTTTCTTGCATTATACTCCAGAAATGGTTTTATCATTTTTGTTAGATCCTACTATACACCGTTTGGCGAATAATATGATTCCCGGAAAGTTAGGTACAAATTCTACAAAAGTCTTTGTCTATAACAACAATGATGGTGCATTTGAATTGGAAAATAGGCAAAAATTACACGGGTATGAAGATGTCGAGTCTGCTCAAATATACAAACACCCTAACATCAAACTGATAAACGGTTTGAAAAGAAAGTGGTCAGGTGTTTGGGCATGTCCGTATTATGATGTTGTCAAACAACTACAATCATTACAACCAGTTGTTAATATGCCAAACGAACTCAATAGTAATCGAAAGAATTGGTATCATCAATAATTTGGACAAATAGTTAGAAAAAAGTGTTGACAAAGCGTAAAAAGTGCGCTATAATAAATGCTTAGTTAGAAACAAAAAGTTTTTAGGATCGATACAGCAATCTTATTACATTCATAAAGTAAACAAAGACGATCCTGTCATTTTAACGAAAGGAGAAAGAAATGACTACATTCGCTGAAGCAGTTAAGTCTACCCCAGCGGTAGCTCGTACCGAAAACGGTATGAAGGCAAAGGCTCATTCGGGCAATGCCCTTGTAGACCTGTTCTACAAGATTGGTGCATCACGTGGTAAGTCTGTAACCGCAGACTTCGAAAAGGCCTTCCAGGAAGATGCCGACCTAGCAATGAAAATTGCATTCTGGTCGCGTGACGTCCGTGGCGGTGCTGGTGAACGTCAGATCTTTCGTGATGTACTTGTACATCTAGAAAAGTTGCATCCAGAAACTCTGGAAGCAGTTCTTCCTTTCGTATCCGAATTCGGTCGTTGGGATGATTTGCTAGTGTTCAAGACTGAAAAGTTCAAGCACATGGCATACACCCTAATCGGTGATGCTTTGCGTGAACGCAATGGTCTTTGCGCTAAGTGGATGCCACGTCAAGGTCCAATTGCAATCGAAATCCGTAACTTCTACGGCATGACACCTAAGCAATATCGTAAGAGCCTAGTTGCCCTTACTAATGTTGTTGAACAAAAGATGTGTGCTAAGGACTGGGACGGTATCGAATTCGGTAAGTTGCCATCGCTAGCTTCGGCTCGATACAACAAGGCATTCGCTAAGAACGCTACTGCGTCTTACGAAGCATACAAGGCTCGCTTGACTGCGGGTACAGACAAGGTAAACGCTAGTGCAGTTTACCCATACGATGTCATCAAGACCTTGCGTCATGGTGGCGATAGTGTGGTAGCAGATGCTCAATGGGCATCGTTGCCAAACTACATCGGCGATGCCAGCGTTATGCCTTTGGTTGACGTTTCTGGTTCGATGTGTTGCCCAGTTGGCGGAAACGCTAACCTGCAATGTATCGATGTTGCTTTGTCGTTGGGTCTGTACTGCGCTGATAAGAACACAGGTGTATTCAAGGATACATTCTTGACTTTCAGTGCTAAGCCAAAGGCACAAGTTGTTAAGGGTACACTTGCTCAGAAAATGAGCCAAATGAACTCTAGCGACTGGGGCATGAACACTAACCTACATGCGGCGTTTGACGAAATCTTACGCATCGCTGTTAAGGGTGGTGTGTCGCAAGACAACATGCCTAAGACTTTGCTGATCTTGTCAGACATGCAATTTGATGCTTGCATCAAGCACGATGACTCTGCTATGCAGATGATCAAGCGTAAGTACAAGGATGCAGGATACGAAGTTCCAAACGTTGTATTCTGGAACCTGAACAGCAAGGACAATGTCCCTGTTAAGTTCGACAAGCAAGGTACTGCTTTGGTGTCTGGATTCAGTCCAGCAGTTATGAAGGGCATCTTAAGTGGTGCTGACATGACTCCATATGGTATCATGCTAGCCACGGTTGACGTACCACGTTATTCCGTGTTATAAATAAAGTACGAGGTTAGGTTCAGCAATATTCAATAACATTGAACTGCTTACATCTATGTCAATAACTGGAGCCTTAATTGTCTTTGAAGGTTATTGACATATATGGATGTAAGATAAAGGAGTTTCGATATTCTCCTTGACAAAAACAAAAAGTAGACAACTAGCCTGTTTATTTTATTAGGATGGGTACAGCAATGTACTACTAACGAAGGTTTGGGGTAACCCGAACGGCTGGTCCGGCTTTATAAGGACTTTGTGTCTAGTCGAGAAACTAGAATCGGGCGCTACCGATTAGCGATAGGGTCGGGGAGACACAAAAGTGATATCGACCAGAAAATAAATTAATAAATCTCCAACCATCCTGTAAATAGGACTCTTCGGAGTCCTATTTTTTTGACTTAAATATAGAATGTGGATCGACAGCGATTACAAAGAAATAGGACCTATAAACGAATTATTATTTGATCCGTTATTGTCCCTTATCAAAGATATCAATTGGAATAAGAAAGAATATCATAGATTATTCCACGAAATACCGTTAAGAAATGGTAGAGTACTTATTCTTCCTTTTTCAATGTCTCCTGATATCACTTATACAACAGAACAACAAGCCGTTATAGATTGTATTGCTCCTATAACTCAGATAGTAACTGATACATTTTTTAATCTTAAAATAATAAGAGGAGAATTAGGAACATTACCGCCTGGCTCTTATCTACGAGACCATTTTGATGATAAAGTGTTCCATGAAAGATGTGTAAGAGTGCATGTTCCTATTACTACCAATGATCAATGTTTTCAAATCTTTGAAGGTAGAAAGGTTCATTTTAACACAGGAAAAATATACGAAATCAATAATAGGATAATGCATTCTGCAAACAATGAAGGCAAAACTATTAGGACTCATTTAATACTAGACCTGTTAGATCAAAATGACTCTAGTACTCCGTCGGATTTAATAAAAACTTCCATTCCTTCTGAGTATCGTAATCTTACAAAAAATCCTTTTAATATTTTAAAATAAATATTGATCTGTTTAACAATTCTGTCTATAATCTAAATAATGAAACAAAAATTTATCAACCTTTACATGGATTGGGCAAAACGAACTGCCCAAATGAGTTACGCTCGAAGATTACAAGTAGGCGCTGTTATCGTAAAAGATGATAGTGTTATTAGTTATGGATATAACGGTATGCCGGCTGGTTGGGATAACAACTGCGAGGACGAAATTAAATGGCCTAATGGACATATCGCCCACCTAACAACCAAACCTGAGGTATTACATGCAGAATCAAATGCTATTGCAAAATTGGCGAAGTCTCACAACTCTGGTGTTGGGGCTGACTTATTTGTTACTCACAGCCCTTGTCTCCAGTGTGCCAAGCTCATTTATCAGTCAGGTATTCGTCGTGTGTTCTATAATGAAAACTATAGAGATGATGCTGGCATCAAGTTCTTAGAGAAGTCTGGAGTGGAGGTAATACAACCCCAACCAGATGTATCCGTGCCACCTCAGAGCAGTTAATAAACGTATGTTTTTTAGTTGTATCAACATAGTATGAAGTGCCATCGGCAGGCATAAATTGCATACCATTGTCATCAGGAAACAACATTAAGCATTGTTTGTTTGTTATTATAGGTATGTGTATTCTAGGGTATGGATCAGAATGTATGCTATAACATGTCTTAGGTTTCATGTACATTAACCTAGTTCTAACAATCCTGTACTCCGATAAAGATTGTAGCCACTGATCTATATATCCTCCTTTTAAAATAGGATTGATATACTTGTAATGAGGTTCAATTATCATACCTCCAGGTTTTTGAATTCTACCAGTAGATTCATACCACGCTTCATCGCTTGAATCAGTTGGATCTTTTACCTGTAGTCCTAATTGAAGAACATTATCAACAAACGGCATTTTGTCTAAGAGCCCCGTTACCTCTGACACGAGTTCTTTGAACAGAGCAAATTTATTAATAGGTTGACATAGCATCAAGTATTTAAGTATACTATATCAAAGGAAATCACTAAATGAAAATTAAACCAATTGTACTTGCTATTTTAAGTGCATTGTCGTTACACACAGCAATCGCACAGACTCAGTTTGATCCAAGAAAAAAACCAGTTACCGTTATTATGCCGTTTGCACCCGGCGGTGGTGTGGATCAAACATTTAGACACCTGCAGAAATATGCTTCACAAAAAGGAATCACTCTAGTAGGAGTTTATAAGCCCGGTGCAGACGGACTTGTTTCAATGAGCGAGCTAGCGATTGAGCCAAGAGATGGTTATTATATCAGTGTGACTACTGCTGGAGTTATTGCCAATTATAGGCTACATCATCCGTCGTCTGATGTTACTGCTATTACCACACTAAGAGATAGTGTTATGGCATTGGTGGTTAGCAACAAGAGTGAGATACAAGATATAAATCAATTAGAACGATACTTGCAACAAGGTAAGAAACTTAACTTAGGTTATGGAGCACCCGGACAGCAGATGTTCTTAGAACAATTATTTGAACTTGCAAAGGCCAAGGCTGGCTCTGTCATGGTGCCTTATAAAGGTGGCGGTCCTGTAGTCAATGATTTACTAGGCGGACACATAGACGTTGCCGCAGTGCCTCTTTCTATTGTAAAATCTCATATCGATTCCGGTAAAGTAAAATTAGTAGGGCTAGCAAGTAGAGCTAAGTTTGAAGGTTATTCTACCGTACCATTAATGAAGAATAAATATCCCAAATGGGAAGAATTTGACGGATTTGCAGTAGTTGTTGAAAAAAATACAAATACAGAAGCAGTTACATGGTGGTCTAATTTCTTACATGAGTATGTTAACGACGAAAATGTAAAGAAAGACTTTGTACAAGAATTTACCGTACCAACTGAGTTTGGTACTAAAACATTAGAAAATACTATCAAGTCCAGTATCAAACGCTTAGAGAAAAATGGACATTAATACATACGTCAACAGAATAAAATATAAATCACTGCCTGAAGATTTTAATCATCAGGACGGTGTAAAATTTAAGAGCTCGTACGAGTACACAAAAACATTTAGTAACTATCACTTTGACAAATTTCAAACAGAAGGTGACGGGGACTGGTATCATAGTCTAGGACGTTTTGAAGGCGATTGGACCGATGATGTTGCTAAGATTATTGAGAAAAGTAAAGAGCTAGGATGGGATGAAAGCACAAAGTCGGGACTACGACCCGGATTCAAAGGTGGTCAAAGTCCTATGAAGGCACAAGAAGAATACGATCGCGTACAGCACGGACTTGACAAAACAGATCAAACTAATCTAGTACTTGAGAACTATCTAGATCAGTTTCCTAAAATTAAGGCAATGGTAGATCACTGGTGCTTGGAAAAAGTCAGTTATCGTGCTCATGTACAATGGCCTGGTCAGTTCTTTGGAGTACACATTGATAAACTATGGCACCGCAATCCTGTAGACCCTGCTCGTATTGTTCGTATTATTATAAATCTTGCTGACTATGAACCGGGTCAAATAATAATGTACGGAAATAGCATACTTAATCAATGGCATGCCGGAGATGTACATATTTTTGATACACTAAATGTTCCACACGGTACTGCTAATATCAGTATCTATCCTAGACCTAATTTAACAATTACAGGGTTACGTACTCCAGAAACTGATGCTGTTCTAGCTGCCGCAAATAAAGATGCAAGGTATAAGATTTAAAGGAACATGACCTTTATCAAAAGTTTCTCAACAAGTAATATGCTCTTGCCATTGCCTATTAGGCAACTTACCGCTTTTTAAATATTTAGAAAAGCAAAGACGATTTGAATTAGTTCCTCTATTGTACTCGGGAAACTTTTCTTTTGATGTAGCAAAGAATACACACTTAGACGGTGTAACTCCTAATTGTTTACAAAATTCTTCTTGAGTTCTTCTATAGGTAATATAGTTATAATCAGGACTATATCTATTAAGTAATTCTAATCCTACTGCGGCAGACAATCGATTAACATAGTTGTTCTTATTATAAACAAATAAAGGATCTCCGTTGTCCTCTCTTGTTAATCTCATACCTACTCGCATAAAACCTAACGGAAAGCACTTTGCTAAACTGAATGTGATATCAGTTATGCAACTATGATTAAAATTCATAGTCAAACCAGCACAGGCTCCAAAGTAACAGCAATCGATTAACACAGGGACTCCTAATGTATCACATTGAGTTAGTATTTCTTCTAATAGAGGATGTTCCTCACCTGTATCAGCAAATGGTAAACTTACTACAACTACATCATTGGAATCTACAACTTCGTCATCTAAGTACGGTGCAGGTGAAAAGTAACTCTTAGAGGCGGCGGCGTGATACATATATTCGCCTCGAAAATATCGTAATCTACGATTTTTATTTTTTAAGTAAAATTTATCAAAAGCTTCGGTAGACCCGTTTACAAATGCCTTGGCTTGAAAATTCTCAAGACCTGTGATAGTGTTTAATTCTGTTTCTAAAATCCAATCATAAAATCTTTCTAAGAATTGATTGTGTATATTAGTATCAGTTAAGCAGCCATTACGAGAGACATGTGAAATAACATCATTTACTTCATCTTCTAATTCTTTATTAGTGATGCTGTGAATACTACCGTATGGTAAACTTTTTAATTTTAGTAATTCTGCCGGAGTCATGATTTGCTTACTAGATATTTTTTTGATGCTACCATCTTATATAACCTTTTTCCATCATTTATAGAGTGAAGTAATAAATCGGGACGTATTTGATCATAATGTGAATTACTCATATCAACGTAACTATCTTTAAACACAGATAGTTCATTATATTTCCATAACCAAAAATGTTTATCTGATCTATCTAATTGATCAGGTTTATTTGCTTGATATCTATCGGTCCAATTATCATAGATAATATGCCTTAGTTGTTTTTGTTGTTGTCCTAATTTATAAAGAAACGATCTAGCATTAGTACGTTCTTCTTTTGTAAACCTAAGTGCAATCATTTCTTCGTTTATTTTAAAAGCGTTAATAGCCACACTGGCCATTTCAAAGGCTAAAATAGGAAATTTTGGACTCCAATAAAAATACTCTGTACCATAAACATTTTGAGGACACGGTGTACCCATGGTCACGGCAGAATCATTGAACCACATGTATGCATTATTATCTTCAAACAATGTTTGAGGTTTATCAACTCCGTAAATCCCTGCTACTTTTTTACCCTGTTCTGTTAATTTAATTTCATTAGGAGACCAAACAGCAAGAGATGTAACTTCGACATCGTGCCAATGATTAACAATGTTAAAGACCTCTTCTTTTCCTATAGAATCACGCTCCTTAAACCAGTCTACAATTTCAATTTTAATATTAGGATGATATTGTGAAACCTGATCAAGCACTGGTTTGATAGCATAATCCCACTCGCTTAGGTAGTTTAGTGCGGTAGGCTCTAAGATATTAGGTTTATAAATCCCACGATCGATAACATCATTTGCCCATTTAACACATATTTCATCTAAATGTATCCCGTTGTCTAAGAAAGATCGAAGTACATTATAACTATCAGCACCGCCCGAAAAGTACAAAATAAGATAATCGTAGCTATCTCGTAATTGCTGTGCCCTTTGTTTGTAAAGTTCTTTTAGTGGGAATTTACCAATTTGAGATCTGTCAAAATTTTCCCAGATATGATCAAAATATACAAAATGTACAGGTTGTTTGGTTTGGGTAGCGTTAAGTAAAGCATTATATTTGTTTATAAACTTTCTGTCTTCTACACGCCAGTACCCTTGTGGGTAATCATTAATAGGATCCATGGTAGAATATTTATGGGTACCATTTAGTGATAATATAAATACTGAAACTGGAGAGTTAGCATGCCTTACATGTTATTACAAAATACATTTACTAGACCCACAACTGATATTCCATTTAGAGATATAAATGGAACTAGTGAAACTGCGTTCATACAATCATTGAAAGACAACGGTACCCTATGGAATAGATGGGAAGAAACATCCGAAGATCAGTTAAGTATAACTATTAATAATGTATTTTATATGGAATCCTACGGAGATGCTATGCTAGTTAATACTAATATCAGGATAGATCCAGGCTGGTACGATATTCATGTAGCAACAGAAGAACATTGTTCAGCACACGGTGTGGTTAGGTCAAATATAATAAGAACATTATGCAACGACGATTTTGACCCAATTGAAATATACATTTACATCCCAATTGATGTATTCTGATTAAAATATTGCATCCTATATTCGTTTTTTAAAATATGTAAGGTAATTAACGTAGGAACTTTAAGTACATTATAAGGTTTGAAAAAGAACCTATGTTGCTCTCTTTTACATTCATCCCCTGGTTGATAAACACCATCCCACAATATTTCATATCTTAGATTGCCAATTACAGACGGATCTCTTGCCATCAGTCTATTTCTAAACTCAAAGTCTGCCTTTCCTTCATCAAGTTCCCTAGCTGTATAGAATTGAAATATATTGTGTTGTTCACCATAAGCAGTTAATAATTTCATTATACCTGCATGTACAGCAAAATGAGATCTTACAGATGCAAACGAGTCGATTCCTAAATTGAATGCTTGACCATGTGTGTACCAAATCCCTGAAGGCTCGTGATACCCGCCTGCAGAAACTGCAACCAAAGAATCGTTCAAAAAACATCCTCCTACTTTATAATTAGGTTGGTGGAATAGAAATTCTAACCTTGAAATGTATTCTAACTTTTCTTCAGTGGACAACACTCTGCCCATAAATTTTTCTTTACTTTTATGTAGGTCAACAAAGTCGGAGAAATCATCCTCTTCAAGCAATCTATATGTGTAGTTCGGGTTTATCATTCAGGTATTTAGTACCACTATAAATACATAAAAATAAAACACTATGAACCCATTTAAATTTATTACCAACTGGTTTAGAAGAAGAAAGCAACGTAAGGAATTAGAAAAACGTATTGCAGAACTTCGTAAACGAGATCCCTTCATTTATTAAACATGATCATAGGAATTAACGGACAGAACCACGACGCCAGCATGGCGTTAATTCATAACGAAGATATCTTATGGGCAGCACATGCTGAAAGATATTCAAGGGTTAAAAACGATACTTACTTAAATTCGACAATGATCGAAGAGATGTACAAGTACGGAGAACCTAAATTAGCAGTATGGTTCGAAAAACCTTTTTCAAAATCCTTAAGAAAACTTTACAGCGGGCAACGTCCTTGGTGGTGTAATCCAAAAGAAGAATTAAAACGTGTAGGCCTTGGACACTTACCTATTGAATATGTAGGACATCATGAAAGTCATGCTGCTGCCGGTTTTTATACCAGTGGATACAGCGATGCGGCTATCTTGGTTGTCGATGCCATAGGTGAATGGGACACCGTGAGTATCTGGAAAGGTACGCACTACGGCCTGCAAAGAGTATGGAGTAAAAGATATCCAGATAGTATAGGTTTATTTTATACAGCATTTACACAATACCTAGGACTAAGGCCTAACGAAGAAGAATACATTTTAATGGGCATGGCTGCGCTAGGCAAACCTATATTAGTAGAAAAACTTAAAGAAGATTTCTTTAACGAGTTTAATGCACCCGACTTTAAATTAAAGCACAATTTACACAATGGTTGTCGATGGTGGGAGACTCCTGAAGGTGTAAGCAACTATGATATAGCCGCAAGCGTACAAGCCATTACGGAAGAATATCTTACAGCAACTACACAATGGATGAAACAACATATATCTAGTGATAATCTTGTATTCATGGGCGGATGTGCATTAAATTGTGTTGCCAATAGTCTAATTGCTAAAAATACATCTTACAAAAATGTGTGGATCATGCCTAATCCAGGAGATGCTGGTAGTGCTATCGGAGCAGTTGCTGCCTTAGAACGTAAACAACTAACATGGACTAGCCCGTATTTAGGTACCAACATCAACCGTGTTTTAGATATCGAAGGAATTGTCAATCAATTAATAAAAGGCGAAGTTGTCGCAGTAGCAAACGGCCGTGCAGAGTTTGGTCCAAGAGCCTTAGGAAATCGTAGTTTACTATGCGATCCCCGAGGACCCGGTGCCAAAGCAAACATGAACAGACTGAAAAAGCGTGAGGCATTTAGACCCTTTGCTCCTGCGGTTTTAGAGGAACATGCTGATATGTATTTTGATATGCCTGTAAAATCTAGCCCATATATGCAGTTTGTTGCTCGTTGTAGGGTTCCAGAGCTTTTGCCAGGAATATGCCATTATGATAATACCAGTAGGGTCCAGACCGTTAAAACCCAAGATAATCCAAATTTCAGGGCAATTTTAGAGCTTTGGCATGAAAAAACCGGCTGTCCTATGCTGATGAACACTAGCTTAAACGTCAAAGGCGAGCCCTTGGTAAATAGTTTAGAAGATGCAATGCGTTGGGAAAGGATAAATGGCGTAAAAGTATTTTGACTTTTTCCAAGAATGAGTTTTACAATTAAGACTCACACTATAAGGACTTTGAAATGAGTACACGCAGATCTAAATTTGATTGGTCCATTTTAAACCGAACCGGGTTAATTGAATACTTTTGGAGTCTATATCCAGAAGTAACAGATACAGAGTTAACGGTTACTCAATTTCATACAAAATTTTCAAGGCACATAAAAAAACAACTTCCGATTAGGATATCAAAATTAAGAAATATAAAAGTAGAACCAAATTGGATATGGGCAGGCGGCACATACTTCAGCGATTGGGACAAAGAAAAGAAACAATGTATAGAAATACAATTAGTTTATAATATGTCTCAAGAAATAATTGTTGTATCAAAGAAAAGATTTCGAAGATTGTGTCATACGATTGCAGATACAATCTTACACGAGATAATGCACATGAGGCAATATCGTCGTAGAAAATTTAAAGAATTGCCTGAGTATGCAAGCACCGCAGCCAGAGAAGAAAAAAGACAGGAACAAAGTTATTTAGGTTGCACTGACGAGATTGATGCATATAGTTTTAACATTGCCTGCGAGTTATTAGATAAATTTAAAAATAACCCTAAACTGGTTGTAAACTACTTAAATGAAAATCAAAAAGGGTTGAGACGAACACACAATTGCTGGAGAATGTATTTAAAAGCATTTGATCACGATCATAATCATCCTGTCATACAACGAGTTAAGAAAAAAGTTACACGCTACATACCACACGCACTAAACGGAAAACCTTATAAAAACAAAGATTGGATTAGTCGATAGTTAAGATGCTAATAGATTGTGATTACAAAATTATAGGAAAGATAGATAATAAGATCATAGAGTCGTTAAAGAATGTATGTCTATCTATAGATTGGAACGATCCTCAATTTATTAGAAAAGAAAATAAGTTAAGAGAGGGGAAACTTTATTGTTTGCCGTATTTGATGATTTCGCCTGTCCAAAAACAATATTCAGAAGAAAGTTTAGAACTAACTAATGATATACAAAATATTATGAGTATGTTTCCAGGACATACCATAGTACGTGGCGAGTTATCAACACTTGATGTTAATACAAAACTTGATCCTCACATCGATCGAGATTGGTTTCATAGATGTTGTAGAAGGATTCACATACCTGTCTTTACCAATGACAAATGTGAGCACATATTTGAAGGAAGGTCGCATCATTTAGAAGAAGGGTACGTTTACGAAATCAATAACCGCATTATGCATTCTGGGATCAACAATGGAACTTATATGCGTATTCATTTGATTTTAGATTTAATGGATACTGAAATTTTTGAAACGTTAACACCACATCAAAAAACTTTTTCTATGTTTTCTCGAATGGTAGCAGACCCAATAAATGGTAAAGAAGTAGAATAATATGTTAATGGATTGTGATTATAAAATTTTAGGTCCAATAGACCAGAGCCTAATTGACTCAGTAAAAGATAAATGCCTGTCAGTCAATTGGGCAGATAATAAATTTGACAGATTTGAAACCACTCTGCTCGAGGGCAGATTGTGTTGTATGCCATATGTTATCATCAACGAAAAACAAAAACGACATTCTGAAGAACAATTAGAATTAATTAAAACATTAGAACCTATTGTAGATCGAGTAATGGAACATTTCCCCGGATACATGAAAATGCGTGGAGAAGTTGCAACATTATATAGTGGCGCAAGATTGGTATTACATCGCGACACTTCCTGGTTCCATACCGTTTGCAGAAGAATTCATGTTCCTATCTATACTAACGATAAATGCGAACAGATATTTGAAAATAGATCGTTTCATTTAGATGAAGGTTTTATCTATGAGATCAACAATCGTATACCTCATTCTGCATATAATGGCGGGAATGAATTTCGAATTCATTTGATTATAGATATAATGGAAGAAGAAAAGTTCAATGCACTTAATAAGGCTGAACGTTCTTGGAATCAACTAACCCGTCCTATTCCTGCGCCAGTAGATGGCAAAGAAGTTATTTGACTTAATATAAAAGTCATGCTATAGTATAGTATGACATACACTATTCATAAAACTCAGGTACATGCTATTCGAGAAGATGATAAAAACTTCCGGATTCAGGATGGCTTTGTTTCTTACCCGCGGGCAATGATACATGTTCTGCCCGAATGCCCACAAGACGTTCGAGAAATGATCAATTGGGCATCATCATCTGGCTATCTTAAATGTGTCGCGCATGTTACAGAGCGTGAACTTATTTTCATGGGGCTCACTAAATGATATTAAATACTACTTTAACGATGCCCGGCACTATTGGCGGCGCAAAATTTGTTTTCAAAAAACCAGAACATATGAAAAAAATTGGAATTATAGGATTAGGATTTGTAGGTGGTGCTATCAAAGCATCAATAGATTGGGGAGATGATGCATTTGTTATTATTGACCCTGCAAAAGGATTTACAGCAACATATCAAGATATTGCAAACGAAACAGATGGTGTATTTGTATGTGTTCCAACTCCAATGGGAGACGACGGAGTTTGCGATACCAGTTTCCTAGTAGATGTACTGAGCAATTTAAAGGCTGTAAACTACAGCGGAGTTATTATTAGCAAGTGTACAGCACCTCCTAGTACCTACGAAGCACTAAACTACCACTACCCTAATCTAGTTCATGCTCCTGAATTCTTAACAGCCGCTAATGCTGTGCGCGATTATGCTAATGGTAAATTTGCTATAATCGGTGGTAGGATTTCTGCTTATGTTAGAGAAGCAGAACGTATTATTAGAATAACACAGACTAATCTCGGAGATAATGTACGTCATTGCTCAATTGGAGAAGCCGCATTAGCCAAGTATACCATCAATAGCTTTTTAGCAACCAAAGTTACATTCATGAATGAACTATATGAAATTGCTCAAGCGGCTGGATTAGATTACAATCTAATTGCTAAAATGGTAACTATGGATCAGCGTATTGGTTCAAGCCATATGCAAGTTCCAGGTCCGGATGGGTCGTTCGGATTTGGTGGGGCTTGTTTCCCTAAAGATACTGCCGCACTATTAAAATATGCAGAGTCTTTAAATCAAACACCCATGGTGCTTGATGCCGCAGTTAGAAAAAATACCCTATTAAGATTAAAGTGAGAACATATGAACGAAATTGAACAACACATAATTTCAATTGTTGCTAAAATGCGTAAGAAGGATCCGTCCACTATTACTAACCAATTGAAATTTACAGATGACTTAGGCATGGATAGTTTAGACACCGTAGAAATTGTAATCGAACTTGAAGATATCTACGGTATAGAGTTAGATGAGAAAAATGCTCAAGACATTATTACCATAAACGATTTATCTAAAAAGATCAAACAAGAGCTTGACAAAAAGAAATCTGTTGCGTAAAATAAACAGAATGGCAATCCACTGCCTAAACATCGGAGAATAATAATTGACAAAAAGAGAATATAAAAACGATCCTGTAGTTCAGGCAAACTCAAAGCCAGAATTTAAATCAGATGAGTATGTACCTTTAAAGAAAGAAGTATATATTAAAGCAGGCGAAGATATGTCTGATAAAGGTTATGAAGAAGCGTACCTAGCAGATGTACTTCGCTTTAAGATGAAACGAGAACAGAAGCGTTTTTGGGCAGGTGACAATATTAGCGAATATGTCACCGAAGAACACAAAGAAAAATTAATCGACGAAGCAACAGAAGCATTTGAACTAGTACTTGATCGATTGCTTATTGATAGAGAAACTGATCCTAACTCAAAAGGCACAGCACGTAGGCTTGCCAAAATGTATTTTAATGAAATAATGGCAGGAAGATATGAACCAGCACCAGACGCAACAGCATTTCCAAACGATAGCGAGGATCGTTATGAAGGCATGTTGGTGGTTAGGAGTGAGCTTCGTAGTATGTGTAGCCATCATCATCAGCCAGTTAGCGGTGTTGCCTATATTGGAATCATTGCCGCTCAGAAACTCATTGGATTGTCCAAGTACACAAGAATCGCCCAGTGGTGTGCCAGACGCGGTACACTCCAGGAAGAACTTTGTAATGACATTGCTCGAGAAATTCAAAAAGCCACAGGTGCAGGCGATCTAGGTGTATATGTACAAGCAGTACATGGATGCTGTGAAAACCGTGGCATTATGGCTAAAAGTAGTTTAACTCAAACTACCGTACTGAAAGGTGCATTTAAAGAAGATCCTGGTACTAAAAAAGAGTTTTTTGATAATATCAAAATGCAACAGGAATATGCATCAAAATGACAACTGCTAGAGATATAACCAAACAATTGATAGATCGTGCAAAAAATTTACAAGAATTTATAGTCGAACGAGATATGAATGAAATTCCGTTGCACGGTACTATTAAATTTGATATAAAACATACACACGGTAAACCAGCTAAAATTATTGTTTACGCTATATCTCAACAAGAAGCAGAACAAATGGTTGATGATTGGTTTTCTGAGGATCACAATGAATGGTAAGATTAGTTCTTGACTTTATTCACATACTAAACTATAATAAACTATAAGGTAAAACATGAAAAAACCCAAACTCAATATTCCTAACCGTCAGGCAATGCAACAACGTCCTGCGGCACAACCTGCACCACAACCAGGTCAACGCCCAAGTATTATGATTGCAGTTCCGGCGATGGAAATGGTCAATGCAGAATTTGCACAGCATTTAGCCATGGCGGCCGCTAATATGGTTGCTAATGGTATCAAAATTAATTGCGCTTTTAACATTGGATCAGTAATTACGATTGCTCGTCGTAACTTAGTTGATATATTTTTAAAATCCGATTTTGATTATATTTGGTGGGTTGATAGCGATATGAAATTTCCTATCGATGCACCTATGCGATTGTTAGCACGTAACAAGCCAATTGTTGGTGCAAACTATCGTCGTCGTCGTTTCCCTAATCCTAACTTTACAGGCATGATGGGCAAAAGCGGCGCATTCCAAGAATTCCAAACCACAGACAATTCGCCAGCAATGGAATTGATCGATGTGTTGCCGCATGGCATGGTCCTATGTAAGCGTGAAGTTTACGAAAAAATCCCACACCCTCACTACCTACAAGAGTATGTTCCAGAACTTAATCTTGAAATTGGTGAAGATATCTTCTTCTGCCAACAAGCACAAAAGGCAGGATACGAGATCTGGTGTGATCAAGAACTGAGTAGAGAAATAGCACACATTGGTATTTTCCACTTTAACTACAATCTATCAGTTCCAAAATAAAAGAAAGGAACCCTATGTTATTTGAAAGCATAGAAATTCGCAAGGTCTGTAACGGTGTTATTGTAACCTTGCGTAGCGAAGAAGATGAAGATCAGGAGTATGTATATGACTCCGATCGTAAAGCGATTAAGTTCGTTAAAGATCTTCTTGAGACCAAAGGTAAAGAGACTCAATCTGTATGACTATTAAGAAATCCTACGAAGTAGGCGATACCGTATGGATTTACGGAATTAATCGAAGTAATACAAAGCCTGCAAAAGGTAAAGTTATTAAAACAATCGATCTTAGCGATGTCGGATATACCACCGGCAATCATTATGTAATTGAAGTACCTTCTCACATTGAACCCTTGTTAGAAATACGTACTTGGCATAATATAAGTCAAGACGAAAAAGGCCCTGTTGGTTCGTTAAGAGAGTTAGGTAACGTTGAGTCTACTATTAAATTTGCCAGTACCGTTGGTTTTGCTTTTGATGACAATCCTGAACTTGATTCAGATGATGACGAAATTAGCCCCGATCAGATTCATGCGGCTTTAGAAAAGAGTCAACAAGATACAGCTCATGCTCCTTTAAATCTTAAAGTTGAAAAGCCGAAACGTAGACACTATCCTAGGAAGAAAAAGGTTTGAGCGCTCTTGATGACTTACAAAAGGTAATCTTTGAATGGAAGGATCAACTTTCTGTGATTACACCTAGCATAACACGCAGAGGAAATGGCCCTAACTACTGGTATCGCCTACAATTTGTAGAGGTGCAAGAGGAAGCCAATGAGTGGTCAGGCTGGAGCTCTTCCAAACTTGATCAATGTATAGAGTGGGCCGCCGAACGATTAAAGAGTTGGAGCGATGTTAGAAGAGTGTCTTGGGACATGTGGGATTTTAAGAGTCGTCGAGATGCTGAAAAGTTTATAACGATATTTCACCTATCATGGGATCAGTAAGATATCAAATTCGAGATGAAAACGGTCAAAGAATAATTGACGAAATCCATAGGGTTGTAGTCTACAGATTCATGATGGGAGATGTAGAGGATCCGGATTTATATGCAGGGCAACCTATTTGGGATTGGCAACAAACAGACGCAGGTAAGTTTGTTATGAAACATGCTCTAACTCAGCCTTCCTGGGAAAGACAAGTAGATCACACAACCTTGGGTTATCGATATATAATTATCGCAGAGTTAGAAAAGAAAAAACTATCAGAATTTTATCTAAGATGGGGCAAAGATGGAAGTGGTAAGATACGGTGATACTTGTACCGTTAAACAAGCAAACTCTGGTAAAGCAGTAGAGGCCGAAGTTTTTGACTTTAAAGAACAAAAGAACCTTACCGTGGTTTTAAACAAAAGTGTAAAGCTACCAATGGTATGGAACGGTAAGCTATACGAAGGAAAAATGGCAGGTATTGATTTTACCAGTACAGGACCAAAAGTAACTAAGACAACAACAGGAAGATAATATGAATTTTAAAATTGGTGACAAAGTAGAAAAGACTAGCGGTTATAAATGGCCAGGTGTAGTCATAGCGGCATTCGATACACTAGCAGGCGAGCGTAGAGTGGTAGTAGAATGTACTACTCCCGAAGTAGCAGGTGCGTTGCACATCTATAACGAAAAACAATTAACTTTGGTAGACTAATATGAGTGGACGTGGAATCATTGCTCAAGAAGAAGAACAAGAATGCGAATTGTGCGGCGCATTTGAAGAATGTCGTCCTTATGGCCCAAACGGAGAACAAGTTTGTTTCGATTGTGGAATGAAAGACGAAGAAACAATGAAACGAAGAATGACGAAACATATTTTTGGAGATACATTACAATGAACCCATTTCGCGATCAAGAAAAATTCATGAAGGCCTGCGACCAAAGTGTCGATAACTTTAACGAAGATCAATTTAATCTATATGTATCGTTAATCGAGGAAGAAGCCAACGAGTTAGCGGATGCAATCACAGCACACAACAAAGTTGAAACACTAGATGCACTAGTCGACATTCTGGTTGTTACTATTGGTGCATTACACAGCATGGGTGCAGACGCCGACGGTGCGTGGAAAGAAGTAATGCGTACTAACTTTGCCAAAATTGATAAAGAAACTGGCAAGGTCCGTAAGCGTGAAGATGGCAAAGTGCTCAAACCGATTGGGTGGACTCCACCAGAATTAGAACCGTTTGTTACCAAAAAGTAATTGACAAGAAATCCTGTTTAGTGTATAATTAGTACATAAACAGGATTTTTACTATGCGTGAGTACATCAACATTGTCGAAGGTATTACAGATACGTGGTTCAACGATATGGCCGCTATGCGTGTATACAAACGACCAGCTAAAGAAAAATATGAAATTGCAACAGAACCAGGCACAATCGAAACATTAGAAGGCCCTGTTAAGTATCCTGCAGGTTTTTACATTATGACTGGACCTAAAGGTGAGCAGTATCCAATCAGCCCAGAAAAGTTTAAAGACCTTAAAGATGACTTAGGGAACGGTGTTTGTACTCCTAAGAAAATTGTTAAAGTTGCTAAAATTGCAGACCATACGGGTAGTGTCAATACCAGTTGGGGCGAGAAGTTACATTATAAACCAAACGAAGACGTTATTGTTCGCCACGGTCCAAATGACTACGGTGTAGTTAAAAAAGATATCTTCGACCAAACTTACGAGAAAGCATAATGCGTAATCATTATTGGACATGTTCAAAATTTGCCGACTGGGTTCGCGGCACACCTAAGGGCGGTGCAAAGACCAGTGAAGGTTGGGACGAATGGAATGATGAAGCCAAGCGTTACCATCCTGTGCGCTATTGGCTTGCTGAAGAAGGTCTTGACTACGCTCAAAGGATTGTTTTCTGGATTCCGGATAAATTACATGCTATCAAATATTATGTCAATAATCGTTGGATTACCCGCACTCATGCTCTTACTGCCCATCCTAGGGACATTCCTCGTGGTGAATGGCGTGATGTGGGAAATCGTTTTCTTCCCTGCCTTTTTAACGAACTTGTGGATTTTGTGGAAGTTGAACTAGCATGGTGGCACCTTGCCTGGAATGCAGAAGAAAGACCAAAGTATAACATGCCTTGGTGGGCAGTAGGTTGGTGGCGTATTCCCACATGGCGCTGTCCGCAGGCTGGTCTTGATAACCTAGATTGGCAAAGTAAACTAGTTTGGAAAGAAGAAGAATGTGAGCTGAATAGTCCAAACATTGGAAAACCTACTTACCAAGCAGAAAAGGCTTTAGAAATTCTAGCACTTTATAAGTGGTGGACTGAAGTTTATCGTAACCGTCCAGAACCAATGGAAGCAAGTGGTTGGAGTGCTTATTGTAAGGCCGCCCGCCTAGCTAACGGTGGTCGACTAAGATTCAATGGCGACAAGACTCCTGAGCTCGCTAAGATGAGCAAGATTGCTATGAAGAAGCTTCAAAAGATTGAATCCGATTATGAAAAAGAAGATGAAGCAATGATGATCCGTTTAATTAAAATTCGTAACTCACTTTGGACTTAAAATGACTGATAAAAAACTTGAAGATAAAACTATTGAAGAACTCGGACCTGAGGACTTTCCAAAACTAGAAATTAAATTTGCCCCCGGTGCATTTGATGATTTTGAAGGCTCTCAAGAAGAGCTTGACGAACTGGTATTACAAATCCAAAATATGATCAAGGATGGATCACTATTTGAAAAATCTAGAAGTGTAGATCTTGATGAACTTTTGGAAAGTGATGATCCAGCTGATCAACGTCTTGCACAAAAAATTATGCATTCTTTTGACGATCAAGAGCCACCACAACTTCAATAAAAACATCAGATAAATATTTTTATGAAAAAATATTTTGATGAAGTACCATTAACTCCTTTCCAAGCTAGATACGGGTACAATGTACCAGACAATAATTATCCTACAAATTTCTTTGTAGAAAAGATGTTAAGTAGGAAAACCATAAGAAGGTTTGACACAGAAAGCCCGTTAGATCCTAAATTAATTGAAAAACTAGTTGCTGTAGCCCAATCTGCTCCAACTAGTTCAATGCTTCAGCCATGGAGTATTCTCGCAATTAATACAAAAGAACAGAAAGAGAAATTACTAACAGAAGAAAATGCAATTTGGTTTGAAGCACCGACAAACCATCTTACAAAACAAGATATAAACGGCGTCAAGAGATCAGATGTACCAACATCAGCAATTATCGACGCACTGAAAGAATGCGATACATTGTTAGTATGGCTTGTAGATTTTACAATAACAGATGCTGTTATAAATCGTCCCGATGCATATGATGCTGACCCACAATTGCTCAAATATAGAGATCAAGTTGTAAAATTGTCCCGAGAACTTGATATGGAAATGAGAGCAATTACAGATACAATTATTGCGGCACAGACATTCTGTGTTGCGGCTGAATCTCTCGGTCTAGGAGTTATGTACATGGGATCTATAAAAAATATAGAGCTTGGGCCAGATTTTAATATTCCTTCTAGATGTATTCCATTATTTGGTATGGCAATAGGTTGGCCAAAATCTGATAATTTGAACACCTGGGGGAATTTTAAAACTACACCGACGGCTCCTACAATTATTAAACCAAGATTACCACAAGAATTGATATTTCATAAAGGAGTCTACAACAATAAAAGTAAAGAAAGATTAGACGACGAAAGATTTGAAAAAGTGAAAGAATACAATCAAACACTGGTTAGATTTTATCGTTGGCACTATCAATCATGGGATTGGTTTAATCGAGTAATTATGAGAACGTGGAGAAAAAGAAACAGGTTCCTAGATTTATGTAAAAATCATGGAATTTTTAGTTACATAGAGAAATAAATTATGACTAACAAAGTAGCATCAAGCCCTGATCGTCATACCTTTCAAAAAGAAGGGTATGTCAAACGCTGTGAGGAACAAGGTAAATTGCCTAATCCTGATTACATCAATATGTACAAAACTTGGCGTGAGCAAGACGAAGCCAATCTTGTAGATCCAGAATGGCAAAAAAACAACATGGAATACGACCTTCGTAGCACAGAATGGATTTGCGACAAAGCAAAGGCTAGCAATAACTATGCTCAAAACTTATATGCCGCAATGTGCAATAGGGAATGGTGTAATGTCAAAGGCATTGATCCAAAAGCTACCCTAGATATATTAAAAGAAGATTATTGGTCTTGCTCCTGGCGTCATGCTGGAGGTATAATTGCCGACATGTTGGAAAAAGGTGATTACATCGATTGGTACTGCTCCGGAATTGGCGGTCAAGACACTGGATACGGACTCGATCATCGCGAACCAGAATCGGACAAGGATGGGCGTACCTATGTTCCAGAAGGCATAGTTACCGATGAAATACAAGCAGACCTAAAACAACTTGGTTGGATAGTTGTGGAAAAAAATGATGAGTTCTAATGAGCAAGCAAATCATACTTTTCCCAGAGAATTGGGAAAAACTAAAGAATAGACTTACCAACGACTATTCTCCCAGTGTCATGATGATCCGGGGAAAAATGAAAAGGGTACTAGGTTTTGTACCAAGGAATCATATCGTTTGGAGACATGATGTCGGCGGCAGTTATCCAATTGAACAAGTACATTTGGACTTTTACAATGAGCCAAAAAAGACTATGTTTGTACTCAAATACTCAGAATATTTGGACAAATCTGGTAAAATAGACCTACGAGATAGTTGACAAAGTGGTAAATTGGCGCTATAATATAACTATACTGAAACACAAAGGAGCACTAAATGGCTACTAAACTTAAACAGGCATCTATTACAATTCGTCAAAATAAAAGCCGCGACATGAGTCCAAAATGGGACGGCGCCGATGAGTGGGATGCTGAGAAGTTCACACGTCATTTCCGACATTCTATGGAATGGTATCGTTTAGAAAGTTCAGTTAAAGAACTCAAGCCCAAATTGGTAGAATGGATGAATACCAATGGCTACACTAAAAGTGATAGTGACGCTATTCGTAAAACCAAAGACAAGTACTTTAATGGTACTATCGTCGGTATTGCCGCTTGCCTAATCAAAGGTATGCCCGAAGTTCATGCAGGTTTTAATCAAGGTCGTGATACAGCCGCTTGGTTGCGTAAAGAAATTGAAAAAGTTCTCGAAGCAGGTGCCGACGATCTCGAAGACGACGAAGATACTCCCAAGGTTGAAAAACCTGTAGTGTATGTTCCTAACATTCAAGAGCGGTTGCGTGAAGCCGCAGGCGACATGAGTGAAGAACTTGATGTTGCTATCGACTCTTGGATCATGGATCCAGAAGCATTCGATCCAAAAGCATTTAAAATTGTAAACTTGTTGCGTGGCAAGGGTGCCAAGGCCGCTCATGCTCGCTACATTAAGACTTTCTTTGTTCGTGGTCAAAACGAATTGCTGGAATTGTCTAGTGGCAATGCAGATGATCAGTTGCGTGAAGCATATAAGCACAATAGCCGTAAAAATGTCAACAAGTTGATTGCATTTTACGAAAGTATTATGGCCGCATGTGATCAAATTTCCGCAGAAGCTAAGGTTATGAAGAAACCTCGTGCTAAGAAAGTCAAACCTGCAGAACAGATTGTGGCTAAACTTAAATTCTGTGTTAAGGACGACAAGTTGGGCATTGTGTCAGTGCCGCCAGCAGGCGTTATTGGTGCCCAAGGTGTTGCTGTGTTTAATGTTAAGACTCGTAAGATTGGCTATTACATTAGCAAAACTTCAGCAGGTCTTGGCGTTAAAGGTACAAGCCTTACTGACTTTAGTGAAAAGAGTTTCCAAAAGACTATGCGTAAGCCCGAAATTCAACTCAAAGAGTTCAAAGAACAGAATACGCAAAAGCGTTTTGAAACTTGGTTTAGCAAGAGTGTCAAGACCACTGAGACTTTGCTAAATGGTCGCATGTCAGATGATGTGATTATCTTAAAAGTCTTTAAATGAACGAACGAATTAAACTACTCGCTGAACAGGCTGGTTTAGAATTTGATAACGATTTGGCATTAGAACCTGAACCAATCTATTATACCACTCAAAAAGATTTGGAAAAGTTCGCCGAGTTGATTGTCAGTGAATGTGTAATGCTGTGCGATAAAGTATATGAACAGAATGATAATGTAAAGATCCAAGCAGGTGCTACATTTTGCCGTGAAGATATTAAGAAACACTTCGGAGTTGAAGAATGAACAAACGAATTAAAGAACTATTGGACCAATGCACGGATCAAACAATGACAAAGCCATGGCCGTTGATTGATGCAGAAAAGTTCGCCGAGTTGCTTATATTGGAATGCGCTAATATCGCTGATTCGGCTGAACCTTATCTTTCCTCAGATTTAATTAAAGAACATTTTGGAGTTGAATGATGATATTAGAAGATTTGGAATATATTTTTAAACCGCAGATTGAAGAAGGTACAACCAAGTTGTATTTTATGTTAATCGATGACAACCATAAAGTAATAGAACGACACAATGCTAGTGATATGGCCAGTCTTGTGCCAATGTTGGATAACTTTCAATACGCTGGCACTGAGGCTCGTATGCCGAGGTTTGTAAAATGAACGAACGAATTCGAGAACTTGCTGAACAGGCTGGATTCTTAAACAAAGATGAAGAATCTATCGAATATTTCGCCGAGTTGATTGTGCGGGAATGTGCTGACGCTATTATCAAAGATAGCCGCTTGAGTGATGTTCGTAGTGCCGCTAATGGTTGTGTGCGAACGATTAAAGAACATTTCGGAGTTGAAGAATGAACGGACTAATTAAAGAGCTTGCTCGACAGGCAGCACTACCAATTACTTGTGAGTATGAAATTCCTGATGAATTTGTAGAAAATTTCGCCGAGTTGATTGTTAGGGAATGTATCGGATGTTGTGAACAAGTTATTAGTGATCCTGTTCCTAAATCTGTTGATACTTGGCTAAATGGCGGTTCTCAATGTATTGACGAGATTAAACAACATTTCGGAGTTGAAGAATGACAAAGGGATTGATTATTATCTTCTTGCAACTAATGGCCGTTTGTGCTACAATGTATATTATTATAAGTTACTATCCCCGTCATGGTGTTGTAGCCTATAATTGTAGTATTGCAGAAATTAGTCCGGACTTTCCTCTAGACGTAAAAAAAGAATGTAGAGAAAAAAAATGCAGAAAAAATTAAAGGAATTAGCAATACTGGCAAATCCCAGTAGCAAACAGATATATGACGTTGAGAATTCATGGCCATATAATTGTGCGGCATGGTCAGGTGACGATCTAGATAGATTTAAAAATCTACTAGTAGATGAATGTATCAGTGCTTTAAAGTCAGAATTTAAAGTAAAACATTGTGCATACACTACATACGACCTAGGTGTAGTAGAATGTGTAATTGGAAAAGCAGAAGAAGCAATTAGAAATCATTTTAAGGAAGAACTATGATCACAATTAAAGAATATTTCGAACTAGTCAGTTACCGTATCACCGAGGGTGATAGTTACGGTTGGTCTTGCTATGGGCCTAATGCACATTCTCTAAGTGCATGGAATGGTATCCATGGCGCAGGTGGTTGGAGTGCTAATATTGTGTTTAGTACCAAGACACAAAAGGTCTATGAAGTTGAAATTTGCGATTACACCAACAATCGTGCTTATCGTATGATTGACGAAAACAAACGCAAGAAACATGCCAAGGAAGCCGAAACACACGGTGCTGATTTAAACCAAGCGTGGGACGATGTTGAATACACTGACTTAGAAGTTGACGAAGACTTTATGGAAAAGGCGCAGGCTATTGTCGAAGGTCGAGAGTACGATACTCGTATTAGTATTCCACTAGATATTCCAAATGATGAACTGCTCAAATATATGATAATGGCACATGAGCGTGGAATGACTTTTAACGACTATGTCGAAGAAGCACTCAAATATGCTATCGAAGAACACAAGCGTGACCCAGAAGCATTTAAGACAAGAACGGAAACATGGAAAGCTGATCATGACAATGCCTGATGAAAGGTACCGTGCTGTAATATGGGCATCGAATTTTTTAGGAGATATTGCTAACAATCCTAAAAAATATCCCAGGATTCCTAAAACAATTAGACAAGAGGCCTGGAGCATATTACGACATTATCCAAGTGATTGGGAAATGAGTCGAGTTGCCGAAAAAGTCCCAGAGGTATTCCAAGAAAGAATGGAACCTTTGTATAAGATGGTTAAACAATACAAACAGGATAAAGAAAATGAAACAGGAACTTGACGAATACCTATGCAAGGTCTATCCAAAGATATTTGCCAATAGGCACAAGGATATGACCGAGACAGCAATGTGTTGGGGTTTTGACTGCGGCGATGGTTGGTTTCAAATACTTAACCAACTCTGCAATAATATTCAACATCACATCAATTGGAAGAACAAAGACGGTGAAGTTGTGGCACAAGTTGTAGCAGACCAAGTTAAGGAAAAATTTGGCACACTACGGTTTTACTACACCGGTGGTGATGAATATATTTCCGGTCTTGTAAGTATGGCAGAAAGCATGAGTGGGGTCACTTGCGAAGATTGCGGTGCGCCGGGCGAAACTGGTGGCGGTGGTTGGATTACTACTCTATGCAAAACCCATCGTGAAGGACGAGCTCAAAAAAGAGCAGAAATGTTTAAGGAAGTATCATGAAAATCGGACTTAGTTATAGTCGCTGTGTTAGAGACATTATCGATGGCAAGGTAGACCTTGAGGATGTGCTACTTATTATTTCTCGTACAGATTTTAATCCAAATGTAGATACAGAATGGGATGGTATTTGGTCAGGTTATCACGGCTATAGTCCATGGAGTAATCCTGAATGGGTCAACTATGAGGACGAGGACGAAGAAAAGTTTCGCAAAATTAGTATCGAACTTTATGCGTCTGGTAGACTACATCAACCTCGCCAATTTGGCGCACACCCAAAACGACTACCGTATTACTGGCTCGAAGCAAGTCTACCGGCAGAAGAATTAGAATCTAATCCGTCTGTTAAACGAGCATGGGAACAATTTCAAATTGTTGCCGGGTTGTCAAATCCAACACCTGTTTTGAAAGACAACTTCTAATGAAAATCTTATCATTCATCAAATGGCATATTTGTAAACTAACATTAGATATGTGTCTATGGATGGTGTTTTGTTTTTGTGTATCTTCTTGGGCAAGTTCAAAAAATGAAACAATGTTCCAAATTGCGGCATTGATTTTCCTTTACGGTTTCTGTAAAATTACTTGGAGCCTTGTAAAAGAATCTTACAAGACGTTTGAAGAAGAACAGCAAAGTCTATTTGACACAATTAAAAACTCTGATAAAAAATAAGGAAAACTATGTTAGTACCAATGGTAATTGAGAAAACCGGACAAGGCGAACGTGCCTTTGATATTTTTAGCCGGTTGTTAAATGAACGCATCGTGTTCCTAAATGGACCAGTTGATGATCATAGTGCTCACTTGATTGTGGCACAACTATTACATCTTGAAAGTCAAGATGCAGAAAAGGACATCAACTTTTATATCAATAGTCCCGGTGGACTAGTTACAGCTGGTCTAAGCATCTATGATGTTATGCAGTTTGTTAAACCAGATGTCGCTACCTATGTTATGGGTCAGGCGGCTAGTATGGGTTCATTCCTTGCACAAGCAGGTGCCAAGGGTAAACGATTTGTTTTGCCAGAATCACGTACAATGATTCACCGTGTTAGCTCAGGTACTCCGGGAACTAAAGGTTCAGTCCATGTACAAGAATTACAATTCGAAGATACAAAACGCACATACGAAGAAAGTCAACGTATCAATCGACGACTAACTGAGCTCTATGTCAAACATAATACAGCAGGCAAGAGTTACGAAGACATGTTTGAAACAATGAAGTTTGATACATTCTTGAGTGCAGAAGAAGCAGTTGCATTCGGACTTGCAGATAAAGTTGTAGAAAATCGACCTGCATAATAAACTACTGACAAAAATCTCCCACTAGGTGTAGTAAATAATTACACTTATGGGAGAATCATTATGGCATACACATTAATAATCTTAAGCATTACAGGCATCGGTAGTATATGGGTATTGAAAAGCCTACACCACGAGTGTAAAGCAAGAGAAAAAGAAAAAAGTATAGTCAGTTTTTTAGCAGAAGAGATTAAAAAACTTCGCAAAGATGTTAACGATTTGAAAAAATAACTGCTTGACATTTTTTAACTTAAATAGTATTATAATCACACAGCGGCCTTTTACGTCATTCAACCCGCTTTATAAATTCTGCATGTCGTCAAACTTGCTCATACAAAAAGGAGACTAGAGATGGCAAATTTACAACCAGTACAATATAAGTACACTTCAACAAAAGAATATCACGATGCATTTCCATGTGCATATCGGCAATGGCGTGCCGATAGCCATTGCAATCTAATTCATGGTTATTCGTTTAGTATGAAGTTCTACTTTGGAACCAACGACCTTGATGTTCGTAATTGGGCGGCTGACTACGGCGGTTTAAAAGAACTTAAAAAGATTTTAGAAGACCAATTCGATCATACACTTATTGTAGCCGCGGATGATCCAGAGATGGCGACATTTAAAATGCTACAAGAAAAGAACATGGCCAAGATTGTAGTCTTGCCTAGAATTGGATGTGAAGGTCTTAGTGACATGCTATACAAGTATGTAAATGGCGTTTACATTCCCGAAATGTGGGGACCAGGTGAAGCGGCTAGACTTTGGTGCTACCGTGTAGAAGTACGTGAAACACAATCAAATATGGCTTATTGTGAAGGTCACAGAGAATGGAATGAGGATCTATTTGCGTAAAATTTGGCGCCTTTGGGCAAAAGCACTAGGAGAGAAGGCAGGCAGCACAGATCAAGAATCCGATCGTGTTGCTTGTATCCGGACCTGTATTGTGCTATCATATATTATAACGAACTGCTTTATCATAGCAGGCGTTGTTAGGCATTGGTAAACTATGAAAGATAAAGATTGGTTAGACAAAATTAGTGTTGCTTATAAATCGTTTCCTTACCCAAATATAAACATTGAATTTTTTATACTTTGGCTCTATAGGCAATACGGAATTGTTCCTCCTGAAGAACGAAAGAAAAAGGATAAAGAATGAAAAAGATTTTAGTAACAGGTGGCGCTGGCTTCTTAGGAAGTCATCTCTGCGAACGTTTAGTTAAAGAAGGGCACCATGTACTTTGTGTTGATAATTATTTTACAGGTAGTAAAAAGAATATTGAACACCTGCTCGACTATAAAAACTTCGAAGTTATTAGACAAGATATTTGTTTATCATTGTATGTTGAAGTAGACGAAATTTATAATCTTGCTTGTCCAGCAAGTCCATATTACTATCAATGGGATCCAATCCAAACGATGAAGACCAGTGTTATTGGTTCTTATAATATGCTAGGATTAGCAAAACGCACCGGTGCTAAGATTCTACAAGCATCAACTAGTGAATGCTACGGTGATCCAACCGTACATCCACAGCCAGAATCATATTGGGGTAATGTAAACCCAATCGGTATTCGTAGTTGCTATGATGAAGGCAAACGTGCCGCAGAAACGTTATTCATGGACTACTATCGCACACACAATGTTAAGGCCAAAATTGTCCGTATTTTCAACACATATGGACCTAAAATGTCACAAAATGACGGCAGAGTTGTCAGTAATTTTGTGGTTCAAGCACTACAAGGCAAAGACATTACTATCTACGGAGACGGTATGCAAACCCGTAGTTTCTGTTATGTCGATGATCTTTTGGATGCTATGCAGGCACACATGAATCATCCAGATGACAATTTCATTGGACCTGTTAACATTGGTAATCCAGGAGAGTTCACCATGTGGGAATTAGCACACAAGGTAATTGAGCTAACTAATAGTAAGAGTCAACTCCTACAGATGCCTCTTCCTCAAGATGATCCAAAACAACGTCGCCCGGATATTACATTGGCAAAGAAAATGCTCAACTGGGAACCTAAAATTAATTTGGAACAAGGTTTAATTAAAACTATAGATTATTTCCGTACCGTGGTATAATGAAATTTAGAATTAATAATAAAGAAACGTTTTTTAATCAATTTGTTGCGTTAAAAATAACGTATCTTCTATGCGGCATATACTCTTTAGCAACACTACCTATAGAGTATTGGTACTATCCTATTATAGGTTATGTATGCCTTGCCTCATCTTATATTATTAGTCATGCATACTTTGGACACGAACAATATCAAGTTAACAAGATAGGAAAAATTGTACTGGCATTTATAACAACAATCGGTGCAGTTAGTCCTGTTATATTCTGGAAATCCCTACACTGGTATCATCACACCTATCCTGATACTGAAAAGGATATCCATAGTCCTAAGACAGGATTTTTAAATTCTTTTATTCTATGGTATTATAAGGCATCTAGTTTTGATAAAGTCATGGTCGATAAAAGAACCGTTGCTGTATATCTGCGAGCAATGAAGGATCCTGTTATAGCATTTTTCTCAAAATATACGGTGGCCATTAACCTTGTCTTTGTTTTAATATTGCTTTTAATAAATTGGCATATTCTAATGTATGTATATTTTGCAGGATATGTCCTCGATCATATCAGAAGTGGACTTGTTAATTCTGTATGCCATATGAAATTCCCTGGTAATTATAGGAATTTTAATACAAACGATGATAGCCAAAATAATCTATTAATAGGTATAGTCTCGTTTGGATTTAGTTGGCACAATAACCATCATGCGCTCCCGCAACAATTAGATACAAAAGTAAAATGGTGGGAATGGGATATGCAATATTATTTGGGCAGATTAATCATGGCAATCTTCCCCGTTGACAAAAATGAAAAACAAGTGTAAAATATACACATGACAACATTCGAAGTAGGCAATATTTTATCGACTCCGGTATTATCTATATCCGAACCACCAAAAAATAACATTACTTTTAATGTAGGTCCATCGGAAATGTTAAAGGTAACTGAAGATGGATTTTATGTTAAAGGTGTAAAGGTAGAAGCTGACGAAAAAGAAGCAGCCTCTGTGTACAAGGCTTTTAAAGCATTTTTAGTTTATCATGCACTCACAAGGAATATTTAATGAGTAATTTTCGTAATTGGTACGTTCGCAACCAGGATGTGATCACAGGATTTGTTATTGGTTGGTGTACATTTGCAGGCATCAATGATTTGACCCAGGGACAATATATTTGGGCCGGAGTCAATTTTGTCCTTGCATATCTCAACTACAAACTGCAAGATTTCAGACTGCAATGACAACTTGGACCGTAATCATCGACGAAGCAGATGACGGCAGTGGTGATTTAATAATGCCGTTACCTCAAGACCTTCTAGACCTCCAAGGTTGGAAAGAAGGTGATGTGTTAGAATGGATTGACAACAACAACGGCACATGGAGCCTCAAGAAAGTTAAAAATGGATAAAATATGGTAATAAAACGTCTGGGATTCGCGTGTAAGTGGATTGATCATGCAGGTCAGGTTGACGGCATCAAACCCAATGACGATGCTAAACAATACAATACCGGCTCCACTACCGTTGCATGGTTAAATAGACAAACAAAAGATGTAGCAGAACAAAAGCTATGGGACCTAATGGTAGCCAATATCGAGTCTGTTCGAAAACTTATCGATCGTGTAGGAGCACTTGATGAAAATCTTAGAATGGTACGACTCGGTAGCGATATCCTACCTGTCTATACTCAGTCAGATTGGAGCTGGTTTTGGCGGCTTCCCGATACTAGAGCATATTGCGAAAAAGGATTTAGAGCCGTGGGAGATCTGGCTCGTGAGAGGGGCGTTAGGCTCTCTTTTCATCCTGGGCAGTTTTGCGTGTTGGCATCTGATAACCCAGATATTGTAGATCGTAGCATAGAGGAGTTTGAATATCATGCAGATATGGCCAGGTACATGGGATACGGTAAGTCGTTTCAGGACTTTAAAATCAACGTCCACATTGCGGGTAGAGCCGGTACAGAAGGCGTCCGACAAGCCTACAAAAGACTCTCGCCCGAAGCAAGAAATTGTATCACAATCGAAAACGAGGAAATAAGTTATGGCTTGGATGATTGCCTTGAGTTGGCTGATGTCGTTCCTATCGTATTGGATATTCATCACCATTGGTGTAAGACAGGAGAATACATCTCCGCCATGGACCCCCGTGTTGATCGGGTCATTCAGTCTTGGCGTGGGGTTCGCCCTACTTGCCACTATTCTGTTAGTCGCGAAGATTGTCTTGTCGGTCATGACCCTATGATTCCACCTAACAAGGCTCAATTGTTACAAGAAGGTTATAAATTGCAAAAGCTCAGAGCACATTCTAACTTCTACTGGAATACAGCAGTAAATGAATGGGCACTGAGCTTTCTACACAGATTCGATATTATGGCCGAATCTAAAGCCAAAAATTTAGCCAGCTTTGAACTGGCTAAACAGGCAAAAAGATTAAACCTTATTTGATCTAGGTGTCTTTGCTTTAATTGCCGCTGCCTTTTTAGGGGCGGCTTTTTTTGCGACTGGTTTAGCGGCCGGCTTTTCTGCTTTAGGAGCACGTGGTTTACGTGGCTTCTTAGCAGGAGCTGGTGTTTCTTCAACATCAGGAGCTAATGATGGAGCTACTGGTGCAACTTCAGGAACAGGTTCTTGAACAACAGGTGTTTCTGGAACTGCTAAAACAGGTGTTTCTACTTTGTACGGTGCAGCCGTTTCTGGATCAGCTGGTTTGTTATTTCTTGTCTTAACTAACAAATAAGCAAGAGCACCAATGACCACAAGAGCAATAATAAATTCCATTTTAAGGATTCCTTTATAAAAATGTGCTTATATTTAAGTCTCACTAAATATCTATATAACAAAAAACGGAGGGCAATTTTACCGCTTTAACTAGGTAGATAACTACCAACACATTTATTTGGAGTAATGCAATGCCCAACAGCATCCAATCAGCAAACATACTCGTAGATGAGTACGATGCACAAGACGACGAATCCGCAGAAGATTTTACTTTTATTTTACATTCAGATGGAAGTTTAAAATCTTTTTCAATACCACAGCACTTAATGAGTGATATACCCGAAGAAGCAAAAATGATTTTAGAACTATTCGGTATAGACGATGTACAGGAACTAACAAACAGAGTACTACACTAACGCCTTTGATAAAACTACTTTTTAAGGTAAATACACGATTAGCAGTTTTATCAAGGAAGATACATGCCTTTACGTCCTCCCGAATTCATCAATGGTATTGAATTAGGAACAATTTTATCCGGCGAAAAACATTACATGCCACTTACGGCATATGATCCAGATCCTCTGGCAGGTCCTATAATCTATTCTACTAATAGTAGTCTCCCTGGAAACCTACAACTTGACCCAACTACCGGATACCTATACGGATATCTATCAACACAAACTGAATATCTAAAACATTACACTATTACCGTTAAAGCAACCAAGCATCAAAGAATAACCAATGCTCAAGTAACTGCCACAAATACATTTACACTAACGGTTTTAGGAAGGAATCAAAACAAAATATCTTGGGTAACTCCTGCAAATTTAGGAAATATAGAAGAAGGTATTACCAGCGAGTTATCAGTAGTTGCAACACAAACTAGCGTAACTAGCAATTTAAAATACAAATTAGTTCCAGACAATTCTTTACCGAGAGGTTTGTCGTTATCCACATCAACAGGTGATATTATTGGGTACGCAACTACAAGTGGAAACTTTTCTTTTACGGTGCTGGCAAGTACTGCAACATACGGTGATTCGATAATAACTGCTACCACTGCAATGTACGCATTTGCTACACAAACATTTAATTTAAATATAATTCCTGTATCAACTGAATACACTAGCATTTATGTAAAACCGTTTTTAACACCGTCACAGAATCAAGAATGGACTAACTTTATCACTAGCTCTAGCATCTTTCTACCAGAATTACTTTACAGAGCAGACGATCCTGCATTCGGTGTACAAACAGAATTGAAAATGTTTTTAGAATTTGGAATAGAACGTCTTAATATTGCAGAATATGTTCCAGCACTTGCACAGCATTTTTATATGAGACGCTTAGGATTTGGATCTGTTAAAACTGCAATTGCCAAAGATAGCAATGGCAATCATGTGTACGATGCAGTTTATGTAGATATTATTGACGATCTCGAAGGAGCAAAATCAGCAGTTAGTATAAATGGCAACGTTTATTACCCAGGGAGCATAAACAATATGCGTAACGCTTTAGAATCGTTGACTTTAGGTGACGGTTCTACTATCAAAATAGATCCCAAACATTTACCAAGATTTATGCAAACCGTTCAAAGTGGTTCGCAAAATAACAATGCATACATAAAAGCTGTTATTTTATGCTATACATTACCTGGACAGGCAACCAAAATTACCAATAGAATACGTGCTTCTAAATTTAACTTCCAAGACATAAACTTTATAATAGATCGTTTGGTTGTTCAAAATAGCCTAGATCAAGACGGTGCAACATATTTGGTATTCAACAAACGATCGATAAATTAAAAAAATAACAGCAGAATTTATATTGAATAAATAATAGAACGCATAAGTTATGGAGTCTTTTAGATGGCATCTACAATCACAAATTTAATCAACACTATTAATGTTGCATTTCCTGTCGCAGGGCAAGACAACGATAGTCAAGGGTTCAGAGATAATTTCAACATTATTCAACAATCGCTTCTAGCAACAGAAAGCGAAATTGAAAATATTCAAAATACGGTCAACACATTAGGTGGTAGTGTTTATAGCACAGCTACACACATCGTTGCATTACAAGATGTATCTATTGGAACTGCAACAAATGTTGTATTGAGTGTAGATCAAGGTACTGGAGACTTAATTATTACAGGTGATTCAGCATCGGGAGTTGTAGTAACATTATCCGAACAGGTTACTGCTACGGTTGTAAATGCGTTAACTGATTCTGTAACTAACTCAACTACAGGAACATTCGGAGTGCAAGATGTTAAGAACATATTAACAGGTGCAACCGTTTATTTCCAAAGTCAAACACGTACGGTAACTAGCGTAGATCATAGTACAAATTATATCACCGTTACTCCAGAATTTACGGTTCCTCCGTTTAGTGTAGGGACTATTTTAACATTCCAAAATCCGTACAATAACCCAGTTGGCAACTTGTATATCACTGGTGATATCTTTGCTTCAGGAAATATTACCGCGTATGCAGGTGCTCCATCTGATGCAAGACTTAAAGAAAATGTTGTTACCATTACAGATGCACTTTCTAAAGTCAACTCGATGCGTGGTGTATTTTATGATTGGACTGACAGCTATCTTGAAATGCTTAACTTCTCTCCGTTGTTACCAAAACACGATACAGGCGTTATAGCACAAGAAGTACAAGAAGTTGTACCGGAAATTGTTTTCATGAAATCAAACGGTGATTTGGGTGTTAAGTATGAAAAACTTGCTGGATTCTTTATTGAAGCCATTAAAGAATTAAGTGCAAAAGTTGATACATTACAAGCTCAAGTAAATGCATTAACTACAGGCACCAATGTTTAATCCTCTAATTGAAAATATTAGTAAATTAAAAGACCAAGATCTAGAAAAAAAGATTTTAGATCTTAGTCAAAAATATGGTATGGCATTAAGATTGGGTCAGGGCGGACTAGCACAACAGATCGTTATTACTTTAGAATCTTATAAAGAAGAATACAGAATTCGTCAAGCTCAATCATTGCAAAAAATACAAGAAAAACAAAAAGACCAAGGAATAGACGATCTTATAAATGTCAAATGATCAAGCACAATTTGTATGGCCTACTACATTTGCCTGTACACTAATTTCAGATAACAACATAATTCCAAACTTATACTCCATAAGTGTTAGCATAGTTCCTATTGAAAATTCACCAGGCGACATATCTTTAGGTTATAAAAGGTTAAGATACTTTGTCGACGAATACTTAAACCATAGTGTGTTTATTTGTAAAGATAATCCACTTGTTCCGTCTTTATCAAACATTAACACCAATTTGGTAATTTTGCCAACTGAACCATACGACTACTTTGTTGGTAGTGTGCTGTTCACAAAATTTTTAGTAATAACTGAAAAATATTTCCATGTTGACGTTATTACTATTGACAGCTCCGTAGGAGATCATGTAAGCTATACTTTATTAGATCCAAATGAATGTGGGTTAGATTTAGATGGCGATCATTGGTGGAATTCAGACTCAACTTATACTGGACATGGTTCAGATACAAGTTGGGGAGAGTTAGTTGATCAAACAGCGCCTAGATTCGAACCCCGAGTCATCAAAGGCGGAAAAAGTGAAGATTGACAATTACGGTCGAGTATCAATAACAGAACAAGAAGCATTTGACGCAATATACACAGGTAAACTAAAAAGTTTAGACGGTGTAACAATCGACGGCAATATTGAAAAATATAATCTCGGCCGAACACAAAACGCAGATCGTATCCCTACACTTCTTCCTCAAGAAGATCTATCAGAAATCAGTAAAGAATTCTTTGACGAATCTAACCAATGTAATTGGTTCATGCCAAATGATTACTGCCCAAACTTAGTAGAAATGCTGTACGGCATGTGTACTACTCCGGAGCAAACAGATAGAGTAAGCCAAGAATTAAAATTGTTTATCGAGCACGGAATGTTTGATCTACTATTTTATCTCAAATATCTTGTTGATACTATGAGACAAAATAAAATCGTTTGGGGTGTAGGACGTGGCAGTAGTGTAGCAAGTTATGTACTCTTTTTAATAGGGGTTCATAAAATTGACAGCCTTAAATACAATCTAGATATACACGAATTTCTAAAGGAGAAACAAAATGGTCTATAAAACAATGCAGGGTAAAGTTATCGATATGGAAAAATTAATGCAACAGAACGAGTTGACACCTGCTGTAGGAAATGCTAAAATGAATGCTAGAGGTGACAAGTTAGGTGCTGGTGGCAAGATTGTTCAAACTAGAGAAGAAATTGTCGCAGAGTATTACGAAACAAATCCAAAGGCTGCTAAAGCAAATAAAGCACCAGCGGTTCAAACTATCGTAGAAGAACCTGTTGCACCTGTAAAAAATAAAAATAACCCACAGGGAACTAAATGAAAGTTGAAGGAACTATTGTCCCGTTACGCAATATGATTATTGCTAGCGATATGGAATTTGGAAACGAAACGTTAAAAAGCGGACTCATAGTCCTAAGCGATAACGGTAAAACTAGAGGTATTCGCCCTCGCTGGTGCAAGGTATTTGCTGTAGGACCAGAACAAACAGATGTAACAATTGGTCAATGGGTCTGTGTAGAACACGGACGTTGGGGACGGACTATCGAACTTGATGTTGGAGAAGACGATCCTATTGAACTCAGAGTCATCGATCCTAATGCTGTCATGATGATTGCAGACGAAAAACCAGACGATGTAACTCTTATCAAGAAAGACTAACATGGGACACAAGTATCAAGTTGATGTAGCATCAATTGCTGGACAGATCAATGCTGCCGTATATGAGCAGTCCAGTGGCTACAACGACGGATTTATCGGTTGGGGATACAAACAAGACCTTTATAGAATCAAATGGATCTTAGATGAAGCCCTTAAAAGATCCCCAACATACTCCGGAGAGCAAGAGTGGATCCGCGAGCAAGAAAAGAAACAAGTAATTAAAATCCTGTCCGGAAAATGAAACTATTATACGACGACTACAACGATGTATGGGTGTGGGTCGAAACTAACGACCACAATATTGAACTAAGTCCAAGATTTGATGAAGAAGAAGATGCTAAATTTTGGATGAGTAGAATTATCAATATAGTGAAGAAAAATGATATTCAATAAAATTAAAGATCTCAAATCCAAAGGCTTAAAAATTGGAATAACTTTTAGTACATTTGACCTGCTTCATGCAGGTCATATTGCTATGTTAGCTGAAGCCAAAAATCACTGCGATTACCTAATTGCAGGACTTCAAACTGATCCAACTATCGATCGTCCGGATACAAAAAATAAGCCTGTACAGAGCATTGTGGAAAGACAAATTCAATTAGCCTCTTGCAGATTTGTTGACGAGGTAGTAGTATATACAACAGAGCAAGACTTAATTGATCTTATTCTTATTTTACCAATTGATGTTCGAATTCTAGGCGTTGAATATCAAAGCCAAGATTTTACAGGTCGTGCAGAAGGTGCTCATAAGAATATAGAACATGTCTTTAATAGTAGAGACCATAGTTTTAGTTCATCTAGTCTACGTAAACGTGTAGCATCAGCAGAAGGAAAAAAGAAATGAAAGAGTTTGTAGTTAAAGAAAACGACGGTTTCAGACTTCGTGTTAAATCATGGAAGTGTTTAAACCCTAATGATTTAAATTCTATTGAATTTATCCAGGAAACTTTAAGAGAGGGTGATGTTGAGCAAAGTTCAGCTTACAATTTCTTTATGACCGACAACGAAATTAAAACACTTGCAGAAGGATTATCATCATGAGTAGTGGATATGCAATACCTGAGGCAAATTATGAAGAAGCAGCTAAAGTAATGGCGGTACCAAATGAAAAAGTAAAGAAACTAGGTTTCTTTAAACGTTGGTTACTTAAATCAGTTAAAGATGTTGTAAAAGCAGAACGAGACTTAAATGAATTTCGAACAAATATAATTTCTAATCAGAAAAGTACCAGGATAGGAATTCAACTAGACTCTAAAAGTATCGATCAACCAGAACGAGCAATTCAGTTTACTATCTATACAGCCAACGGCGGTCGTGTTGTTGAAACTAGACGATATGATAGAAAAACTGATCGTCATACTAACGGCCTGTATGTCATTACTAACGATCAAGATTTTGGTCGTGAAATTGATAAAATCATTTCTATGGAGAGTTTGCGTGGATAAATGTAATGTTTGTCACAACCAATATAGTCCAGATTGTGACTGGAATCAAGGACGATGCCCTAATCATCCACCTATGATTAAAATTCAACCTAAAGATACAAGCCGAGGGCATTTTATTGTTAGTCTTGTAAAGAGTTTAATTCGTATCGGTGCAGGCAGTGCATTGATTATGGGCCATATTTGGTGGGCAGGCTTTTTGCTAATCTTTGCAGAATTTTTAGGCATTTTAGAGGAAATAGTATGAAAGAACTTTGGACAGAAAAGTATCGTCCTAAAAAAATTGATGACTATGTGTTCCGTGATGCGGCACAACGTAAACAAGTCGAGTCTTGGATCAAAGAAGGCAGTATTCCCCATCTGTTGTTAAGTGGTGCTGCCGGCATTGGTAAGACTACACTTGCTAAAGTTCTTTGTAATGAATTAGGTATTGAAGATTTTGACATTTTAGAAATCAACGCAAGTCGAGATAATAACGTAGACACCGTACGTGACAAGATTGTCAACTTTGTACAAATGATTCCGTTTGGACCATTTAAGGTTGTATTGCTTGACGAAGCAGATTACTTAACTCCTAACGCACAGGCTATCTTGCGTGGTGTTATGGAACAATACTCTAGCACCAGCCGATTCATTCTAACCTGTAACTATCCCAATCGTATCATTCCTGCGATTCATAGTCGCTGTCAAGGATACCATGTTGAGAAAACTAATCAAACAGAATTCACTGCTCGTGTTGCTACAATTTTAGTCAACGAAGGTATTGACTTTGATTTAGATACATTAGATACTTACGTCAAATCTACATATCCAGATTTGCGTAAATGTATTAATATGACACAACAACATATTAACGGAACACAACTTTCAGCACCTAGCGCAGAAGCAGACTCCGGTGACTACCGCATCGAGATGGTCGAGTTGTTTAAAAAGGGTAAAATTCCCGAAGCACGTAAATTGTTATGTGCTAAAGCTCGTCCAGAAGAGATTGAAGATATTTTCCGTTGGATGTACGACAACTTAGATTTGTTTGGAAAAACTGAAGAAACTAAAGATAGTGCATTGTTAATTATTAAACAAGGACTAGTTGATCATACACTGATTGCAGATCCAGAAATTAACCTTGCGGCCTGCTTGGTGAAGCTGGCAAGATTACAATAAACAGAACCGCATAGTCGGTTGCAGGTCGAGTACTATGCGGTTCTATTATGTTAAGTATTGTTAGATTTACTCGTTATCAATCTCCTTATAGATACTTAAAATTTCCTTCACTACAGGATGACGCTCGACATCTTTAGTCTCAAACCTTGCCATAGCTATCATACGATAATCACCTCCTTGGCCGTACAATGAGCAGAATTCTAGCAGACCGTTTTCTCTTGGCCGATCAGCCTGGTTTAAGTCGCCGGTTACTACCATACGTGAGTTTTCACCCAAACGTGTTAGTAGCATTTTCATCTGTGAGGGTGTTGCGTTTTGCATTTCGTCTGCAACGATAAACGCATTTTTAAAAGTACGACCACGCATATAAGCAAGTGGACTGATTTCAATCACACCGTCTTCTAGCATTTCCTGGATTTCTCTAGGATGATAGTACTCTTCGAAAACATCAAAAATGGGACGAGTCCATGGTTCCATTTTTTGGTTTAGTGTTCCTGGTAAGAATCCATGTTCTTCATCAACACTAACCGCGGGTCTTGTAACAATAATCTTATTGATTGATCCTTCTTTAAATAGTTTAATAGCCATTTGCACAGCCAGCATTGTTTTACCCGTACCCGCAGGTCCGATGGCAAAAACAATGAATTTTCTTGGATTTTTTAACAATTCTAAATAGTTTTCCTGCGAAATATTTCGTGGAACTATTAGAACTTGTTGCTTTCTTTTCAAATAGGGCTTGATAGCTATCAAGTTATTTGACTCAGGCATAGATCGAGGATCTCGATTTACCTGCTCTTTGATGTTACGTCGTTTGGCTCTAGGCAATTTTACCTCCTTGGCAATATCGACCTGCGTAGATATTTACATTCATTTGAAAAAAATGGCGTGTAATGCCTTTAAATTGATCCTGACATCCTAGCATAAATAAAAACAATAAAGAGAATAACTATGCACGACATCATCGACATAATTAAAAACGTACAGACTTTAAGCGAAAACAATAATGCTTTTAAGGTTCTAAAAGACTTTGAACGAGTGATTGACGAGCTAGATATCTACGTATTTAAAAACTGGGAAGAAGGAGAGCTTCTGTCCGGACCTGACGTAAACAGATACAGCGTTACCTGTGCGTTTATGTGGCCCAAGGAAGAAATGCCAGATCCCGAAGGCGCACAGCGTTTAAATGATTATGGATGTAAAGTTGTTTATAAGAAAACACACATAATGGTTCCTAGAAAAATCAAGACACCCGCTGACTATCGTCCAGGTACCAAGAAAGGCAAAATTGATGCACACCCAGTTTGGGTTGTAGAAATTACAATGCCTAAGAAATTGATGCAAGATATATACATAGGTAAAGAAAATCAAGAGCACAATCAAATGGCAGAATTTATGAAGTATCGTCAAGATGCTAGTGTTGATTCTAACGAAGTTGCTCAGGAGTCCCCAGAAAATGCAGAAGCAGAAACAACACCACCAAGCGCTTAACGAAGGTCTACGTCCTAATGACTTAGAAGAGTTTGTTAGTGATCTATTCACCGTAGATCAGTACCGTAGTAAGATGGGTGAAGACAAAGACATTGTTGTCTTAGGATTCCGTGTCAATGAAAAATATCCTGCAACTGATTTAATGGAATTTCTTGAAAGAGGATACAACTACATTTTAGATGCTGACATGAGCACAGGTGAAGAAAATGATGGAAAGTACCAAGTGTTTGTTGAAATAGAAAGAACCAACAAATTACCAGGACAATTAAGAGATATTCTTCGAGGCATTGGACAACTTACAAATATTAAAGAATGGCGATTTAGATATCAAAAGCAACCTAGTAGTGTAGAGTTCAGTGAAGAAACCGTTATGGAACATATTCCATTAACACCTGTAGAATACGAATCAAAAATTTTAGAAATAAAAAATATCGATGTTAAGGAATTCTTTGACCAAGGTAGTATGGATGTAGAACTCGACGAAGATAATAATTTAACATTTAGAAAACCATACTCCGGAGATGTTACTGCAAAATTTATTGCCATCGGTGATTATGAAGATGTTAAACATACGGTTGCTGGTGGAATTAGTCTAGACGAAAGCAGCCAAAGCCAAGTGTTATTTTTAAACAAATACATTGGCAACTACGATATCAATAAGATAGGAAATAAGTTTTTAATTAGAAACGGCAGTAAAGCAGTAGTAATTGAAAAAGGTAGGTGGTAAATGTGGCAGATAAATTGGATACTTAGTTTAGTATCTGAAGCAGTTTGGACTTCTCTTTTAATTGGAAGCCTAATAGCCCTTGCAGGAACTTATGTATTAAAGTTCATTAAACCTTTTGCAATCTACGGAAGCATTATTCGTCCGGTTGCTATAATCATTGCCTTCTTTGCAGTTTATTGGCAAGGAGGCTTTGATAACGAAAAGAAGTGGCAGGCCAAAGTTAAAGAAATGGAAAGCAAGGTTGCTGTAGCAGAAGCTGAAAGTAAAGATGCTAACACGGAACTTGTAAAAGTAAAAAAGAAAAAATCCAAAGTTAGAAAAGAGTACATTACAACGGTAAAAGAACGTATTGTGGAAAAAGAAAAACTAATCGATGCTGAATGCAAAATAGATCCAAGCGTTCCACAAATCTTAAATGATGCCGCTAGGAATATCGCTAAAAAGGGAACCGTAACAATAGGACCAATAGAAGAGGTGAAGAAATGAGATACTTAGTCATTCCTTTATTGTTGCTATCTGCATGTTCCACTACCGTTCCTGTAACTATGAAGTTTCCAGAGGCACCTAGTGAATTGATGCAGGCATGCCCTGACTTAAAAACTTTAGATCCTAATACTACAAAATTAAGTGATATATTAGAAGTTGTTACAGACAACTACGGCCAATACTACGATTGTAAAGCAAACGTAGATGATTGGATAGAGTGGTATAACACTCAAAAGAAAATATTTGATAAGGTAAGTAAATGAAAAAACTACTATTAGCAGGTTTAACAACTATGACCTTATCAGGGTGTGCATTTGTTGATGCATACTTAATGACCAACTTTGATCCTAACGAATATCAAATAATCACCGGTGTTCGCTTGCAAGCACAGCAGGCAAAAGCACAATGCGATGATGCCGCTGTAAGCAAAACTAATTCTGTTAAGATCGAATCAGATACACAATTGTTTGTGCTGTATAGCGAGCACATTCCTCGCAACAAGGACCTAATAGAGGCCAGCAAAAATTTACACGATATTGCCAAAGGGTTAAGCGACCAATACGGCAAAGGTGATAAAGTAAGTCCTGCATTTTGTAAGATTAAGTTTCAAAGTATAGAAACATCTGCAGATAGGATCCAGGACGTTGTTGCAAGGAGACCTAGATGAGCGTAGAACAACACCAACAAGCACTAGAAGTTAGTTACAATGGATCACAAGATCCTAATGTACAACAGGCAGCGTCTACTGCCAACCAATATACAGAAATGTTAAAAACAGGTCAAATAACTAAAGACGAGTATGTACAACTTATGGAAGACATCGTTAGAACAAATAACATCAATAAGAATGTAGATAATCAACAAGTCTTAGAATATATGAATACTGCAATTAACGGATTAATAACATTGGCATCATTAGCATAAGGAATATATATGTCAGACTTTATTTTAACACAGGATCAATTGGCCCAGATACTTCCGGGTAATCCTTACATTGAACACTGGTACCATGCACTATCAGAAGCACTACCAGATTACGATATTACATCACCGCAACGTATTGCTTGTTTCTTAGCACAATGCGCTCACGAAAGTGGAGGGTTTACTGCTATCCAAGAAAACTTAAACTACAAAGCAGAAAGCCTATGCCGCGTATGGCCTAGATATTTTAACGCAGGTAATGCCGACGACTACGCACATCAACCAGAAAAAATTGCCAACAGAGCATACGCAGGTCGTATGGGCAATGGTCCAGAAGAAAGCGGAGATGGTTGGAAATTTTGCGGGCGTGGATTAATTCAATTAACAGGTCGCCAAAACTACCAAGCGTTTGCAGATAGTTTGCAAATGAGCGTCGACGATGTTCCAGAATATCTAGCCACATTTGAGGGCGCTGTACAATCAGCATGTTTCTTCTGGGAAAGCAATAACCTAAATCAATGGGCTGACAAAGGCGACATGACAACACTAACTAAAAAAATTAACGGGGGAACATTAGGACTAGAAGATCGTATGAACCGTTATCAGCACGTATTATCAATATTAGGAGCATAAAATGGCATTACTAGATTCAATACTAGGGTTACTGAATAAACAACCAAAGGACGAAACTGCACCAAAACCACCAGTAGGTAGTCGAAGTGAGCGTGAAGCAAAAATCAAAGACAAGGCAGGACTTGTTATCAATATTTTTGCTCTACTACTAGCAGTTAACACATGGTATGGTGGTAAGTTAGGAAGTACCATCCTTAACAATACCATCAAAGCCAACGACACTTATAGTTTTTATCAAGCAAAAGCAATTAAACAAAGTTTAGCCGAACAGAATTTGTACGAAGCAGAACATAACGGTGATAAAGCTCGTGCTGAAGAAATGAAAGCTAAAATTGATCGTTACGAAAATGAACCCAAAGAAGGCAAGAAAGACTTGCTAACAAAAGCACAAGCATTAGAAGCAGAACGTGACGATGCTAAGTTACGAAGTCCTTGGATTGGATACGCTAACACCGCATACCAATTAGCAATTGTATTCTTATCAGCAAGTATTCTTGCTGTCAGTATGCCAATGTTCTGGGGTAGCTTTGTTGTTGCAGCCTTTGGTCTAAGTTTAAGCCTACAGGGCCTATTCCTATTTTTCTAAATTATAACCCACTTTAATCTAGATTAAACTACCGCTTAAATAATAGTACACTATTATGGGGCGGTTTTTTAATGGATCCACTAACACTCTTTGCGTTGGCGAATGGAGCTGTCTCTGCTGTCAAGGCTGGGTGTAAACTCTACAAGGATATCAAAGGCGCCGCTGGCGAAGTAAAAGAAGTCCTTAAAGACTTAGACGATCAATTTAAAAAACTACATCCCGCCGATAAACCCGCTACCTTAGAACAAAGAAATGCCTATGTAGAAGAGCGCAATCGTGTTGTTGAGTTAAACAGAAAAGCCAATGCCGATGAACACACAGGTGTTTATACAGAAATTGGTAATCATCTTGGCGCATATTATGACAATATGTATAAGTGCATAGCAATCTTTGAAGAAGAAGAAAGACGTGCAAATACTGAAGTGTATACCGGTGATGCTAGTCTAGGAAAACGTGCTCTACAGCGTGTACTAATGCGTAAGCAGTTAGAACAAATGAGCATAGAATTACGAGAGTTAATGGTTTATCAAAGCCCGCCCGAACTAGGTGCTTTGTATACAGAAGTCGAAGCAATGATGAAAGAAATGGGCAAACAACAAAAAGTACTTATTGCACAGCAAATGGCACGAGAAAGAATGCTTAGTGCCAAACGTAGAAAACGTATTGATAAAGTTTGGGAAGAAGCAATATGGGGTATTTGTGTGATTTCATGCGCGGCAACATTCGGAGTATCTATGGCAATGGTTGTAGAAGATCGTATACAAAAATACCCACAATACGGTACTGAGTGGATTCCTAAAACTGAAAAACGCAGACAGGAAGAATCTAAACCTCAGATTTATATAGGCAGATAATAAATATATTAAACACTAGGAGCAACTAATGGCAGACGAAGAAGTAAAGCTAAGTGCTAGCGAAAAGAAAAAAGAAGACTGGATGAACAGCAAATGGCGTCCTATGATGGGCTGGATGTATATGCTAGTCTGTACTATGGATTTTGTAGGATTCCCAGTTCTATGGAGTTTACTACAAGCATATGACCATGGACAAGTTACTAGTCAATGGCAACCATTAACATTACAAGGTGCTGGATTATTTCACATAGCAATGGGTGCTGTTATTGGTATTAGTGCATATGGTCGTACACAAGAAAAATTAGGTGGAGCAGCTGGCCCAACAATGAGCTTTCCACAAGGAGCAGGTACAACCTATGTACCACCAGGACAAGGCAATGTCAATGTAAGCAACCAACCTGGTATGGGTGGCAGTTTTGGAGGATCATCAAATGGCGGATTCGGTTCATCATCAAGCGGGGCTTCAGCATTTGGCGCTCCGGCAGCAGGAGGCTTCGGTTCCTCATCCGGCGGTTTTGGTTCAACAACGTCAGCACCTGCCTCAAGTGGGTTTGGCGGAGGCGGCTTTGGAAGCGCACCTGCAACAACAGCGGCAGTTACAACAGGGTTCGGAGGCAAACCAGCACCAGCCCCAACAACATTTCCAGCAATTTAAAGGATAACAAAATGAAAAAATTATTAGTCGCATTATTAGCAACTGCATTTGTCGGAGTAGCATTTGCCGAAGCAGAAGTAAAAGAAGTCTGTCATGACAAAGTAGATAAAGCCGGTAAACCATTAATGGATAAAAAGACCGGACAACCTGCACAAGAATGCAAGAAAATCAAAGTACATAAAAAGTTAGAAGGTGAAGCAGTACCAACAAAGAAATAATTAGTACTTGACACAAACCAAAAGGTATAGTATAATTTACTATACCTTTTTCTAATTATGGATCATTACTCTACATTAGGCGTTAATAAAGACGCTAGCCAAGACGAAATCAAAAAAGCATATCGTAGTCTTGCGAGTAAACACCATCCAGATAAAGGTGGGGATACTGCTAAATTTCAAGAAATCCAAACTGCGTATGCCACACTAAGCGATCCGGAAAAACGAGCAGAATACGATAATCCTGCTCCTCAATTCCAAGGTGGTCATTTTGGTGGTGGTATGCCTCCGGGTTTTGAAGATATCTTTGGACAGATGTTTGGCGGACATCCGTTCGGAGGCGCATTTAGTCAAAGACATCGACAACCACAACGTAACAGAACACTAAACATCCAAACTAGCATTACATTAGAAGAAGCATTTCACGGTAAAGACTTGATTGCTAATCTAACACTACCAAGCGGGCGTGATCAAATGCTAGAGATAAAAATTCCCGCAGGTGTACAAGATGGTACCGTATTGCGATTGGCGGGTATGGGCGATGATAGCATACCCGGAGTACCAAAGGGCGACATACATTTAACCATCAATGTTACATCACACAATATTTTTCAACGCCAGGGCGACGACTTAGTTAGTAGTCTCAATATCAATTGTATAGATGCCATTATAGGTAAGACCGTAAACGTTAATACAATCGACGGTAAAACTCTTGAGCTTACAATTAAGCCCGGTACACAGCACGGACAAATTTTAGCAGCCGCAGGTTATGGTATGCCTAAAATGTCAGATAACCGATTTAAAGGTCGTATGTTGATACAAATACAAATTGTTATACCAACTGATCTAACAGAGGCACAAAAACAAATCCTTAAGGAACATTTCCAGTAAATATTATTATGCTAGATATAATTAAATTTCCCAATGAAGTATTACGACAAAAAGTCGAAGAGTTCGATTTTGAAAACTGCATCCTTGATCCAGAAAAACTAGAAGCAGAATTAATCGAAACTATGTTTGCACACGACGGCATCGGTCTTGCCGCAACACAAGTAGGAATAACGGTGCGTGTGTTTGTTATGGGTCATAAAGATAACCCAGAATCAGCACAAGCATTTTTTAATCCTATTGTGGTTAAGTGGACCGACGAAGTAGAAGATCTGGAGGAAGGATGTTTGAGTTTTCCAGGGATGTATGCTAACATTAAACGTCCTAAGAAAATATTAGCCCGTTGGCAAAACTCAAAAGGAGAATGGCAAGAATCAGAATTTGATGGATACAACTGCAAGTGTTTTTTACATGAGTTAGATCATTTAGAAGGCATCGTATTTCAAGATCGGGTCAGTCCCTTAAAATGGGCAATGGCTGTTAAAAAGTCTAAACCCAAAAAAGTTAAAGTTATAAAAGTAAAAAGGAAATTCAAGTAATGTTGGAACCAGATAAAGATTTAGAAAAAATCTTTGAACATGCTGTTCAAGTAGCGTCAATTAATAAACACGAGTATGTTACTTTGGAGCATTTCTTACTCAGTATGCTGAGTAACGATTCTTTCGTTAAACTATTAGAAGCGTTCGGTACAGACATAAAACCTTTTAAAGAAGATATCGAAAATTTCATTGCCAATGAATTGAAAGATATTGTTAACGATTCTGCCAACAAACCTAAAAAGACCGCAAGCGTTGATCGCATGTTGAACCGTGCCTTTACACAGGTATTGTTCAGTGGTCGTCAAATTATCGAGCCCGTAGATTGTTTTATCAGTATCTTCGGTGAAAGAAAAAGCCATGCTAGTTTCTTTATTAAAAAAGCAAAGATTGACAAAGATAGTTTTGTTAACTTTGTTAAGAAAGAAATTATTAAAGATGAAGAAACAGAAGAAACTACGATCAATCCTCAAATTGAGAGAATGATCTTACAATTCTGTACAAACCTTAGTGCTCGTGCTAAAAGCAAAAAGATCGATCCAGTTATTGGCCGTGAAAAAGAGATTGAAGAAATTCAACTTGTACTTGCACGCCGAACAAAATCTAATGCGATTCTTATCGGTGATCCGGGTGTAGGTAAGACTGCTATTGCAGAAGGTCTTGCACGTAACATCTTTGAAGACAAGGTTCCTAAATTTATTAAAGAACATACGGTCTATAGTTTAGATATTAGTGCATTGCTAGCTGGTTCTAAATACCGTGGAGACTTTGAAGAAAGGCTTAAAGCTGTACTAGCCGGACTTGAGAAAAAAGGCAAGTGTATCCTGTTCATCGACGAAGCACATATGATGAATGGTGCAGGTGCTGTAAGTGGCGGTAGCAATGATATGGCCAATATGCTTAAGGCTGCATTGTCAAAAGGTACTATTAAAGTCATTGCATCAACTACTTGGGAAGAATATCGTAAACACTTTGAAAAGGATCGCGCCCTAATGCGTCGATTCCAACGTGTTGTTATTGATGAGCCTTCAGAAGCAACTGCTATTAAGATTATCAAAGGTCTCAAGAAGTATTACGAAAAACATCACGGTGTTAAAATCACTAACCAAGCAGTTATTGATAGTGTTAAGTATTCTGTCAAATATCTTAGCGATAAGAAATTGCCAGACAAGGCCATTGACTTAATCGATTGTGCCTGTGCCCGATTCAAGGTACGTGACGAAGAGGGTGGCATTGTTGACCATGAAGAAATCTTGTTTGAAATTGCTAAGATGGCCAATATTCCAATTGAGACAATCAATAGCAAAGAAACAAGCAACCTTCCTAATCTTGAAAAGAATATGAAGGCCAAAGTCTACGGACAGGAAAAAGCAATCGAAAGTCTGTTAGACAAAGTGTTTATTGCACAAGCAGGTTTGAAGTCGCCTACTAAGCCAATCGGTAGTTTCTTATTTGTTGGTCCTACAGGTGTTGGTAAGACTGAAGCCGCTAAACAACTTGCCAGTAACCTAGGCATTAAGTTGATCCGCTTTGATATGAGTGAATATCAAGAAGCTCATAGTGTTGCTAAGTTTATCGGTAGCCCTCCCGGTTATGTTGGTTACGAAGATAACGCTGGTCAATTGATTACTAGCCTACAAGAAAACCCAAATTGTGTTCTATTGTTGGACGAAGTTGAAAAAGCTCACCCTAGTGTTCTAACTATTATGCTTCAATTGATGGATAACGGATTTGTTACAGGTTCAAATGGTAAGAAAGCTGATGCTCGCAATGCAATCGTTATTATGACATCAAACTTAGGTGCCGCTGATGCTGAGAAAAATAGTGTAGGCTTTGGCAACTTAGAACGTGACGGTGATCCTAAAGATGCTGTCAACAAGTTCTTTGCTCCTGAGTTCCGTAACCGATTAGATGGTATGATTCGATTCGGCAAGTTAGACAACGATACAATGATCAAGATTGTTAAGAAGTTTATCGACGAACTTAATGCTCTTGTTAAGGATAAAAACGTTCATGTTAAACCTAATGCAGATGCTGTAGAGTATTTGATTAAGAAAGGGTTTGACAGCAAGATGGGCGCTCGTCCGTTGCAACGTACTATCGACGATATGATCAAACGTCCCCTAAGTAAGGAAATCTTATTTGGAAAACTTACAAACGGTGGTGTTGTTGAAATTACGGTTGAAGACAATGCATTGAAACTTAATGTCATTGACATTTTGCCAGTAGAAAAGGCAAAAGATGCAGTACAAGAAGCAGATAACACATAAGCTCTTTTACGGAAAATACCCATTCAAGATCAAATGCGTTTGCAAAGGATCTTGGATGGTTAAACGTCTCGGAGTTGCTCAGACTATAGGAAAGTGTCTATCAGGTGATACATCTGGCTGGGGTTGGGGTAGTAAGAACTTTAATCCCAGTCAACTTTTAGACTTTACCAACGATGTTGAACCATTTCTATCTAAGGATATTAGTGTTCGTGCGGAAGGCAGTATTTTCAGTATCTATTGCAGTGACGAAGCACTATTTAATTCAATGTGCAAAAAACTTAAACACTGGATTGAATGTATTTACATCCCTGCAACAGATGCTGAGCAAACGTTCTTATTAGACAACAAGCATAAAAAGATTATATGTAATCATTTGCCTTTTGATACCTATCATTACAGGGTAAATTTAAAGTCAACCCTATCAGATAATGTTAGAGAAAGTTTTTACAAATGGATGTCTAACTACGATGGCAAAATACAAGCACCTAGTAGCACACTAAATTGGCTATCTGGTACTATGCGTTGGGCTGTGAATCCTAATTTCTATGTAAAAGACGGTCCTACACTAGCTATGGTGGGTTTATTTTTAGGTGACAGAATCTCAAGTGTCCAGGAGTTTGTACCTAGATCTATGATAAATACCTTATCTAAGGAACAGCCATGCCCAGTTTAGCACAAGGATTAGAATTCGTTACGTATACAAATACAGCCAGTGTACAGGTTACATATCCGTTATATAATACATCATCAGGTACACTAATATACCAAAGTACTCCCGTAAAAGGAGACGGTTATTTTGGAAATAGCGACGGTTTACACACCGTTATGTATACCTACGACAGCAACTTTGTTGGTACTATTACCATGCAAGCATCGCTGGCTACAAGTCCTGTAGAAACAGATTGGTTTGATATTCAAGAATCTACTAGAGAACTTGCTAGTAGTCGGTCTGATTACAACAATATGAACGTAACGGTGGCTTCGGATTACCTTAATTTTACAGGTAATTTTGTATGGGTGCGCGGCGTAGTCTCTATAGATAGCGGTCAAGTAGACTCTATTCTATACAATCACTAATTTTCCAAATAAACTTTTTGTAATAAATACTCTATTATAGAGTGTTATACTCGCGACTTCATATTTGGAATAGCCAATGTTACTAAAAGAATTTTTCGGAAAAGGTGAAGATGTTGTTAAAAATCTTCATAAAAACAGAGACGATAAAAACATATCCGACGATCTGTTCTGGTACATCATAGACCACGACAAATTACACAAGGACTACTTTTTCCCTATTGCAAGAAAAATTGCCAAAAATAAGGACAAAATAGACAGAGAACAAATGGTCAAAGAGTTCTTACCAATGGTTTTAAAGGGATGTAAAGAGTATTACGAACACAAAAAAATGAAGGGTAAATTAGGACAGGTATTTTCTAAAGAATTACGTCAAGATATGTGCGAAAGATTACTAGATCATTATAAAGATGATGTAATTAATGACAAATATAAGGTAGGCGTATAACATGATCTTAAGAGAATTCTTCAAACGCACACTATTAGAAGGCGGCAATTTAGAAATTGACGGAGCACAAGCACAGCACATTGATCTTAAGGTGCATAATCGTGGATACATTGTTCCTATCTTAAGTCAATTACTTACTAGTATTAACTCAGAATTTAAACAAAGTCAAGGCAACGACTTATGGAATCCAAAAGTTTTAAAAAGTCGTAAGTACCTAAGCGGGTCTAGTCTACATTTCTTCGACACAGACATTCCAGACGAAGAATTTGAACGTGTCAAACCTAAAGTAGGTGACATTGACACACAAGTTAACAAGGCAGCAGAACAACATCTAGCACAATGGCTTAATGGCGTAAAAGGTCAAGTTGTAGGTAACGCCAAGTTCTTAGGTTTTAGTAGAGGTAACGAACAATATAGTAGCTTATGGGAATTAACAGACCCTCCTGTTAAAGTACAGATTGACTTTGAATTTGTCGACTATAATGAAAAGGACGAACCTACTGACTGGTCTGCATTTAGCCATAGCAGTAGTTGGAATGACTTGAATGAAGGTATTAAAGGCGTTTTCCATAAATGGTTAATACAGGCTTTTACAAAACTATCAACACAAGAATTTCTACTACGTAAAATGGTAGGTCGTGGGAAAGCACGAGTAGAACAAGATGTTCCAACAACAGATAACATGTTCTCATTTGCTGTAAGTAGCAAAGAGGGTGGTGGACTACGTCCTAAATACGAACCAGTAGCAGATGCCAAAGGTCGTCCACTTGTAATAGACGGTTTACCTGTCATGCGAGCATTGCCTGCTAGTGGTTACGAAAAAGACATAGGCGCAATGTTCCAAAATATTTTTGGTAAACGTGTTGATCGTAAAACACTAAACAAGCTACTACCCAAGACATGGAGTTTTACTGGCTTATTAGATGTAATGAATTTAATACTACCGCCAGAAGAGAAAGAACAAGTACTAGATGCGTTTGTTGATAAACTATTTGCGCCAGGAGCACAAGGTCTATACAAAGGCGATGCACAGCGTGATATGGTAGAAAAGAATGCCGCACTGAACTATGCATTAAAAACTCTTAAAACAACTGCTCCCAAGAACCTTGAACAGATGCGTCAAGACTATGTTAAGAATTATAAAGTAACATCTGAAGGTCCTATTGGTTTAGACAAACCAATAGAAGAAGCAGAAGGCGATCAAGCACAGCCGGCAGTTAAAGCACAACTACGTAAAGGCATGCCTCACTTACGTGATTTGAAACCTGCTGACTTTTTAGACCTAATTGACGAACTTCGTAGCGAAGGTGGTCGTTTTAAACTACAAAATATTCCGTTAAATGTTAAGATCGACGGCTTTGGTGGACGTTTTGGTAAGGATGCTGAAGGTAAACCTTTCATGGGTACCAGTAATACTCCTCCAAAATACGAAGCAGGGTTTGTCAAGTACCATCAAGAGAAGGGTACAACTGATCCGGAAATACTAGGCCGTGCTGCCAACTTTGATAAACTATTCAACGAAATGATGAAGGCTATCAAAACCGTTGACAGCAAACTAGGTCCAGATGCATTAATGGATAAACAGGTCAGTTGTGAAGTATTGTTCTTACCATTTGCTACACAAACAGACGAAGGTAAGTTAAAGTTTGTAGGTATTGAATACGATCAATTACCAAAAGGTGTTGATCTTGTTCTAGTTCCTTATCGTGTTGTTGATGCTAGCACAGGAGAAGAATCTCCTGAAGGTGAAAAGATTGTACAAGCATTGACCAGTTTAGGCCAGAACGGTAGTGTTATGTTTATGAGCAATAGACTTACGCAAAAAGAAGGGCTTGATGTTACAGAAATTATCAATCCGTTAGAAAATTTAGAAGAACTTAAAAAAATTGTTAGCGATACAGCAGGTAAACGTGATCGTGCTAGCCTACAATTACGCAGAGAAGTTGAAGATAAATTAAAACCTGTACAAATTGCTTTAGAAAAAGCCATTGACGAAGATCCTAACATTGTGGGCAAAGATAATCTAGGACAAGACTATGAAGGTATTGTTATTAATAGTCGTCTTGGTCCTATTAAAGTTACAAGTCAAAAGCAAAAAGATATTATTATTAAAAAGAATGCTGCCAAGGCTGCGGCTCGTGCAGAACAACCTAGAGAAAACGCAAACAAAACTGCTGTGGTTGCCATAGGTAGTTTTGTTGGACATATTGGTCACGAGCAACTTTGGGATTATACAATTAAGAAAGCCGCAGAAGTAGGCGGAGATCCTTATTTGTTTATCGGTAATGCACAAGGTAAAGATGATCCTATTCCTCCAAGTGTTAAAGTTGAAACATGGCATAAGATGTATCCAAAGTATGCTAAGAATATCAGCACGGTAACGCAAGAAGGCGGTAGCCTAATGCAAAAGATCAAGCACGAATTGATCAATCCATTACCAGGTAAACCTCCACGCTACGACAATATTATCATTATGGTAGGTGAAGATCAAGCCAACATGAATATTGCTAATGCACTTATGAAGGCGGTTAACAAGTTTCAAGGTTATGAACATGTTAAGGTCAGTTTAGAAGTAACACCGCGTGGTACTGGTATGAGTTTTACCAAACTACGCAACATTCTTAAAGATCCAAATGCTACACCTGAACAACAATATGCTGTTTGGGCGCAAGGATTTGATGAGAAGAAATTAGGTAAACCTTGGATTTTACATTTAATGGACATTACAAGAAAAGGTATGGGTATTACACAACAACCAAAAGAACCCCAACAACCGGCACCACAAGTTCAACCTGTTGCAGAAGTAAGAGTGTTCAATGCATTAATTCGTCCACGCATAATTTCAGAATTATCTAACGAAAAGCTAGGACAATACAAGAAAGCGGCAAGTGCAGATGCTAGTGCTGCCGATAAAGCAGGCAACTATGAGCGTGGTAACAAACGCTTCAGTGGTATTGTTAAAGCAACTAAGAAACAATTTGCCAACGATGAAAAGAAACATCAAGGTGTGAATGAAAAGATGATGCCAGCAAGCATGTTCGCAGGATCAAAGAAGAATAAATTAGGTTCAGCAGGACAATGGAAGAATACTGGCCCAAGTAAGAATCGTCCAGCACGCCAAGGTGATCTAGTTGGTGGTGCTGAAGAAAGTGTACAAAGAGAAAACGATAACATGAGTGGTGGTTACGCAAAGAACAAACCAGGTCTAGGTCAACAATCGTATGTGAGTAAAACACAAGCACCTATGGCACCTATGGAAGAAAAAATTAAGGGTGTTGACGGTAAAGCCTGCTGGAAAGGTAAACGCTACGCCGGAAAAGTGAAAAAAGCAGATGGTACTTATAAGGATAAGTGTGTTCCTGTAAGTGAAGATATACAAAATATTATGGATGTCTTAATTAACAAGATTATAGTAAATGAAACAATATCGAATAACAAGTGAAAATAGTCAGGCTATGGATAGCAACGATGATTGTATATTGCCTCCAGATGACTATACTCACCAATTAAAACGACTGCAATATTTAGGCGGACTCGGCGGCGAAGCACGACTACAAGAATATAATGCTCACCAAAATGCTATAAATAAAGGTAGTAATATTAGTGTAACAGGCATGGAAAAAGCCACACTAATGAAGGATAACAATATTAAACCAGGAACACCAGAATGGTTTCAACTATGGTTTGCTAGACAATTCATGACTGGCGAAAAACCTATTAATTAAGGTTCAGCAATCCATTTCTAACAGATAAATAAATGCATGTTAGAAAACAAATACACTAAAATATATAACAGCATAATATCTCGATCCAAAAATCGAAAAATAACCAGTGATTATTATGAATCTCATCATATTATCATATATCAGTAGGAAAATAAAGTGGATCAATTAGTTCAAATAACAAGAATTGCCTTTAGCAGTACATTTAGTTTTTATGTAAAAACTCACTCATTCCATTGGAATGTAGAAGGCAGTGATTTCTTTGAATATCACAAACTATTCGAAGAAATCTATAACGAAGTCTACGAAGCAATTGATCCATTTGCAGAAAATATTCGCAAATTAGATGCGTACATGCCTACCAGTTACCACACACTAAGTATGCTGTCAAAAATTGAAGATGAAGATCGTGTACCTTCTAAAGATGAAATGGTTAAAGAACTATTAATGGACAGCGAAAAACTATTGTTAATTTTAAAGAAAAACTACGATCTAGCAGAAGTAGCTGGTGAACATGGACTAAGTAATTTCCTAGCAGAACGTATGGACGCACATAAAAAACATGCATGGTTTTTAAGATCCAGCATCAAAGGTGAAATGCAATGAGAGCAAAAGAATTTGTAAACGAAGGTAGAGATGCGGCAGGTGCTAAAAACATGCCAGGTGATCACGTTACTACAATTCCAAATGCTCACTACTTTCCAGATTTAGATAACAGCAGTGGTTATCATGCGTACCGTTGGGGTGTTGCACTTGCGGGAGCACCTGATATTCCTATGCCAACAGACGGGCCTACTGGACAAAAATTAGTTACTATAGGATACACTGACGGCGACGATGTTATCATCGATAGTGCATCAAAGCTGTTTGGTGCTAGAAAAATTAGATTAACACCGCGTGGTAGTACCGAACTAAAAGATACATATACTACAAGTCCTGTAAGTAACTGGAATTCAAGGAACAAAAAGAAATGAACAACGAATTTAAAGTAAAAAAATTTAAAAGCGCAACCGTTTATGTATTAGAATCTGCAACAGGGGGTGGTACTAGTGCAGGTGGTATTGCAAGTGTGAGTGGCGCAATGGGTGGAGTTCGCAAGCGTGGCGGTAATCTTATTGTTCAAGACGATAACAATTCTAAGAAAGTTCCTGCTACCAAACCACGCAACTTTGTAGCCAAGAATGCCAAGATGGGCGGTGCTGGTGCTCACAAGGATAAGAAGAAGGCTGCTAAACAAGGTGATGTTAAGCATAAGGCCCGTGAATTGGATGTGGCGGAAGAAAGTGATAAACAATTCGCACAGCGTATGAAGAAGAAGGCAGCACAACCTCCAACAAAGGGTATGAGCCAAAAGGAAAAAGAAGATAAAGGCTGGGCGAAACCTAAAGAGCAAGGTGTGGCGGAAGAAGCAAGCCCTATGATTAAACCGCCCACTAATAGATTCGATAACAAACAAGAAGCATTTGCCTACGCTCGAGAACACGGCGGTAAAGTATTCAGAAGCACATACATTGATCCCAACACCGGAAACAAAAACATAACCTTTGTTGTTAAAAAAAATCAAGGTGTGGCGGAAGGCTTAGACGATAGTGCTAGTGCTACCCCAGCAAAAAACGAACGCGGAAGATTCACAGCGTGGGATGATGATGAACCGATGCGTTTGAAATGCGAAGATGGTGAGTTTAGAACCATACAAGAAATCAATATGCTTAGACAGAAAATAGGAATGAAACCTTTTTCTATCAAAGGCGAACAAGGTATGGCGGAAGGCGCCAAGTTTGGTGCTTACTATTCTGAGAAAGTAGCACAAGAAATATTTAACAAGCGTCAAGATATCACGTCCGAGGACGAGGTGCTAAACCAAGCATATCACATTGTTTCTAACGAATTAGGTCAAAAGACTGCTCGTTATAAATTTAACTACGATGAAGATTTCTCAAGTGATGTTGTTTCTAATTACTTCTGGCTAAAGAAACAAAGTCAAGGTGTGGAGGAAGAACTCGTTGGACAGCCACAATCTGGACATCCAGGACAGGCAGGTCAAGGATCATATAGTGCTGCCGAACATACAGCAAAAACTCAACATCGTCTAGGTTCACATACATATACGGTAACGTCAGAACAAGACAATGATGGCGATTTCTATTACTTCATTTATGAGAATGGAGAAAAGGTATTTTACGGTACTGAAATGGATAGCGACGAATTATCTGTTCATGAAGATAAGTTAGGTCCAAAAATCAGTAGTGCTTTGATAGATGAGCATAAAAAAGCAACAGCACATTTATATAATGATGAAGATGATTATGATGATGTTGACGAAGGCGGGTATGCACACGGTTTTGCAGATCCCAATGCTCCTAGATTAGGACAGCGCCAAAGAGATTATGACAGAGGAGAAGATGAACCACAAGGTATGTTTGCTGTCGTTATCAACGGTCGTCCTTGGAAAGAGTTTACCAGTAATAAAGCATTTCAAGTAGCAAAAACTATTGCTTCTAAAAATCCAGATAAGAAAGTACAAGTACGTTGGCCCAATGGTACTTTAAATGGTATAAACGAAGATCATAGCACAGCAACACAGGGCTACGGACAAGGCGGATATGATACTTACGCAAACGGACGCCATGGTAGAGGAGTTGCAGAAAATCCAGAATGGTATAATGATGAAGCTAACGGTATGACTACTGCTCAACTAAAGAGTCTGGTTAAACATGCCGCTAAGTTGCGTCGAGCAGTTAAAGCCATGCAAGCACAGGGCGATACATTAGAACCTTGGCAACAAAGTAAAGTTACCAAAGCTGCTGATTATCTAGATGCAGTATTCAACGCTGTAGATGACAATCACGATATGGGAGAAAGTGCTCCTAAAGGTTGGGAAGGCACGGTTAAAGCTATGAAAAAGCATAAAGAAATCGATAATCCTTATGCGTTAACAAACTGGATGAAAAATAAAGGATATAAGAGTCACAAGAAAGAAGACGCTTATATGGAACAACTGGCTAAACAAGTAGCAGAAAAATTAAATCCTAGCGCACCAGTTGATGTGTGGGTTCAAGATTTCCAAAAGGCTGATCCTAACAAGTATCACCAGTTTAAAAATAAAACTCCAGAAAAGAAAGCACGTATGGCCGCCGCGGCACATTATGCTGCCAATGAACCTAGTAAAAAATGAGACTCTACGAATTCGAGCAAAGTGATTATGTAATCAGAAATCGTGATAAACTAGATCACATTCTGCTCGAACTCTGCCACCATGTAATTGAAGGACAACAACATGATCCAGTAAAATATGGAATGGTTGCGGCCTGTGTCTTAGACCCCGAAAACCGCAAAGTCTTTGGTGTAAACGAGGCGGCCAAAGATGGTACCAGACGCCACGCAGAAAGAGTTGCAATGGATCGTTATGTAGAACACTATGGCGATATTCCAGAAGGTAGTATCATACTAACTACCTTAAGTCCGTGTAGTGACGATATGGATGAACGCTATGGTGAAAGTTGTCAAGATTTAATCAACAATAGTAATGTTCGAAAAGTATATTGCGGTTATACAGATCCTACCCAACATGATACACACAAAGAATATACCTTAGAAGAAACTAGTAATGAAGGTATTATCAGCATGTGTAAAAAGTTTGCTGATACATTTTTGAAAGACTCAGTAAATGAAGCAGCCAATCCAGCACAGCAAGCCGCTATTGCTATCGCTAAGAAAGAAAAGCAAGCACAAGAAAACTTTGCCGACGGTAAACACCCTGGTCGCAAAGGCCTTGCCAAGCGTAGCGGAGTAAATACCAAAGCGTCAGTTAGCAGTTTGAGAAATACTGCTAAACATAGTTCAGGTGAAAAGGCACGCATGGCACATTGGTTGGCTAATATGAAAGCAGGAAGGGCTAAAAAGAAATGAGAGCACAAGAATTTATTATCGAAGGAATGTTGCAAGAAGCATTAGATAAACAATTCGACATAATCGAATCTATGATAGAATATTGGGCCAAACATCATGGTGTAGATAGCGAAGTAATTTGGGAAGACCTTGAAGAAGTTGACGATGAAGATCTACTGAGTGAAGCTGAAGCCTGGCAAAAGAAATCTGGTAAAAACAAAAACGGTGGCTTGAACAAAAAAGGTGTAGCAAGTTATCGTCGTAGCCATCCTGGTAGCCATTTACAAACTGCTGTAACTACCAAACCTAGCAAACTTAAAAAAGGTAGCAAGGCTTCTAAGCGACGTAAATCATTTTGCGCTCGTATGAAGGGTATGAAGAAACATCGCACGGGAGCTAAGACTAAAAGAGATCCAAATAGTCGCATAAACAAAAGTCTCCGTAAATGGAATTGTGAGTAAAAAGTATTTGACCTTCTCTGTCTAAAACTATATACTATAGGATACAGGAGATTATTATGGGCAAAGCATTTGGCGCACCAGAACAAGCAAAAATCAAACAAATCGTTGCAGAGGGCATGACCGTTATGCAAGAGATTCAAGACCTCACTGAAGGCTTGAACGAAACGATTAAAGCAGTAGCAGAAGAACTAGAAGTTAAACCTAGTGTAATTAAAAAAGCAATCAAAGTTTCAATGAAAGATCAGTGGGATCAAGTTTGGAGAGAATTTGACGATCTCGAAACTATTGTTGATATCAGCGGACATTCACATCGTCGTACTGAAGAATAATGGATCAGATTACCAACACGTTTGTAAATATCTACAACTGGGCAAAGGGCGACTTTAAAGAGTGGCCCGTTCGCTTCGTTTTAGAAATTACAGCATGGTTCATGAGTTTAGGCTGTTCGCTAACCCTAGCAGCCGGTGCAAGTGATCCATTGTTTGTTTATCTCTATCCAATCTTTATTACACAATGTGCTATATTTGGATGGGCGGCTTGGACTCGAAAGAGTACCGGTATGGTCGCAAACTATGTACTATTAGTCACAATTGATTTAATAGGGTACATTAGATTAATAAATATGTAACAGAAAGGTATGATCAGCCACAAATGATCATTAGGGTATTTTGCAAGCCGAAAATTGCAATGGAGAAAAATTAATGAGTTATGTAGATGCACGATGGGATCGTGACAAAGATATTGTCACCGTTGTTGAAAGAGATCCCAAAAAGGGCAGAGTCTATCAAGATTATCCTGCCAGATATTTGTTTTATTATCCCGATCCTAAGGGGAAACATAAATCAATTTACGGTGAAAGTCTTAGCCGAGTCAGCGCTAAGAGTCACAAAGAATTTATCAAAGAACAAAAAATTCACAGCGGTTATAAATTATACGAAAGTGATATTAACCCTGTATTCCGTTGCCTAGAAGAAAACTATCTAGGTAAAGAACCTCCAAAACTAAATGTGGCGTTTTGGGATATTGAGGTGGACTTTGATCCAGAACGTGGTTATGCATCACCAGACGATGCATTTATGCCAATTACTGCGATTGCTGTTCACCTACAATGGTTAGACACACTCGTTTGTCTTGCTATACCTCCAAAGACATTGACCGTAGATCAAGCTAAAGAACAGGTTAAAGATTTTCCTAACACATTTATATTTGATACAGAATATGAAATGTTAGACACATTTTTAAACTTGATTGAAGATGCAGATATATTAAGTGGTTGGAACTCAGAGGGCTTCGATATGCCCTACACGGTAAATAGAGTTATAAAAGTCTTAAGCAAAGAAGATACCAGAAGATTTTGTTTATGGGATGCAATGCCCAAGAAGCGGGAGTATGAAAAGTATGGAAAAGCGGCTGTTACTTATGACCTGGTTGGTCGCGTTCATTTGGACAGCCTCGAGTTGTACCGCAAATACACATATGAAGAACGTCACACCTACCGATTGGATGCCATTGGAGAAATGGAGATAGGTGAATCTAAAACCGTATACGAAGGTACATTAGATCAACTTTATAACAATGACTTTAAGAAGTTTATCGAATATAACAGACAAGATTGTGCGTTATTAAACAAACTAGATAAAAAATTAAAATTCATTGACCTTGCTAATACAATTGCACACGAAAACACCGTATTGTTGCAAACAACAATGGGTGCCGTTGCTGTTACAGAACAGGCTATTGTAAACGAAGCTCATCACAGAGGTTTGATTGTGCCAAGTCGTCCAAGACGTGATGACACAGCAAATAGTCAGGCAGCAGGTGCTTATGTTGCATATCCTAAAAAAGGATTGCATGACTACATAGGCTCAATGGACATTAACTCTTTGTATCCATCTGTCATTCGTGCATTGAATATGGGTCCGGAAACTATTGTCGGACAACTACGTCAAGAATATACTAAAGACGAAATTGATGGCAAAATTGCCAAAGGTAATTCATTTGCGGCATCTTGGGAAGGTAAGTTTGGCGCCAACGAATATGAAATGGTCATGAATAAAGATCGTGTCAACGATATTACTATCGACTGGGAGAACGGATCAGTTGATGTAATGAGCGGTGCTCAAATATATGAATTGATTTTTGAAAGTAATAAACCGTGGATGCTTAGTGCTAACGGTACAATCTTTACACACGAGCACGAAGGTATTATCCCTGGATTGCTCAAACGTTGGTATGCTGAACGCAAGGACATGCAGGCTAAACTAAAAGAAGCAATTAAAGCGGAGAATAAAATTGAAGAAGAATACTGGGACAAACGTCAGTTGGTTAAGAAAATTAACCTTAATAGCCTTTACGGTGCTATCCTTAATGTTGGGTGTCGTTTCTTTGATGATCGTATTGGTCAATCAACCACCCTTACAGGGCGTGGAATTGCCCGACATATGGCCGCTAAAATCAATGAAGTTATTACAGGCGAATACAATCACGTCGGTAAGTCAATCATCTACGGAGACACCGACTCGGCTTATTTCAGTGCCTATTCATCCTTAAAGAATGAAATTGCCAAAGGCGAAATTGCATGGAACAAAGATACTGCTGTTCAGCTGTATGATACTATTGCCGCAGAAGTCAATAGTACATTCCCTCAGTATATGTTAGATGCACATCATTGTCCAAAGTCACGCGGTGAAGTTATTAAAGCCGGTCGTGAAATCGTTGCTATCAAAGGCCTGTTCATTACCAAGAAGCGTTATGCTGTGTTGTATTACGATAAAGAAGGTAAACGTGCAGACGTAGATGGTAAGCCAGGTAAAATTAAAGCCATGGGGTTAGATCTCAAGCGTAGTGATACTCCAGAATTTATGCAAAAGTTCTTAGAAGAAATTTTAACTGATGTACTTAACGGTGCTCAGGAAAAAGAAACATTAGAACGCATCAGCGAATTCCGTACAGAATTCAAAGCCCGCCCAGGTTGGGAGAAAGGAAGTCCGAAACGTGCAAACAACATTACAGAATACGAAGCAAAAGAGAAGAAGGCTGGCAAGGCTAATATGCCTGGTCATGTTAGAGCAAGTATTAATTGGAATACGCTCAAAAGAATGAACGGTGACAAGTACAGCCAACAGATTGTTGATGGTATGAAAGTTATTGTGTGTAAGTTGAAAGCTAATCCATTAGGTTATACATCAGTAGCTTATCCAGTAGACGAGTTGCGTTTACCCAAATGGTTCCAAGAATTACCATTTGATCATGCAGAAATGGAAACTACCATTATCAACAATAAGATTGAAAATCTTATAGGTGTACTAGAATGGGATCTAAATAGTACCACCGAAACAAACACGTTTGGAAGTCTATTCAGTTTTGAATAAAAAATATATTGACTTTACAAGCAGATCTAAATAAACTTATACAAAGGAATTATAATTATGAAATCTATCCTCCAAGACATCGTTGCTCACACAAACAAATTAGGCTTTCTTAATATTGTTAAAGTAACAGGTACTGAAGACAAAACATTAATCGACTCAATGGCAGATGACCGTAGTGTTATTATGTATGCCGAAACTGCAAATCCATACTTAGAGATGGTCGGTACATTTGGCATGCCGCAACTTGAAAAACTTCGCTATCTAGTAGATGGTAAGGAATATCAAGACGGTGCAACCATCGAAGTAGTCACTGCCGACCGCAACGGAGAAACTATTCCAATTGGTCTTCACTTTGAAAATAAAGATGGCGACTTCAAGAACGATTATCGTTTTATGAATCAGGCTATCATCGAAGAAAAACTAAAAACCGTTAAATTCCGTGGAGTTAACTGGCACGTTGAAGTTACTCCAACCGTTAGTGCTATCCAGCGTTTCCAATTCCAAGCAGGTGCTAACACAGAACATACAACATTCTTAGCTAAGACAGATGGTGATAAATTAGTATTCACATTCGGTGATGCTAGCAGTCACGGTGGTGAATTTACTTTTGCAACAGGTGTTACTGGAAAGATTACTAAAGCATGGACATGGCCAGTTAACAATGTTTTAAACATCTTAAAGATTGCCGATGGTAACAATACCAAGATGAGTTTTAGTAACGATGGTGCTATGCAAATTGAATTAGATAGCGGCATTGCAACTTACAAATATATTATCCCAGCAAACGCATGATAAAAGGTCTAACAGGATCAAACGGAATTATGGTCAGCGGTGGTAGAAGTAAGTGCCGAAACCCGTGCTAAAATGAGTGCCGCACAAAAAGGAAAGGTAATGTCAGACTTGCAAAAAAAAAAAAAATAAGTGCTACACTTAAAGGTAGAAAGATGTCAGAAGAAACTAAAAGAAAAATGTCAGAGGCAAGAAAAAAATTATGGGAACAAAAACGCAATGAAAAATAGACCACCAGTAGATTTAAGTGCATTAAACAAGGATTACGCCTGCTATTTGCCAGCCATTAGTTCTTTTTATAGTACCTACGTTGCTAAACAACGTCTAGAAGAGTTTGTACCCAACGATCGTATTCCTAAAGGATTTGATCGTGGTATCGAGGGTATGAACTTTTTAAATCCTGAACAAGGATATTTTACTTATAAGTATGCCTTATATTCTGCAGGTCATGCACAATTAGATATTGTCAAAGCACAGACGCAAGAATCAATGATACAACAACGTGATCGCAATGGTACATTGATACTAGGAGACTCCGGCGGATACCAAATTGGTAAGGGTGTTTTAAAGTTTGATTGGTTAGATTTCGAAGGCGCAAAGGCAAACGCTACTCGCCAACAAATCTTAGAGTGGTTAGAAGCAACTGCTGATTGGTCAATGATGCTTGACGTTCCTACTTGGGCATGTGACCATATACATAGTCCTAAAACTGGTTTAAAAACTTTTGAAGATTGTTTAGAGAAGACACGTTTTAATAACAAATACTTCTTAGATAATCGATTAGGTGCTACTAAATGGCTGAACGTTTTACAAGGATCAGATTGGGATACTGCCGAACAATGGTATCAAGGTGTTAAAGAGTTTAGTGACCCTAACGGTCCGTATGCTGGTAAAGAAGCCGAAGGTTGGGCCTTTGGTGGAGCTAACATGTGTAAAATGGATATTACTCTTAAGCGTTTAATGACGTTAAGAGAAGATGGTTTGCTGAAGGGCAAAAACTGGATCCACTTCTTGGGTACAGCACAACTTGACTGGAGTTGTTACTTAACTTTAATTCAAAGACAAATCAGGAAACATATTAATGAAGAAATTACCATCTCTTTTGATTGCGCCTCACCGTTCATTGCAACAGCGCACGGACTTGTCTACACCAACGCTCAACACTCTCCCAAAAGGTGGAGTGTTATTATGGACAAAGCCCCAGATAACAAAGCACTTGCCGGATCCGACATTCCGTTTCCCTTCGAAAGCGAAATCGGCAGCAGGTTAACAATGGGCGACATCGCTTACTATGACTTAGGTCAACGTAAGACAGATGCAGAATTAAATGGTGCTAAGTTTGATCATTTAAACCCAGATCATTATCATATTGTTCCTAAACTTAACAAGTTAGGTAAGATTCCAAACAGAACAAGTTGGGATAGTTTTGCGTATGCACTAATGATGGGGCACAATGTCGAATGTCATATTAAAGGTGTTCAAAGAGCACAACATTTAATGGATATTGAAATTGCTAAGACTAAAGATAAACTTACTTGGAGACATTGGAAGAAAGTTAAAAATCAAGATATGAGCGACGAGTACAGCGATTGGGTTCCTCGCAACATCTTGTATTTTAGCAGTTTCATCGAAGACTTGTTTAATACAGCAACAAAAGACGAAGCCTTTGCATTAATCGATCAAGCAGGTCCATTCTTGCGTAGCTTAGAAGGTGCTCGACTACAAGGCGGTCCTGCACAAAATACATTTGGCAATTTGTTTGAAATCGAAACGGTAACAGACCAAGACGAAATTGATCTTGCTAATCCAGACGACGACGAACTAAGAGCACTTGAAGAAGGTATTGGAGAATAATATGGCAACACGTAAAAAGAAGGCAGTATCACCAAATGTAGATAGTGGCGGTTGGCCTAAAATACAACAAGGTACACACCTTACCGTAAAAACATTCGAAGATGGGCATACTGAATTAATTTGGGATGATGAAGCATTGCTCAAGGAAGTAAGAGATGCTATACTAAACTATGAATTAGGTGATTTTCAACCTCCCTGTTAAACTAAAGGAAAAACAAAATGAGTGCAATTTCAAACAAACTAGTTAAAGCAAATGAGAGCTTTACCATCAACCGTTATGACAACGGCTTTATGATTGAAGTAGGCGGGCGTGACGACAATGACGATTGGAAAAGCGCCAAAGTTATTGTCGGATCAGAAGACGAACTAATCGACGCTATTAAAGAAGCGTTGGCATTACCTTTAGCAGAGTAATGTCTGATCTCATTTATCTCGTCTTAGGTTTTATATTTGGCGTTATCTTTATGCTTAATAATAAAGAATATCGTCAAATGAAAACCTACGAACAATTAGATGAAGAAATGCGTAAAGAATTAGATACAAATAAGAACCTTGTTAAAAGTCTTAAAGACGACTTGCATTGGGCAAAACAAAAAATCCAACACCTTAAGGAGAAACAATAATGGCATGGTTTTCAGTCAAAACATATTACAAAAAGTCTTGCGAACAGCACGAATATTTTGTTCAACGTGAAGGGGAAGGCAGGATCAAAGTCATTGACGGATTTCGTTTCTGCGAATATAAAATAGAAACTAATGATGATAAGTTTCCAGAGTTTGAATTTACATTTGTTCCAGGCGGCGATGGAAAGAAAGATAGTTTAGATCTTAACAACTTAACCGGAAAGAATATCGAATATTCAGAACTTGTTGAAATGTTCGATGGTGGATGTTGGGGTGGTGTCGAAGTTGAAGGCATCGAAGATGAAGACGAAGTTGAAGAACTAGAAGAATTCATTAGTGAAAACGGTGCATACGCATTGGAAGATGAAGATGAATGGTACCTAGACGAAACAGAAGTTTGGGTATGGGGTCCTTTAGAAGTTACTGATGAAGACGGCAACACTCGTATTATCATTGCCGACGAAAATGGTAACATCACTGACTTTGTAGACGAGTAATTGGACAACCAATATATTGACTTATACTATAAGACCTGCTATATTTAACGTATGAAAAGAGATTACGAGTCCGGTACATCTGATAATGTCCAATTTTTTATTGGCAGAGAAATTGAACATACGCCTGCATTTGGTAAAATGACATTGTTTGTAACAGGTGTACACCCAACTGACGAAATTGCTCTAAACCTAAACGGTGCAGAGCATATCTTCTTTGGTGCTAATCATAGTTTTAATCCACAAAATAATTTGGATTGGCAACGTTGGGAGACAATGATATCATTCTTTTTAGATAAAGGATATCTGTGCAGTCTCGATATTCCAATGAGTGCTGTTGAAGAATTTAACGAAAACGGGTTAAACGAGTACGATAACTTTATTCCACAGATACGTGTACCAATTCCGTATATTAAACTTTGGAATTATAATACAATGATTAAAATCGACGATATAGATTTTAATGCAACAAATCCAGGTGTGTGGTCTCATAGTCTACATGATTTAAAGGATCGTTCCAAATTTACAAGTTGGGACAAATATAAAAACGATAAGGTATTAAAATGATTAATTCAAAAATTACAAAAGGTGCCCCTAAAGAGGATCCGCAAGAGAAGCTGTTCAAGTTACTTGAAAGTATTGACTGGAAGTTATGGGAAATGTATAATATGATGAAAGACAATCTTCCTAAAACTCCCGAAACTAAGAAACCTACAACCAAAGTAAAAAAGACAACAGATGAGTGACCTATCAATGATTTGGGTTACCTTCCAGAAAGAAGGTATCCACTGCTACCCTGCCGCGGCAACTGATCCTAAACTTGCCACAGGCGATGAGTATGATGTTAGTTTCTTAGGAACACCGCATCGTCATATCTTTCACTTCAAAGTTTCTATTGAAGTCTTTCAAGATGATCGTGATATCGAATTTATCCAGTTTAAGCGTTGGCTTGAAAAGTGCTACAGCGATGGCACATTAGAGCTTAACCACAAATCCTGTGAGATGATTGCTCGTGATCTTAACACGACAATTACCGCAAGATATCCAGGTCGTAAGACCTCGATTGAAGTAAGTGAGGATGGCGAGAATGGCGCTACCCTTGCATTTTTTAACCAAACCTAATATTAGGAAATAATAAAATGGCACAACCCGCCTACATTCAAAAAACCCTTCGTATGAAACCCGAAGTCGAAAAAATCTTCGATGACCTCGATGCATGGCTTGACCATTGCCGTTTCAACCTGTTGGATTTTAATCCAGCAGACTTGTATCGCTCGCAAGAGTATCGATACTTTGCCAATCGCGGCAAACCACGCGAAGGATACAAGGGTAAAAATCCTCGTTACGAGAATCGAAACAATGGCGAACGTTTTTCTCGTTGATCTTGAAAGCGTAGAAACTAGGTACACGGGTCAATGGAAGGCCCATGTACCTAATCTACTTTCAAAAGCAGGACATAATGTTCAAGTTATATCTGGCCCTACTGATATCCCTAGTGCTACTACCCCTGGTGCTTTTCTTAATTTTGGCGGCACCAATATCTACAAAGCAAATCAAGTCGAGCAGATTGGACGGTTATTTTGCTCCGGAGCAGTTAAACCTGGCGATCATTTTTTGTTTACTGACGCTTGGCATCCTGGCATCATTAATTTAAAGTACATGAGTCAATTACTAGGCATCCCAGTAATTACACATGGACTATGGCATGCCGGGTCATACGACCCTCAAGACTTTTTAGGTCGTCTTGTTGGAGATACTCCTTGGGTTAGACATGCTGAAAAGAGTTTCTATCATTCGTTTGATCATAATCACTTTGCTACAGAATTTCACATCGAGATGTTCTGTAAAAATTTGTTAGATTATGTAAACTCAGATGTTGTTCGTCAATTTGCACCAACTAAAATTGTACGCACAGGTTGGCCAATGGAATATATGGTTGATACACTTTCTTCATACAAGGGTATGAATAAACGAGATCTAATCTTGTTCCCACATCGCATCGCACCTGAAAAACAAGTCGATATTTTCCGAGACTTAAAAGAACACTTATCACAATACGAGTTTGTTGTATGTCAGGATCAGCAACTAACTAAAAATGAATATCATAATTTGTTAGGTGAAGCAAAACTGGTATTCAGTGCAAACTTGCAAGAAACATTGGGTATCAGTTGGTACGAAGGTGCTATTGTAGGTGCTATTCCAATGGTGCCAGATCGTTTAAGTTATAGCGAAATGGCATTTGATACATTTAAGTATCCTAGTGCGTGGACTGAAAATTTTAATTCATACGCATTTCATAGGCCGGAATTATGCAGTAAAATTATCCAATACATGGATAATTATGAAAAATTCTTACCTACGTTGAATAAGCAGGTCGATTCTTTAACTGAAAATTTCTTTAGTGCAACTACATTGGTGGAGATGATTAAATGAAATGGTTATTAAATACACTTGAGCGGTTAGGTCGTAAACGTGTTGTGATGGATAGAATTAACGATGAACCTTATCTTGAACGTTATTACCTTTTTCTTAAAGATAGAAAGCGGTTCCCCTTCAATGTGTTTCTTCACCGTTTCCTTAAGTCAGATCCCGATGATGTGCATGATCATCCATGGCCTTACGCTACACTTATCTTAAAAGGTGGTTATTATGAATGGACTCCTATATTTGATGGAGAAAACAAAAAAATCGGAGAAGTACGAAAATGGAAGGGCGCTGGACACTTTCGTACTTGTAGTGCTCGCTCTTATCATCGTATTGAGCTTGACCCTAGCGTAGAATGCTGGACATTGTTTATGCCTGGTCCACAAACCCGTGAATGGGGATTCTTATACAAGAATAAGTGGATGCACAACGACGAATATCTTAAAGGTCGAGCTGAGAGAATTTTGTAATTCTCTGATCATCTTCATTAATGCAGGAAATCATTCCGCATTTTTGAGGACCTTGAGGGGGCATCCATCCAGGATGCCATATATTGCCTAATGCAATGTTATTGCAATTACTGCCGGATACCCAACCTTGTCCGCCTATATTCAATCTTTCAACTCCAGCATTACATAGTTGTCCTACGTAACTAGGATGCTTACTATAGGTATCTTCATACCTTTCATCCCAAGTAGTTTCTTGAAAGT